TAAAATCAAAATTTTACTCAAATTATTATGATATTAATAAATATGTTTCTATTATAAAGGAATTAAATATTGATGTCGTAATTTTAAATAGTGATATTCCGTTTGGGTCTTCCTATTCACAATATTTTTATGCTTATAATCAATTTCCTGATTTTGATCATTATATTGTTATGGAAGATGATTGGGTTCCTTTTCCCAATACTTTAAATTTTGATAAATTATTATTAGAAGAGTATGAAAAAGTAAATTTTGAAGGATTTCTTTCAGCATGGGTAACAAACATGCGTCTACATGATAAACATTCTGCTATATCAGTTGGTATTATCAGCAAAGATTCATTTAAAAACGCATTTAATAAGACGACAGCTGCTGTATTAGAATGTCCTATATCTATGACACAAATAGAGTTTTCTAGTTTTTTTACAAATAATGATTATAGTGATTCTGGAAAAAAGTATATGATTCCTTTTTGGCAAACTGGAAGGGGTGTTATATATGAATATGCAACACATTTATCACCAAATTATTTACTAGTTCCGATACAATTATTACAATTAAATAAATATAAATACGAAATGGGTAATTATGCGCTTCATAATAATGGAAAGCCAAATTTTGATATAGGTTTATTTAATAAGCATATTTATAATACTTTCAGATAAAATATACAGATGAATATAAAAAAATCTTAAATAATTTAACTCAGAAAATTAATGAAGAAAAATATAATTAATACTATTAATTATATTTTAAAGGAATAAATTATTTGATTTAACATATTGATAACATGCCAAAATAGGAGAATTTATATTTGTAGGATTTGGAGATTTTCCCGTAATAATATTATTTAAATTATCATATTCCTCTGGAGTAGTTTTGTTGTTTACTAGGATCACTTGTTCATTATTATCATTGATAAACAAATTAATACCATCAGTGTCATAACAATAATATGGAAATATAGTATTTCTGGTATATGATATACTATTAAAACTGCGAAAAAATGTATACATAGCTAGGCTCTTATCCATATTTGTATTATTAAAGTTTTTATCGATATATTTATTTTTGCTTTCCTTTGATATTATACCAATTGTACAAAGGAGCTCCGTCCTGAGTGCGCCATTATTTTTTATATTTTGAATAGCATTATTATCTGTATTTCCTACAGGAAGTCCTCTCCATAATATATGATAATCTGAATTATATTTTGTATATTCATCTATTAATATAGTATCAAAATTATCTTTAATGAATACATAATCATCCTCACATAAAATATAATGATCGTAATCTGTTTTATTCATAACATCTACCCATCCACCAAAACTTAGATTTTTATTATTTCTGAAATATCGTTTTATTTTTGGATTATGTTCATCAATTTCAATTGTTTCTTCAAGTAAATTATCAGTATTAATAACAAAATAAATACTATCTAAATTATTTTTAACTTTAGATAACATTTTTAACTGAGCATTCATATAGTTGTTATATTGTACTTGTTGGTTACCATCTCGAATTCCCGCATAAAATACTACTATAAGACAAACAGTCATTATATATATATATATATATCTACTTAATAAATTTTAAGTAATATTTATAGACATTATAATATTTATAAATATTATAATGAAAATTAATTATATTATTGGTACTTATAGTGGTATATCTAAATCAAGAGAAAAATATGATGATGAAACAACTTTAGTTCTTCAAAAGCATATGAAAATATTATGTCATTCATTAAAATATACAGCCCATATTAAACAAGTAACTTTAGTTATTCCTAGAGTAAAATCAAAATTTTACTCAAATTATTATGATATTAATAAATATGTTTCTATTATAAAGGAATTAAATATTGATGTCGTAATTTTAAATAGTGATATTCCGTTTGGGTCTTCCTATTCACAATATTTGTATGCTTATAGTCAATTTCCTGATTTTGATCATTATATTGTTATGGAAGATGATTGGGTTCCTTTTCCAAATACTTTAAGTTTTGATAAATTATTATTAGAAGAGTATGAAAAAGTAAATTTTGAAGGATTTCTTTCAGCATGGGTCACAGCACATACCGATCTTCCTTTACATTCTGCTATATCAGTTGGTATTATCAGCAAAGATTCATTTAAAAACGCATATAATAATATAACAAATAATGAGTTTAATTTTGATTTTGATCGTTCTAATATAACACAATATGACTTTTCTAGTTTTTTTACAAATAATGATTATAGTGATTCTGGAAAAAAGTATATGATTCCTTTTTGGGAAACAATACACGGTGTTATATATGAATATGCAACACATTTATCACCAAATTATTTACTAGTTCCGATACAATTATTACAATTAAATAAATATAAATACATAATGGGTAATTATACGGTTCATGACAAGGGAAAGCCAAATTTTGATATAGATTTATTGACTTTGAATATTCATAACGTGTTTAAGGCTAGTGCGGAATGTAATGAAGTAGCACTGAAGCAGGATAGAGTGAATAAAGAGGATATTACGCGGAAAGCGAGAGAGGCAGATAGGCATAGAAGGGAAGAGAGAAAGAGACAGGAAGAGAGGCAGAGAGAGGAAGAGAGAAAGAGACAGGAAGAGAGGCAGAGAGAGGTAGAGAGACATATAATGGAAGAGAGGCAGATGCAGAGAGATAATAGAACTTATCTATATAAGTTAGATGTGTATAAAATAAGTAATTCCAAAAAAAATAATAATAATCAACAACAAAAAATAAATCCTAATATAATGTTCAAACTAAAGTAATTAAAGTAATTAATTATAATATAATATAATATAATGTTGATTTACGGTATATGTTATTATTATGAAACTAATAAGGGTAAAAACATAATTAATCATATAAAATGTTTTAATAAAATCAAGAAAGACAATGATATATTTTGTTTAAACATTATGATAGATAGTTTTGATAAAAAATTGTATATAGAAATAGAAAATAAATTTGGTGAATTATTACAATTAAATGGTATATTAAATTATAAAATACTGGTTGATTTTAATAGTGGTGGAACGGTATTAGGTTTATATAACACTTTTAATTATTTTAAAAATAATAATGAAGATGATTATATAGCTTTTTTTGAGGAAGATTTTTACTCAATTAATGATAATTGGTTAAATCATTCAATAAATATATTAAATAATAATGATTATATTTACATCGGTGAACATATACCATCAAAAAATACCGTAATACAAAATAATTATTTATATTTAAAAGAAAAATGTGTGTATGATATGGATAAAAATAATTGTTGGAAATTAAGCTTTTCGAATATTTTACATAATCATAAATGTGAATTATTAGATAATAATAAATTATGTTGGACAGATGGTGGATACTATTTTAGTTCTATTGGTAATTTTAATAAAATATATGAAAAAATAGATATTTTTCATAAAGGAAATAAAGAAAATAAATATGATCATGAAATTGATGGAATAATATTAGGAGAAGTAGGTTTTCCAAGTCAAATAAAAAAATATTTTAACTTTACGGGATTATTAAGAAATAAATATTTTATTCATAAATAATATAAATACTTATTAAATTATTATATTATTAATGAAATACAATAATTTATCAAGAAAACATTATGAACAATATAAAACGCTTATAGATTCTAATATTACAGAAGATTTTTTTTGTGATTTTATTGATAATATCCTTAATAAGGACCATATAATAATTATATTAGAAGATGATGATGAAAATATGGTAGGAAGTGGAACATTGTTTATAGAAAAAAAACTAACATATGGAGGATGTAATATGGGTCATATTGAAAATATATTAATAGATGATAAATACAGAGGAAACGGTTATGGAGAAAAAATGGTAAATATTTTGTTAGAAATAGGTAAGGAAAAGAAATGTTATAGAGTAGATTTAAATTGTAAGTCTGAATTAGAACATTTTTATCAAAAAAATGGATTTGATAAAAAAAATATCTGTATGAATATTTATTTTAAAGAAAATTTTAATTAAATAGATATTTTCATATATATATATATATATGAAAATAGCTATTATATATAGAGGGAATATAAGAGGTTTTAAATACGATGAATGTTTCAAAACCCACGAAAAGTTATATAATGTTCTAAAAAATAATAATATTGATTTTGATACATATTTATGTACTAATAATATAGAATATGATGAAACCAGTATTAATAAAATAGAAAACTTGAAAAGTAAATATATACTGGATATTAATAATGTAAGATCAGACAATAAATATAAACAAGCTTTTTCAAATATTAAATTTACTGGTCCTTGGAGTGAAAAGTTTCAAGATAATATAATAACGTATTGGTATAATAATAATTATTTGTTTCACAAAATAAGAGAGAAATATGATAAATATATTATAATGGATATTGCACATATTATAGAAATGTTTGATATATCATTACTATTCACTAATAATAATTATTGTAGTATTTATGAAAGCAATACAGGTTATAACACTCGTATTTTAATAGCTAATTATGAATTATTTGAATCAATAATGACCCAATTTAATTATATATTAAATAATAAATTATCTTATGGAAACCCAGAAGCATTTAATTTAAATTTTTTAAGCAACCATAATATAATAAAAACAGATAAAGTTAAAATATTTAGAATTAGAACTGATAAAACTATATTAGCTTTTTAATGTGATTAATTAAAATTTCTTGCTCTTTAGTTGGATATAATAATATTATCCATATTATTATATATATATTTTATTATTTATTATTTATATAATTTTTACATTATCATTATTTATATTAAAGTTAGTAGGATCAATTTTTGAATAATCATATTGTTTTATTCTATAATTAATCCAATTGCCAAAATATGGTCTATTTGTTTCAACAGTTCCAGCTAATCCACTCATACCACAACCAATATCGATAAATATAGCGTTTTTATATTTTTTAAATTTGTATGCCATTGCCATTTTAGAGATTCCTATTCCAAATAAAAATACATCTGCTGATGAATTTTGTATTTTTGTTCCAATTTGTTCAACAAGACTATCTGTATTATCACAGGAGAATCTTTCGGGTACAGAAATATAATCTACAAAATAGTCATTACATACATACTTTTTGTATTCTTCATATTTCATTAATTCTTGAATTACATTCATTTTTTCATTTCCACCAATTAAAGCAATTTTGTTTTTAAATGTAGATAAAATCCATTTGTTGGCAAAAAGTCCATATATAATATCCATTGGTATAAATTTGGGCCTAGGATTTGGAATAATTGAGTTGAAATTTTTTAACATATTTATATTTAATTGACATGATAATATATCTACTTGATAACAACCTTCCAAAAAAGGTTTAATAAATTCATTTGTTAATGGTTTAGAATAATGTCTTTTTGGTCCATTACCTACTACTTTCTTATTTAAAAAATGAAATTCTCCATCATATACCCTCATAACTACATACCCTTCATTATTTTTATTTTTTTCAATTAAATTGGATTTAATTTGTATTAAATCATTCTGAAAGTTAGAGTAAAAATTGGGGTCATTATACTCTATACCGTTTAATTGCTCTGGTTCTTTATTAGATGTATTTTCTATATAATAAAAATGATGCATTTATATTATATAGAAAATACATATTTAAATATATATTGGATGAAAAAGTATAATAAACCACAAATTCAACCAGTTTTGTATAAATATAAAAATGATTATAATATCCTAACTATTGGAACAGTTCCATCTATTACTTTAATACAAAAAAAATATAAATAATATTTTAAATTTAATTAAATTTAAAATATTATTCTTCTAACCATTTTTGATTGTCCAGTGTCCATTCTACGGTTTTACGCAAAGATTCTTCAAAATTTAATGGTAATTTAAAACCCATATCAAATAATTTTGAACCATCTAATCCATATCTTAAATCGTGTCCTGGACGATCACTGTGAAAATCAACCATCTCATAATCTAATTCTTTATTCATAAATTTCGCAATATATTGAGCCATTTCTAAATTACTAACTTCTTTTTCGCCAGAAATATTATATTTTTCCCCAATCTCTCCATTTTTAATTAAAAATAAAACAGCGGCTGCTATATTTCTTCCATGAATATAAAATCTTGTACCTGCTGTTTTTTTATCAGGATAACTATGAATATATATTTTTTCATTATTTAATAATTTTTTCATACATAATGGAATAAATTTTTCAACATGTTGTCTTTCTCCAAAAGCATTCATTACATTAACAATCATTAGTGGAGTTTTGTAAGTATTTTCATACGCAATACATATTTGTTCTGCTGCTGACTTTGAAGCTGAATATGGATTGGTTGGTTTATGTCTATCCCATTCTTTATATAATGTATCACCTAAGGCAGGTCCAAAAACCTCATCTGTGCTAAAATAAAAGAATGTTTTTAAATTTGGTAAATGATTACGAGCATATTCTAATAAGTTAAAAGTGCTTTTGATATTATTATCTAAAAATAGTTCGGGTGTTTTAATGCTATTATCCACATGTGTTTCGGCTGCCATATGAACAATATAATCTACTTCTCCTATTTCTTTAATTATTCCTTCAGATAAAGGTAATATTAAATCACATGTATACACCTTGATACGCTTATCATTTAAAGTGTCTGTATCTCTTAATCGTTCAAAACCATTTGATGCATAACTTAAACGATCAATTATAATAATATCCCAGTCTGTACTTTTACATACATGTTCAACAAAATGGTGGCCTATAAATCCACATCCTCCTGTTATAAGAATTTTCATTATATTATGAATATAAATTATTATTTAAATATAAATTTGTATTATATAATAATATTTTTAATATATGAGTCTATGTATTTTAATGCCAACTACTATTGAGGTGGACAATAATTGTTCACTATATAAAGCTAATCACTTAATGCCCAATAATATTAGAATTAAGCAGTATATTGATGGTATACAACAAGTTAGAGATTTAAATCCAGATATAGAAATATATATAAGTGATAATAGCAATTATTTAAATAAAGAGTCTGAATTATTAAATATTATTAACGAAAATAATATTAAAATTATTATGAATACACCCAATAATTTTGGCCATATAAATAAAGGTAGTGGGTTAATAGAAAATTGGACACATAATAATGATATAATTAAAAAATATGATTATATTATACATTTTGAACCAAGACAATTACTTCAAAGTAACCAATTTATAGATAATTTTTTAAAAAATCCAAGAAATTTATTTACATTAGGAAGTGATAAAAAACATTTTAACACTGGTTTATTCTGTATTAAAAGTGATGTTTTATTACAATTTATTAAATTAATTCAACCACATATACTTATTAAAAATAATTGTAGTATCGAGAATATAATATATAACTATTTTATTGGCAATAAAATATCATATAATTTATTAGATAAAATGGATTTGATATGGTATTTTCCCAATCAACCACCAGTTTATCTTTAAAAATTTTACAAAAATAACTAATGATAATTAATATTATAAATAAAATAAATAATTATTTGGAATTTCTTTATATATCTTATAATTATAATTTTCTAACATATTACATATTTCATCTTCACTGGTATTTGCATCTTTTAATGTTTCTCCTATTTCAAATATTCCCACTTTAATTTTATTATTTTCCAACATTTTTTTTGCTCCATCTAATACCATTTTTTCTGCTCCTTCAACATCAATTTTAATAAAATCAATATTATTTATAGATTTTTCATTACAATAATTATCTATCGTATTAGTATTAACATTTAATATTGTTACGTCTTGACCTCCAGATTTTAAATCATCAAATACTGGACGATTTATTATACTGGATAATCCAACACTCCATAATGGTATATTAATATTAATAGTTCCAATATTATCTGTTAAACAAATTTTATTCATTATTACATGTGAATATTTTTCAATAACTATATTAGATAATTTTGGATGTGGTTCAAAACAATGTATATTATTTGTAAAATTATTATTTGATAATACTTTTACAAAACTACCTGCGTTACAACCTACATCAAAAAATACAGGCGAAATATTTTTATTCATTTTTTTAAAATTTTGTATCGTAAAATTTAATATAGAATAATCTATATTATTTAATTCTGTAAAATTATGTTTTTCAAAACATTTATCAAAAAAATCATTATTATTTTCCATAAGTTATTATATATTATATTACTTATTGTTTTTATATTATTTATTATTTATTAAATTAACAATTTTTTCGGAACATTTTTCTAGAGAAAGATTTTCTAGAATAAATTGTCGTGGTTGATATTGATCTAATTTACTGATTAATGTATTATATTTTTCCTCTAATTCCTTTATATCATAGAAATATTCTCCACAGCTATCATTCCAATAAGGTATTGTGGTACAAGGAATAGCTCCATAAGATGAACGAAATTCTTGATTCATAGTTCTTATATTCCAAACTAATAAGGGGACATTACAAGACAATGCTTCTTCTATTGCGAATCCTTGACTTTCATGAGCATCTAAAATTATTCCGAATTTACTATGTTGTAAATAATTTAAATAATCTTCTTCTTGATATTTTTTAACATAATCAAATATTCTATATGTAATATTTTTTGTTTTAAGAAATAATTCTAATAACTGTAATTCTTGTGGATTTCTACGTTTAAAATAAATGAATACTTTATCCCTTTGAGTATTTTCTTTTACATTAAATTTATATGTATCAACTGGAAATGGTAATGGTAAAACAGGAATATGTTTAATTCCCATATTAATCCACACATCAGTGGTCCATTTACTTGGTTGTATATATACACTATTATTATGTTTATTATTTATTGAATTAATTTTATGATTAGGAAATACAGAGAAATGTGGCCCAAAAATGAATTTTTTTGTAGGATATTTTGAAACATCAATCTGTTCACTTGGTGAATAAATTATATCATAATGATTTATATCATTAATATTTCCAAAATGATATTGCCATTTTAAATAATTTAATATAGCTATTAATCCATTTTTATTCTTTATATGGAGGAATGATGATAATATTAAAAATTTCATTACTAGTATTCATTAAATTGTATTTAAATTATAAAATATATTTTATTTAAAAAATAATTTTATTCCAGTCTGGTGGAAATAAATCGTTTGTATTTTTATTACCTTGTGCTGGTCCAAACCATACTGATGGATAATAAACCTTTTTATCTTTATTCTGATTAAAATAAGCACCCCACCAACTAAATGAACTATTAGCTATAATATTATGTTGACAATGTGACATAATCAACATTTGTTGCCAATCACTATACTTAGAATTAATTTTCTCAAAGGAGAGATTTGGACAATGTGTCTTTAAAATAGATATGTTTAAATTAACAGGATGAATGTCTTTATCTTCGCAAAAATAAAGAACCTTCCAATCATCTTTATTTGTATCCTTAATAAGCTTTTGTAATGCCTCTCCAAAATATTGAATAGGCATTAACGGATGATGTTGTTGAAGATTAACATAATCTCCTAATCTAAAATGTAATGAAACCATATTATCATAATTATAATCGTCTTTTAATTGTGCTTTACTTTCATCTAACTTAATAAACTTAAAAATATCTTCTTCCTTTTCTTGAAAATATTTATAAGATTGAAAATAACCAAAAAATTTAAAGGGTTGATTTATTTTTTCAAATGGTTGTATTTTATCGTAGTGAAAATTTGATTCTTTATAAAGAGGAAGATCACCTTTATCAAATACTATTCTTAAAAAAGGTCTTAATGACATTAAAAAATTGTTCCAATAGTGTGGTCTATCTTTTCTAGCTGCTTTCTTATTTTCAAAATAAAATGATGTCTTATGCGTTAAACTGTATGATATTAAATTAAATATTTGAAACAATTGGTTTCCCAAACCTCCCATAATTTCCGTTGTTATCATTTATATTAATTATGTATTAATATAAATTTAAATTATTTTAACATATCATCTATTAATTTATTTAAATCGTATTCTATTTCCCATCCTAATTTATCTCTAGCTTTTGTAGGATCTCCTAATAATAAATTAACCTCACATGGTCTAAAATATTTTTTATCAGTACGAACTAATATAGTATCGTCTTTTTCATTAATACCACTAACATTCCCATCGATATCATTTTCCCATCTAATAGTTATATTTGCTGCTTTTAAAAATGTTTTTTCTATAAATTCTCTCACCGTTGTTGTAACTCCTGTAGCCAATACATAATCATCTGCTTTATTTTCTTGTAACATTAACCACATACCTCTGACATAGTCTTTAGAATGTCCCCAATCTCGTTTACTATCAATATTTCCAAGTGTTATATATGGTATTTTACAATTTAAAATATCTTTAACACCATTAATAATTTTAGCAGTTACAAAATTAGCACCTCTTCTAGGACTTTCGTGATTAAATAATATTCCATTACAAGCATATATTCCATATGCTTCACGATAATTTTTAACTAGAAAATGACTATATACTTTCGCACACGCATATGGAGATTGAGGATTAAAAGGAGTTTTTTCCGTTTGTGGTGTTTCTAATACTTCTCCATACATTTCGCTAGTTCCTGCTTGATAGAATTTAATCTTGGTTTGAATGTTATCATCTAATGAACGAATAATTTCTAATAGTTTAAGAGTTCCTACTCCGTCTACTAATGTAGTATATTCTGGTGTATCAAATGATATCTTTACATGACTTTGAGCAGCCAAATTGTAAATTTCTAATACTTCAAAGTCTTGATTATCTTTAATAATTTTGTTGACTATGTTTGTTAATGATGAACCATCAGTTAAATCACCATATTCCAAATTTAAATGTTTACGAATATGATCTAATCGAGTATGTGTATATACAAGTGATGTTCGTCTTACTATACCATATATTTTGTAATTTTTTTCAATAAGCAATTCTGCTAGATATGAACCATCTTGACCAGTAATTCCAGTAATAAATGCTATTTTAACCATTATATTTATATGGAATAAACTATTTAAATATTTAATCGACTTAATTATAAATAAATTATTCAACTGTAACTACTTTCGCCAGATTTCTAGGCTTATCTGGATTAATTTCTCTCTTCAATGCTAATTTATAACATACATGTTGTAATACAGTGATAAATAATATCTCTTGTATCTCTTTATTTTCAGGAACAATTATGTATTTAGTTTGGTCTAATTCTAAATTACTTATTTCACTGATGACCAATATGTTTGCTTTTCTACTTTCAATTTCTTTATAAACATTCCACATTTTGTCTTCATTTTCCTTATCAATAATTAATATTACTGGAAAATCTGGTGTTAAAAGAGCAAATGGTCCATGTTTAAGCGCACTCCCAGAATAACCTTCTGCATGAATATAACAAATCTCCTTCATTTTTAAGGCTGTTTCTTTCGCAATGTGTTCCATTTTCCCCTTTCCCAATATAAACAGATTCTCTGCGTTCAATAATGATATATGTGTATCATTTATTAAAGAATCTATATTGTTATTTATTGTTCCTACTTGTATATTGATATTTCTGATATTTTGTATAATGGATTTGTTAAAATTAATATTATTATATTTTATTGTTTGAAAATACCATAACGAAAATAATTTAAAAATAAGCACACTACTTGTGAATGATTTTGTAGACGCAACAGCAACCTCTCTTCCTGCGTTCATATAAATACCACACTCCACTTCACGGGCAATAAGGGAATCTACTACATTAATAACACCCATAGTAATTATATTGGGTTTATCGTTTATTAATTGAATAACTCTATGTAAATCCTTTGTTTCTCCAGACTGACTACACATAACTAATAGTGTTTTTCCAGATAAAGGTATATCATTAATATCAAATTCGGCTGCATCAAAACATTGAACATTATTTACAACTGATAATGATTTTAAATATATTCTTCCAATATGACATGCATTCAGACTTGTTCCACAGCCCATAAAAATGACATTTACAATATTGTCTATATATGATTTAATATAATCTAATCCACCTAATTTTATTTGTGTATTGAATATACGTCCACCATTATTAAGTGAATTTAACAACGAATATGATTGGTCCATAATTTCTTTAAGAGTCCAATGTTCATATGGATCTGGGGTTAAATTATGTAAAGTATTTTGTGCTTTAACAGGTTTATATACAATATTGGTTTTTATACCGTCGTCGATAGAAAGAACTACCAAATCATTATTTTCTATCACATAATAATTATTCATTTGATTTAAAAATCCAGAACCTTCGGATGTTGCTATTATATAATTTTCGTTTTCTCCGACTAAAATAGGTGAACCATTGCGAATAATATATACAGCTGATGGATTATCTATACATTGAATTACTAATCCATATGTCCCTTCTAATCTACCAATTGCCATTTTAATAGCTTCATCTATGTCTATTTCCGGTAAGTTATAATAATAATCTATTAAATTCACAATAACCTCACTATCTGTATCTGATTTAAATATAAACCCTTTACATAATAATTCTGTTTTTAATATTTTATAATTTTCTATTATCCCATTATGTATTAAGCTGAGTTTACCAGATTGTGATATATGTGGATGGGCATTTTCTTCTGAAATTACACCATGAGTAGCCCATCGCGTATGACCTATAGATATATTAGCTGTTACATCTTGTAATTCATTAGAAAAACTAGTAAAATGGTCTTCACTTTGGTCAATACATGCCTTTTTGTGTACATAAAATTTATTACCGGTAGTGATACATGACATACCGAATGAATCATATCCTCTATTCTGTAATTGTCCTAGACTATTAAGTAGGATTTGTAGTGAATTTTTATTTTTATTTTTACATATAATCGCTGAAATACCACACATATGTTTAATATAAATAATTTTAGATTTAATTATACTAAACGAAACGAAATAATATATATCTAAAAATCGTCTCCCAAATCAAATACATCTTCGGTTTTTGTTTTATCTGCTAATGCGTATTCAGCAACACGCTTCTCGAAAAAGTTGGTTTTACCTTCTATACTAATCATTTCCATAAAATCGAATGGATTAGATTTATTATATATTTTATCATAACCAAGTTGAACACTTAATCTATCTGCGACAAATTCGATATATTGGCACATTAAATCACTATTCATACCTATTAGACGACAAGGTAACGCATCACATATAAATTCTTTTTCGATTTCAACAGCCTCTTTTAAAATCTCTAATACCTTGGCTTTGGTTATTTTTTTATTTAATTTACTATAAAGTAGCACAGCAAATTCAGTATGTAATGCCTCATCTCTAGATATTAATTCATTTGAAAATGTAAGTCCAGGCATTAATCCTCGTTTCTTAAGCCAAAAAATAGAACAAAACGCTCCTGAAAAGAAAATACCTTCTATACAAGCAAATGCTATTAATCTTGTAGCAAAAGAGCTTCGTTTATCATTAATCCACTTAATTGCCCAATCTGCCTTTTTCTTGATACAAGGAAAATTATCAATGGCTTGAAATAGCATTGTTTTCTCCTCTCTATCTTTAATATATGTATCAATTAACAAACTATATGTTTCACTATGTATATTTTCCATCGCAATCTGAAACCCGTAAAATGCTCTAGCTTCAGACAGTTGAACTTCTCCCATAAAACGCATAGCCAAATTCTCTAAAACAATTCCATCTGATGCGGCAAAGAAAGCCAATATCATTGAAACAAAATATTTCTCCTTCTGGTCTAAGGTTTCCCAATGAGTTACATCTTTGGATAAATCAATTTCTTCCGCTCTCCAAAAACATTCGACTTGTTTTTTATACATTTGCCATATATCTTGGTCTTGAATTGGAAACATAACATATCTGTTATCATCTTCTTGAAGTAAAAGTTCAGTTTGTATTTTAGACATCCTAAATATTATATGTAGAGATTTTTATATCATTTAAAATTATTATTTGAAGTATTTTATAAATTTGTATACTACATTATCTAGTATATTATTATTAATTAAATAATAATATAATATTCGTATCTAAATAAATTATTAAATATTATATAATAATATATAGTATAATGAATTTAGCTGTTAGAGATCACAAAATAATTCAACTTAAAGCAGAATTGGATAATAGAAAAAAAATATTATGTATGAAGAGACATCAACTTAAATCAAATATGAGAGAAAATAGTTATTTAAAAGAAGTGGCAAACGATTATGATAAATATAATAATCATATTATATCTCAAAAGCAAAGACAGATAGTCTTTCTACAGATGTTAAATGGATATATTGATAGTATAAATAGTGATCTAACACTTACTAATAACAAATTAAAAGATTCAAAACAAGACCAGAGAGAAATTATGAAAGAAATCACTTATCTTAAAAATGAATTAGATGATTTAGTAGATAATAATACTGAATATATTAATTCTAATTCTAATATAGATGAGTGATCCCTCTATTGAAGAAATTAATAAACTATTAGAAAGTAGACAAAACAAAATAGGTACAATGGAAGCTACAACAAAGGCTAGTAGAGAGAAATTAAAACAAATAAATTTAGTTTTACAAAATCAAGAAAATGAATTAATGAAGATTTTAACCTTAATTAACCAAGATGAAATTATATTAACAGAAATAGACCCTGATACTGGATCTACTATAGAAGATGTATATCCTAAAATAGAAGAGGTTCAGAATAATCTGCGTAAAAGTAGAAATTCTTTAGCAAATTTAATTAGAAAAGGCTAATTTAACTAATAATAAAAATTTTATTATTAATTAAATATATAATGGCAACTGGAAATGACGATTACCAATCAACTTTAAATAAGATGGCTGATTTACAAGATTTAGCTGCTACTGTAGAACAAGCTTCTAAAAACCTTACTGCAAATAAGCAAAAATTAAATAGTTTAATTGCTGACTGTAATAAACAAATACAAGCATTACAAGGAAATATTGATAAAATTAAAGGACAAGGGTCTCAAGCCAAAGCTCAAGTCAAAGAGTTAATTAAAAGTGCTAATGAAAGACAACAATCTGCTATTGATAAATTAAAAACAACTATTAATGCTATGAGCAATACAGATGCTTTAGAATCACAATTAAATTTATTAAAAACAGACATTGACAAAATAGCCGGTGCTATGGATATGGCTGGAGCTGCTGCCGGAAATCCTCTTGCTCAAGCTGCCGCAAATAAAGCTAATACCCCAAAATCAACTACATATGTGCCTCCTTCTATGAGAGGAAATAAACCATCTGTCGGTGGATACACATACGGAAAAAGAAAGAAGGGATCAAGAAAAAGAAGAGGAAAGAAATCTAGAAGAAAGGGAACCAATAAACGCAAACACTAAAAAAAATATTTTATTAATTTAATGAGTAATAAAATATTCAAGAATAAAGAAACCATTAAAACAATAATGTTCATTTTTGTTCAAATAGTTTATTTAACATCATTTTTTGTGGATTGGCATCATACAAAAACAGATGACCAATTCGATAATTATGATTTATTAATTCATGGATTAAACACTCTTGGTATTTTATCTTTGTTGTATTATTATCACTACCATAACATTATGGATTCTTTTAAAGTTAAATTTATTGTTCTGATAATAGTCTTAGTTTTTAATTTTGATTTATTTTTGTATTATAAGAAAGTTAGTTCACAATCCTAATTTAAAAGGAATATTACACTCTTGTGGCCATTTTCCATGTAACTCTCTATATTTCAAAGAATCAATCTTTATTTTGGATTGTAAGCGTTTCTTTTGTATGTTTTTCCATGTGCGTTGAATCAGTTTTATCCAAATTGTCTTGTCTATTCCAGTAGAATAGTAATCTTCTGTTCCTTGACCAAAGTATACTTTAATAGGCTCAATTATTCTTAATTCCAAATGTTTAGGATTTTTAATTATATTGGTATAATTTCTTATTGTAGGATGATGTAGCGGTGTATTCATATAGTTAGTATTAGCAAATTCTATATCACCTTCTATCTCATCTATATTATTATAAAATTCATCTCTATCATATGAATTTAAGATTAAATATGTTTCATCAACTAATGCTTTTTCAGCAGAACCATGTCGATTAGGATTAAATAACTCTAAGCATGCAATTTGAAATCTAGTTTCAGACATTGTAACAATATTATTTAATTAATAATAATATTATTACAATTCAATTTTTTCTATTATTAGTATATAATGAAATTTAAGATTCCAAAAACCGATAAGCTTTTAAATGATAAGAACGTATTATACGTTGTATTCGTATTAGCAATATTAAATCTTTTAGGTTATTTAGTTGTTCAAAATACCGAGGCCGTAGCCTTTTTCTTAATTGTAGGATTTTTAACTACCTACTTTAGTAAAAATATGATTATAGTATTAATTGTCGCAATGGTAACCACATCGTTATTTACAGCCACTAAAACTAGTTATAGATCAGTTAAAGAAGGTATGACTGATTCAAGCTCTCAACAAGCTAAGGATACTGTTAAATCCAATATGGATCAAAAGAAACAAGCTATTAAAGAGAAGAAACAATCAGCACAGACAACTCAATCAGATAATGATTCAAGTGAAGAAGAGGTTGAGGAGTTAACTGTTATATCGAAAGGTAAGGATAGAGTCGATTTGGCTTCTACCTTAAACGAGGCCTATAACAATTTACAAAAAACTGTAGGTGAAGGAGGTGTTAAAGGTTTAACAAAACAAACTGAAAGTTTATTAAATCAGCAACAAGAATTAATGGATAATATTACAACTATGCAACCATTTCTCGAAACAGCTCAAGGATTTATGGACAAATTAGACTTGAGTAGTTTAGAGGGTCTTGGAGGTATGCTTTCAAAATTCGGGAAAAAAGAAGATTCTAGTGCTCAATAAATAAATTATATATTATTATCATTTCATAATATATAATATGGCTAAATGTCCTCCAGGTGTAATTTGTTTTGAAAATTTTACATTTACATTTATAATACTTTCTCTCATTGTTATCATTTATTTTGTATATTCGAATCGTTCTTCATACAAAATAGAAATGAAACAATCAACTGATACCAATAGTAATCCTGGTGGTTCTATTTTTGGATTATTTCCCAGACCCAGCTATTCATTTTCAAATGTTGAGAGCGATGTTCTAATGAATCCTTATGCTCCACCTTTAAAAGATGAAAGAGTTGTTCAAGTAAATGATGTTAGAGGCGGAGTTCCTATTAATATTAATACTAGAGCAGTTGACACAAACTATAGACAAGTAGGAATATTAAAAAGAATGAATGGACCTGAAATGATCCTTCCTTTAATGGGAAGACCTCTATATGTAGGTAGAGATAAATGGCAATACTATACAATGAGCGATAGTAATAATCAAATTAAATTACCTGTTTCATTTAAATCACGCAGTTGTACAAACGAATATGGTTGTGATGAAATTTCTAATGGTGATACTGTTTATGTAGATGGAATAGATGCTACATTTCAAACAACTATTTACGACAATGCTACAATGAGATACCTGCCTTTTATTTAAACACTAAAACTTACTGTCATTTTGCGTTTTTGATCTCGTGATGGTTGAGGATTGTCTCTCGTTATTTGATAGTTTCTGCATGATATATTACAATATACTTTATCCATATAAGCATGTGTAGGTCTATCTATATGTAAACCACACCATCCACAATAGTGTAATGGTAATGTAGAACTTCTAGCTTTTTTAATAGGGTTATCTGTTGTATATTCATCGCAATCCATAAACTGTCTATAGTTTTTATTATATATAGCTTTGTCATCCTCGCTATATTCAGTAGCCAATAGTTCTATTTCTTCGCATGACGAAATTGGTGATTCACTTGTCTTTTGTTTAAATCCTGATAAATATTGTGGACATAAATAGGATGCTATATAAATATACCAATTTAATAATGTTCTGATTATAGTTGTCATTTTATATTTTAGTTTATATTTAATTTTATTTACATATAAACTAATCAATTTTTATTTATAATTAATTATTGAGGTATTCCATAAACTGGAAGTCCTCTTAATGTTTCTTGGGCATTATTTTTTGCGTAGTTTCTAACAATTACCTCACCATCTGTAGGAATAAAAATACTTACATCTACTCGTTTTAATGTTCCATCAAAATCCTTTTCATTAATTTCTAATTCAATATTATTTGACTTCACTGGAGTAGCTGTGGCGGTAGGAATATTAGCTGCTTCAGGTGCTGTAGATTTTTCAGAGTTTGATGCTCCTGTTCCAGAGGCTGATGCTCCTGTTCCAGAGGCTGATGCTCCTGTTCCAGAGGCTGATGCTCCTGTTCCAGAGGCTGATGCTCCTGTTCCAGAGGCTGATGCTCCAGGTCCAGGTGTTGATGCTCCAGGTCCAGGTGTTGGTCCAGAGGTTGATGATCCTGATTCAGGCGGAGCACTTGGTTTTACTACATTTTCACATTTAAAATCTTCTTTACTTTTATCTCTCTTTGTTCCACAATCAATAAAATCTATAAATTCTTTTAAAGTAATATCAGACTCATTAGCTACTCCATTATATTTATTATTTTCCCTTGGTGGTAATCCACCTGTTCCATACATCGTTGATAAAATAGTAGCAAAAATTTTACCAATAGGTGTTCCTGTGGTAAAATTATTTGTTGCTAATTTCGCGGGTAAACCAAATAATCGTCTAAGTCTTATTCCATCATCATCCTTTGCTGTTAAACAACGAATCAATGATTTTTTGTTAAATACACCATCTTTTTTATATTTATCATACATATTTTCTAATTCACTATTTGTAAATGGCACATCGTCCTTTTTTTCTTCGGAAGGTTGTTCTGGGCCATCAGATTTTAAGTCAGCTGTTAATCCAGGATACATATGTTCGGCATTTTCTATATATATATCCATTGCTGTAAAAATAGAATCGAGACACTCACCATTATTTTTCATTCCTTCGTCTAAAAGTAATGTATCATATCGTTTTATTTTATCCAATGCTTCTTTTTTATTGTTAATAGGAACAAAATTATAATCAAGCTCTTCTTTTTCGAATAACTTCCTACAATTTGGACTTATTACACCTTCTTTAAGTCTTTCTCCAAATTTTTTTTCATAAGCATCAAGAAATTCATCTCGTCTCAATAAGAATTCTATATCGGATAACTCATTGGGACCCTTGTTAATACAAGCAATCAAATTATCATCTATTGTTTTTAATTTCTGTTTAGATTCTTCTTTAGTGTCTGGAACATCAATATTTAGATTATCTGGGTCACAATCATATTTATTAAGATTCTCAGCGGCATCTTTAGATGCTGGTCCTGGTCCTAGTCCTGGTGCTGATTCTGTTGATGAAGATTTGGAACTATCAGACGGGTTTGGTCCTGGTGCTGATTCTGTTGATGAAGATTTGGAACTATCAGACGGGTTTGGTCCTGGTGCTGATTCTGTTGATGAAGATTTGGAACTATCAGACGGGTTTGGTCCTGGTGCTGGTGCTGGTGCTGGTCCTGGTGCTGGTCCTGTTGATGAAGACTTGGAACCATCAGCTGGTAAATTAATTAAACTTTCATAATGTGTTCCTGTATGATTGTATATATAAATACTAGTATCTTTATTACCCATATCAGAATTGCTTTCATTAATTACACTACCAACACCCGTATTAGTATATTTCATTATTGTCTTATTATCTACATCGTAAACAAATATAAATACATTAAATAATCTGGCTAATAAAGATATTTCAGTATCTGTTAACCAGCCGGCTGAATCCTTTGTTCCACTAGCAGGAAGATTATTATTATCAAGTCTTGCTAATGATTTATCTAATTGATTTTTAGTAATTGATGTATCATTAAGAATTTGTTGACTATTGGCACAAACATAATGTTGTAATACTTGTCGTAAATTTCCTAGATAGCCAACTTTTCCACCATCCTTTCTCTCTTCAGGAACCCATCCTTGTATATTTTTCCAATTACCTTTTTCACTAAATAGAATATCAAATACTACTGAATCACCTAGACAATCACCTCTACTGGTTATATCAACTTTATAAACATTGTTTCCAAATTGAGGTATATCAACTTTCCCTCCGGCTTTGATAAGCGCATCATTATCTTTAGAATACTTTGCTTTTATTACATTTGATAATGCTACAACTTCAGCTTCATCTGATTTTGGTAATTTTATATTAGATGTAATAGCCTCACAAGATTTTTTAAATGAATCATCAGTAGCTTTATTAGACTCTTCCATTTTTGTTTTGCTTCTTTTCGCAGCCTCATCTTCTTCTTTCTTGGACATTTTTGGATTGGTGACACCAGTTATTTTTCCTGTAATATTTGAATAATCTATACTATATTTATCAGCTTCTGTTCTAGGCATAGCTGCTAATTCGGCACTACTATTCCATACACTAAGTAATTCTCTAACATTTTTTGTTTTAGTTACATCAGCATCCTTAGTTTTATTATAATATGTTTTAAGTAACAGTTGGAGCGCCTCTTTAGCATCACCTAAACAGTTTTGATTTTTAGAAACCTGAAAATATCTATTAACCCAGTTTACTCTTTCCAGTTGACTAATCTTTATTAATGTACTAGCAAACTGTAATTTATCTTTATAAGCACAACCTTGATTCTTATTTTCTTTTTTACTAGATGATGGACCAAAATTAGGTTTCGTTGTGGTCTTAGGGATAGTATCAGCACCTCCTACATATATTTTAAGAGTTTTATTTTTAAGATTAGGATGTCTATGATGTTTCTTTTGAGTATTCTGATGACTTCTTTTATTTTTTCTAAAAACCTTTTTTTTTTTGGAACCGTTCTTCTTCCTTTTAATTCTATGTAATCTATTTTTAGAAAGTTTCATATATATAATACTTTAAGAAAAAGTATTATGTGTTATTTATTTTATTAAGATATATTAATGGCAACTAGAATTAATATAATTGAATGTCCGAATGCGACATCACCAGTAAATATAGATATGAAAGGTATTACTGGTCCATGTGTTTTAAAATGTGACTATAATTATAAATATGGAACATACTCCCCAAATATGACAAATAAAGATAATTATTTATCGTTAAACTATTCAGGAAAAGCAAATCCAGTAAAATATAATGACCAAAATTATACTGTTCAAGAAGTAAGAATATATCAACCTTCATTACATCAATTTGGAGGTGCTCATACGGATGGTGAAATAATGATAATTCATAATGGTCCTGGAAAAAATTTAATTGTATGTGTTCCATTTGTTTCAGGTGGAAAAACAGATAAAGGATCCACACAATTAGGATTATTAGTAGAGGAAGCAGCCCTAAGAATTCCGAATGTAAATGAATCAGTTACTAATTCAAGTGGAGATTTTTCTTTAGATAATTTTGTTCCTAGTAGAAAAGGCTATTTTGCTTATAGCGGAACATTACCATATGATCCATGTAACGGAGATTATTCATATGTAGTTTATAAAAAAGAAGATGGTTTACATATTAGTTCTACAGGATTAACTAAACTTAAAAAAATAATAAAAAAAACAATCTCAACAGTTAAAAAAAATTCAGTATTTTATAATAAAGAAGGGGCAAATGCAAAACATAATAGCAATGATATTTATATAGATTGTCAACCGGTTGATGCTAATGGACAAATTTTAGTTCAAGAAGGACCTGGTGGAACAAATACCGATACAAGTTCTATGGGAGGAGAGATTGATATGGAACAAATCCAACCATTTTTATATGTAATTTTGGCATTAGGTTTAGCGGTCGGAATATCATATGCTTGGGATTATGTTGTTAAAAAATTAAAAAAAGAGTAATCAAATTAATATAAAATAATAATTAATTTGATTTTTTAAATGACAGATGTAGTATTATGAACATTCATAGCATTATGTGTATCATCCATAACAGGTTTGTAATGAAGACTGTTAGGTCCTCCACTGCTAATAAGTGGTGCCATATCTTTAACAACCTCTTCTTCTAAAGTAACAGGGAATTGATTAAAGGCTGATAGATGAACACCTTTTTTCATTTCTGATGGTAGGAATTTTTGAATAGCGGTAGTTCCAGTAGAGTGACTAGATCTCTTGATTAATTCATAAGCGGCAAATAGAGCAATAACACCTACAATAGGATTGGAGTTAGCTAATAAATAAAACGCGCATAATATAACAGCAATATTACCATAAATATTATCAATTAAATGAGCTAATGTTGGAGGAGTTTGAATATTTAACACAATGTATAAAATCAGAACAACTAATAGTAATAGTTGGTGACGATGACTCTTATGAAATATTTGATAAGGTTCCATATACCATATTATTATATTTTTTTATTTTCAATACCATTTCTAAATGATTTTAATAAAAATTGAATAAATATAATCTAATAATAATTACTATAATACAATAATGAGCTATTTGGGAAAAAAAGGATATTCAATATTAAAATCAGATTTAACAATCAAAGAGGAATTATTTATACGAAATGAATTAACTGTAAAGGCTTTTGTGCCTAAATCGCCAGTTCAACCAGAAGCATTTCCTGTATATCGCGAATCACCCAAAAAATTTTATATGCCAAGATATTTTGGTGTTAATACTTTTGGTGACTTTACAGAAAATAAATTATCATTAGGAGAAGATATAAATTTAGAATTTCAAGGAGAATTGAGAGAATATCAAGTTAATATTGTTAACAAATATATTAATGCCGTAAAAGATAGTGGTGGTGGATTATTAGATGTAGATCCTGGAAAAGGAAAAACTGTAATGGCATTGGATATAATTGCGAAATTGAAAAAGAAAACATTAGTTATTGTTCATAAATCATTCCTTTTAAATCAATGGATAGAGAGAATTCAACAATTCTTACCAAGTGCCAGAGTAGGAAAAATTCAAGGACAAATAATTGATATTGAAAATAAAGATATTGTTATAGGAATGTTACAATCGCTTTCACAAAAAGAATATCCTGAAGACCTATTCGATTGTTTTGGTCTTTCTATATATGATGAAACCCATCATCTTGGTGCTGAAGTATTCAGTAGATGTATGATGAGAACAATAACAAACTATACACTCGGACTATCAGGAACTATGCAAAGAAAAGATGGATTAACAAAAGTATTTAAAATGTTTCTAGGTGATGTAGTTCATAAAGAAAAAAGTGATACATCTGAACATAAAGTAATTGTGAAGGCAATCAATTATTCTGTAGAAGACGATGAATTTAATGAAATGAAATATGATTATAGAGGAAATCCGTTATATAGCACAATGATTTCAAAATTATGTAACTACAATCATCGGTCTGAGTTTATAATTAAAGTATTACAAACAGAACTGAGTAAAAATAATGAGCAGCAAATAATGATATTAGCTCATAATAAAACTTTAATTACCTATTTATTTAAAGCTATTGAACATAGAAATATTGCTACAGTAGGTTATTATATTGGAGGAATGAAAGAAGAAGAATTAAAGAAAAGTGAAAGTAAAAAGGTTATTATTGCTACATACGCAATGGCATCAGAAGGATTAGATATAAAAACATTAACAAGTTTAATTATGGCATCACCTAAGACAGATGTTTGTCAGTCTGTGGGAAGAATCCTAAGAACAAAACATACTAGTCCATTGGTAGTAGATATTATTGATTCACATGATATATTTGAAAAGCAATGGAAAAAAAGAAAACAATATTATATTAAACAAAAATATCATATTATTTCATCAAATAGAGATGATTATTTTAAAGATAAATGGGAAACATTATACGACCCGTTTAAAAGTGATGAATGTATTAAAAAAATTAAAAAGAAAGAACAACCATTAAAAGGAGTATGTTTGATAAAAATATAGATTATTTACTTATAAACTTCATTATAAGGAGGCATATCACCTAGATGTTTCCAAGTATTTAAACAATCATTTTTTGGTGTATAAGGAGGAGGATTAGCTAATGCTGAAGCAGTATGGTCTAAAGCAGGAGGAGCTCCTGTAGAATAGATATGCGCATTGGCTATGTTATTCATAAATTGACCACTTCCACCTCTCTGTCTTCTTTTGATACTTTTTCTCTTCTTGGAACCCTTTCTCTTCTTGGAACCCTTTCTCTTTTTAGTTCCCTTTCTCTTCTTGGAACCCTTTCTTGATTTTCTTCGTTTTCCACCACATTGGCTATTTAATCCTCTAGAAATTGGAGGATATCCTGAACCAGCAAAAACAGAAAGATTTTCTCCAGGAGATGGTTTATAGGAGTAAAATGGGTAACCTCCGGTTCCATATGAATAACCTGAAGAACTTCCTCCACTTTGTTTGGAAGCATTCATATTGGTTATGGCATTTTGTCCACTATTTTGATAACGAGAAAATCCGGCTAAATGAACAGAACCATTACCATTGACACCAGAAGTGCCAGCAATCACTTGGTCTTTAGAAAAACCATAACCATTACCACCTTTGTATTTTCTTTTACGACTTTTGCCGTGTTTTTTTCCTCTACCTCCAGTCTTAAACATTTGATAAAGACCTTTTTGTTGTAATGATAAGGCACTATCTCCAGCTCCACAGCCAGATACAGCTCCTACTTTACTTGACATACCTGGGTCTCTAAAATGGGCATTTGGACTATTTACATTTGGGGATTGTTGAAGTATTGACATATATATATACTTCTTATAAAAAAGTATATTTCTATTTTTTAAAATCTATTATATGCTTTTGTGTAACAATTCCATTATGGACAACTTTAATAGGAACATATTTATTAAATTTCTTATTAAAAATACATTCCATTTTAACGCATTTTTCTAAATCAACAAATTTATCATCATTCATATTTTCAAATTCCTCTTCATCATCACTTTCCTCTAAAGCGTCAAGATTATCATTCTCCTTTATATTTCTAAATAATTTATTCATCATAGTACTTGTTTGGTAGTCAGGAATGTAAGCAATATCATATTTTTCTAAATTGTTATAATTGTTAACATATAAATGATAGATATCATTTTGAATATCGGGTCTAATTGAGAAGATATACTTTGTATCATCATACTCATAATTTTTATATAAAGTGGAATTAAATTTATTTGTATTGTTATTCAGATTTCTATTTTGAATTGAATATACAGTATAAGGTAATTGTTTGGCTACTGAAATAGATTCTTCAAAACTTCCTGTAATTACCGGTAAACCTATCCCAATCCCATTTCTACCTATAATTATTTGTTTAATTTCACTTGACAATATGTCTTTGATAAGATTTAGTTTAAATAATTCATTTTGCTCTTCGATATTTTTCCCTTTATAAAAATGAATGCTTTCGATAGAAAATAACTTCTTGTCTTTCGCTTCAATTAATGTTCCATAAAAAACAGTTCCTAGTACAATCTTCTTATTAAATGTCTGTGGCACAACAAATAAATTTTTGATCATTTTTTTAGAACCAGGATTTATTTCAACAAAAATACAGACCTTTTTATCTTTGATATAGGTAAACCATACTAAATGCTTTTTCCCTTTTGGGATAATATAATATAATTCGCTTAAAACTTTCTTATGGATATTTTCATAAGGAAGTTTCAGATTAGGAAGTCTTTTTAATATTTGACTTTTATCTTCGTATGATAATTTCATAGTATAACTATATTATGACCTTACCTTTAATACATTTAAAAAGAAGAATAATTACTAGATGAGAAAACACCATCAGATGACATCAATCCTCCCATATCATTAACCTCTTTAACACCATTAACTGTATTGGTATTATTATTATTATTATTTCCTTTATTTTTATCACTTAATTCTTTAAGATAATTTTTAAGTTCAGTTTTCATACTTTCATTATCAGATGAATTATTTTGTGGTTTGGGTTGTTCTCTCATTGTATTATATAATACTTCATATTGTTCTTGAGGTTTATTTACTAAATCTTTTACTTTTGGTATTGTCAGGTTTGTCATAAAAAATGTAAATAAATAATGAACTAGAATAATTAATATTAATGATATTATACTCATTTGAATAATCCAGGGAAGCATATTATATATTATTTACATAGTTTTAATAAAGATACAACGTAGACATATATATTAACATAAACCACTTAAAACTATTTCTAGGTTTCTAATTATTATTAATGGTTAATATTATATTAGTAGATAAGTCTGGAGATTTAAAATTATGTAAATATAATGTAGATAAAGGAGATGAATTATATAAAAAATGTAAGTTTAAAAAACAAGATAATTTTGAAAAAAGAACTACATGGAAAACGAAAAAAAACAAATATGATTTTACTTCAGTTTCATTATACTCACGCGACACTGGTAAAGCAAATACCGAAAACAAATATGATTTTCCACCACCTGTAGACACTCCGTTATATTTTGGTGTTTGTGCTCTTGTTGCTAATGATGAAAATGACGATTGTATTGATTTATCGATTGAAGCATGGGAAACATTTTATGAAGAATTATTTGGTGGATTTGAAAATTTGGCTGATACAGCAGCTGAAGATAATAATGAAGAAGATGAACTAGAGAGTATTCCAGCAGAAATGAAAACAAAAAGTGGATATTTAAAAGATGATTTCGTAGTAGAGGATAATCAAGTAGAAAATGGCTCTACTGAGAGCGATGAAGAAGAATATGATGATGATTCAGCTGAATTGGAATTAGAAGAATATTCATATAGTGATGAAGATGAATCTAATTAATATATAAAAAAATTGATTAAAGAAATTTATATATATAATAATTAATAATAACAATGCGCAAGGTAATTGAAAATCCAAATGAATTCAGAAATAATATTTCTAATAAATTAAATAAAATATTATTAAATGAAAAGATTTCTGTGAATCTTGAAAAAGGAATATATAATTATAGTCTAGAACATGCGACTAAGTTAAATGTAGTTAAAAAATGGGATAATAGTTATTTTGTTAAAATATATTTGGATCGTGTTAGAACAATTTATATTAATTTAAAAGATGATGCTGTTAAAAATATGATTCAAAATAAATTAGTACAGGCTCATAAATTAGCATATATGACACATCAACAAATGCGACCTGATAAATGGGATGCCTTAATTCAGGATAAGAAGATTCGTGATGATAATAAATATGAACCAAAGGTAGAAGCATCTACAGATAATTTCAAATGTTGGAAATGTAAATCAAAAAAATGTACATACTATCAATTACAAACTAGATCAGCTGATGAACCTATGACAACATTTGTTAATTGTCTAGATTGCGGTAATAGATGGAAATGCTAATTTATACAGGAGTAATTTTATTGAATTTTAATTCTGGAGAAACTTTATTTTTTTGATTCATAAAAAACCATAATGATAAAGATAATAATATAAATACTAATCCTAATGATCCAAATACTTCCTTTGTTTTAAAAATACAGCATTGGGAACGATCACTAGAACAACATTTAATAGTATCTCCCAAATTACACGCTGTATTATCGTCTATTGTTTCAAAAATATTACATTTATCTAAATGAAATTCTTTAGTACATCCATTTTGTAAACATTCCGAATACGGGGATAATGTAGGACTATTTGTAGGAGGAAATGTATAATATTCCTTTATACAACATTCTTCTGGTGAATCTGCACAACAATCTGTCCATTTCCAACACGACTCGCAACTAGTATATTTATTTATTCTCTCTTCTGGATGACAACTAATATTATAGTTTGGTGAATAGTTGTAATTATCCTTATGATATATACACCATTGAAAATAATATTTATTTTTCCCCCCTTTACACATCTCATTTGTTAAACAAGTATTCATTTTTTTACATTTAATAAAAAATGAATATTATTTTTAAAAATCAATTTTCTTTTTATTTATAGATTGTAATAAACTAAAATATTAGATAATTTCCAAATCTTTTAAATGCCAATATTCCGATGACCCATTTGGTAAAGGTCTTCTAATAATAACAGGAATATTTTTTTCTTCTAATTCTTTTAAAGCAATTAAATATCCATCCATTACATTATCTGGAACCTTAGTCGTCGGTTTGGCTCCATTATTAATTTGTTTTGCTCGAATACCCAAAACTCTTGTTTTTTCATATTTTGTTAAAATAGGAACAGTCTTATGTAACTCATCAATAACAATATTATCTTTATTTCTAACAACCTTTGCCAAATTATAAATTTCTTCATAGTTATGAACCATAGACTCTGGATGTTGTTCTTGTATATAATTTTCTCTCATTTCTTTATCAAATTTTTGTAAATATTCATCATCTTCTTCATCATCATCATCCGACTCATAATCAGAATCATTCTTATCAATATTATTAGGAAGTGAAATAGTAGTAGTAGGAAGTTCTTCAATATTTTTGGAAGATTTCTTTATCACTTTTTCTGAGACTAGTGGTTCTGCTATATTTCCTTCTTCATCAACACTAAAATCATCTTGGTCGTCATCCATTTCACTTTCAACATCTTCAATATCTTCAACATCTTCAGCATCTTCATCATCATAATCTGTCTCAACCACCTCTCCTTCTTCAAGCTCTTTTACTTTATTTGATTCAGGATTTTTTTTCCTGGAAAATGTTGGTTGAGCATCTTCTTGTGAAGTAGTAGATACCTCATCGTCACTAATGTTTTCCAAATCAGATTGTTCTAAATCGCTCATTCTTATAATTATATATTATTATTACTTTTTAAATAGAATCAATTTTATTTAAAAAAAATATAAAAAATAAATTAAATTAATAGATATTTATAGTTTTTTTGATTTTAAGCATTACCATCAGTTCTCCATACAGTATCACATTTCGCACATAAATATATATACAATTGATTCATATCGTCATATCGAATATAAATCACTTCTCTATCACCCTTTTCTTTATTACTACTACATTCATTATTAGGACAACTTATTGTGTTTATTCTGGGTAATGTGGGATCCAACTTTGTATATTCGTTAATAATATGATTATATTTCTGTTCACTTCTTTTTAATTGTGTTTTCGAAACGCAGATATTGTCCTTAGTTAATTCGGTATCTTCATGTCCACAATTTCGACAATAATATATTAATTTGTTTTCATCATCAGTGGAAATTCTGATGTAGTACATGTTGTCGCATTTATTACAAAAGTGCATCTTCTTTGAATAATATATATATTTTTATTTATTACATTTCAATTTTATATTTTAATTTTAATAAAATTATTATATGTTTCACCCCAGTTAATTTTTATATTTAAATTATATATTCCTGTTTTAACCCCATAAGAATCCTCGTCTTTGTTTTTTTCTAAAATAGACAATAATTCAGGTTGTTTCTTTTTGAATTCACAGACAATATTATCCTTAAATAAATTATTAAATATATAGTCTTCGTTACTTAGGTTTTGAATAATATTATTGACAGAATAGTCAATATTTCTATATAATATAATTTTATTATACTTCTCAACATCTTGATGTTTCATAGTAAATCCTGGTTCATGTAATAATGGAAATTTATCCATTATGCTTATTATAGTTAATAATATAGTTCGAATACTTTGGCACCCTGTCCATTGATCACCACGCCACGTATTTAATACAGATAAACACATTTTTCCATTTCTATACATATTCGGATGGAACCGTGTAACTCCATCATGTGTCATAAATTGGACTTTCGGAGGTTGATGCGGATAATCTGAAGGAAAATTAAATTTGAAAAAATAATTACCCCCAACATATTGTGACTCAGATGGACCAGATATATAAGCATATCCTTCTAGAATATTGCTTTCATCGTGTTTATAATAAATTCCATCCTCATCCAGCGGATTTTTAATCATTTCTCTAACATCTTTAATTAATCTTTTGGTGGTTTCTCTCGATAATACTACAGTATCAGTAGACATGTTATAGATTATATAATAATATATTTATGTGGTATTGAATTAATATATAATATTTTATGACTTCACCATAATATTAATAAAATCAATATATTTTAGAGAAAATACTTAAAATTATCTCTCAAAAATAAAGAATACATATTCAGTTTATACATTTTTAGAATTCTTAAGATATTTATAAAAAAATTGACCTAAATATAATGTTTATAATATATACAATATACTATGTCTAAAATGAAACAATCATTTGACGCTTATTTAAAATCACATTATTCACAAAAGGGTGAGGGATTTACTCACACCAGGATAGGAGATAATACTTTAAATATTAAAGCAGGAAGTTATACTCTCGATGACTTAGACGAATTTTATGCCAAATATTATAAACATGTTTTTCAAGATGGTAAATTTGAGTTTCTTACGGAAAAACAAAACCGTGACATCGGACCAATTATGTTGGATTTTGATTTCAGATATTCTACTGATGTTGAAGAAAAGCAACACACTGAGGAGGATATAAATGAAATGGTTAATTTATATTTTCAGGAAATATCCGAACTTGTTGATATCCCATCTAGAACTGTTATCCCAGTATTTATTTTTGAAAAAGAAAATGTTAATATGTTAGATAATACTACTAAGGATGGTATTCATATGATTATAGGAATTCATATGGAAAGAGGTCTTCAAATTATTCTTAGAAATAGAATGGTATCTAAGTTAAAGGAGGTATGGGGAGAATTACCTCTCGAAAATACATGGGAAGAAGTATTAGATGAGGGTGTCACAAAAGCAACTGTTAATTGGCAATTATATGGTTCAAGAAAACCTGGAAATGAAAGTTATGTTCTTAAATATCATTATGACTTAGAAGTAGACGAAGATAATGATTGGACTCTTAGTATTAATGATGTCAAAAAATTTGATATGAAAACCGATTTTAAATTATTAAGTGCGCAATATGAAGGACATCAATCATTTGAAATGAAAGATTCTATCAGAGCCGAATTTGAAGCTGTTAAAACTAAGAAGAAAAGTAAAAGTAAATTAAAAATTGTTGATAAAAATAAGTTGGAGGATATCACACAAATCACAAATCAAGATGAATTGGATACACTTGTTCAACATTTTGTTGACCATATCGAATCTAATGAATATACATTAAAAGAAACTCATATGTATACTATGTGTTTAACTGATAAATATTATGTTCCATATGATAAATGGATTCGTGTCGGTTGGGCTCTTAAGAATACAAGTGATAAATTGTTTATTACTTGGATTGCATTCAGTGCTCAATCACCTAGTTTCGAATTCGATAAAATATCCGATTTCTATGATATGTGGTGCCGTTTTGAAACCGCAAATGAGGATTGTCTTACATTTAAGTCTATTATTTATTGGGCTAAAAATGATAATCCTGAAAAATATGACGAAATTAGACAAGAAACTATTAGCTATTTTATTGAAAAAACTATAGATAATCAAACTGATTTTGATTTTGCCCTAGTTCTTTATCAAATGTATAAGGATAGATTTACTTGTGTTTCTATTAAAAAGGATGCTTGGTATATTTATAGAAATCATAGATGGGAGGAAAATGAAGGTGGCACTGATTTAAGAATGGCTATTTCTCAAGAATTATTTCAAATATATTTTAATAAGCAAATGGAACTTGTTAAACAGATTAGCAGTGGAACCACTGATCCTACAAGCGAAAAACATAAGGATTTACAGTCTAGAGCTAAAAAAATTGCTGACTTGTCCAATAATCTTAAAAGAAGAGGAGTCAAAGATAATATTATGCGTGAGGCTAAAGAAATATTTTATGATAGTAGCTTTGTTGACAAGGTAGACGCAAATCCTAGATTAATGTGTTTTGCTAACGGTGTTTATGATTTTGATATTAAATGTTTTCGTAATGGTAAACCAGACGACTATATTTCAAAAACTACAAATATTGCTTATAACACTCTCGACCCCAAGAAACATAAGAAACAAATTGACGAAATTAATGATTTTATGATGAAGTTATTTCCTGAAAAGGAGCTTCGAGATTATATGTGGGAACATTTGGCATCAACACTAATTGGTGAAAATAACGATCAAACATTTAATATATATAATGGTAATGGTAGTAATGGTAAATCAAAACTTGTTGAATTAATGTCTATGTGTTTGGGTGACTATAAAGCTACTGTTCCTATTACTCTTATAGCAGCAAAAAGAAATTCTATCGGTAGCACATCTTCCGAAGTGGCTCAACTTAAAGGTATCCGTTATGCTGTTATGCAAGAGCCTTCCAAGGGCGACCGCATCAATGAGGGTATTATGAAGGAAATCACTGGTGGTGACCCTCTACAAGCCAGAGCATTATTCAAAGACAGTATCACATTTATTCCTCAATTTAAATTGGTCGTCTGTACTAATACATTATTGGATGTCGGAAGTAATGATGAGGGAACTTGGAGAAGAATTTGTGTTTGCGAATTTATTTCCAAATTCTGCCCTAAAGCCGAATTTGATGATGAGCGAAAATATCAATTCGAATTAGATAAGAAACTTGATAAGAAGTTTGCTGCTTGGGCTCCTGTCTTTATCTCTATGTTAGTTCTCAAAGCTGTTCAAACAGATGGTCTTGTCAATATTTGTTCAGCTGTTAAAGCTAGTAGCTCTAATTATAGAAATACACAGGACTATTATAGTGAATTTGCTGCTGACAAGATTAAGAAGTATCCTGGTGGAAAGATTAGAGAAACCACTTTATACGAAGTATTTAAAGTATGGTATCAGTTACATCACGGTAAAAATGTTCCAAAGGGTCGTGATTTATTCGAATTTATTAACAAGAAATTTGGAAAAAAACAACGAGGTGTATGGAATGGATTATCCATTGTATATGATGATTTTGACCCCACACTAGATGGTGATGAATATGAAGAAGATGATTAAAATTAAAATCCAATAAATAAAAAATCTAATAATTTATTTTTTATTTATTTTTATTTATTTAAAATTGATTTACAATTTAATAATTATATTATTACATCACTCATAATAACTTTATCAAAAAATGAACTCAATTTCGCCATACGATTTGGAAACTGGACATACATATTATATTGAAAGCTATAATGAAGGTGTTCGTACAAACAAATATCGTGGCGTTATTAATAATTTGAACGCATGTACCTGGTATGGACATAATGTACTTGAATTTGGAAATATGATTGAATATGTAAACGGACAAGAAACCACATCGACTGAACGGGGTTCTCCAGTCTTTCCCGGAAATATCTTTTATGTACATGTAGGTACTAACGCAACAGAACCCCAATATTGGTTATTTTATAAACCCGTTGCTGATTATTTAATGACTACACAAGTGCTTAGACAATGTACTCGCTTGGATAAAGTAAGTATTTGGGGGTTATATAAACAGCATTTGGGCAAAGCCCTGGGGGAGGGCGCAACATCTGGTGGAACCCCACCGCTGCGGCGCGTTTGGTATGATTATTTGTACCGAATAAAAAGGGTGTGATACAACTAAAGGATGCGTATCCGTATCCCGGAAACTAAAAATTATATATATATATTATATGCCCAAAACAGTCGTGGCCGATTCTCTCACGAAAGACGGCAGATTTTTTACGAAACATGTTTTAGAACAAATGAATGGAAAAACTCGTAAAAAGAATAGTGGAGGAGGAAAAACTCGTAAAAAGAATAGTAGAGGAAGAAAAACTCGTTCAAAAAGACAGAGAGGAGGAAATCAAAAAGAAAAGGATACATATCTTTTTGATGCAATTGATATTCATGATTACGACGAAGTTGAAAATGCCTTATATAACGGAGCTAATGTGAATGCTCGGAATAAAGATGGTGATACACCACTTATATGCGCAATTAATTCTGGAGAATATGATGTTATTGAATTATTACTTGAAAATGGCGCTGATGTAACAAACGAAGAACAGTCACTGGCTGAAGACCTGGAAGAAGACGACCAAGACCAATCTGGTATTCCTTATTTGATAGAAGTCTACATAGAAAGAAAAAAGAAAAAAGACGATTTTTTATTAAAACAATCTATTGTCGCACAGACTATTCCAAAAGTTTTGGAAAGACAAGAAGATAGGAAAAACCTAGCTATGGTTATGAGTGAAAAAGATGTAGGGAATGTAGGTGATGGAACAATGCCTTATGAACTACGACATGAAATAGGAAAATATCTAGGGGGCGGAAAAAGAAAAACTCGTAAAAAGAATAGTAGAGGGAGAAAAACTCGTAAAAAGAATAGTAGAGGGAGAAAACTGCTATAAATATGAGTTATTTTGTCCCATTTTAAATGACCAAGGGTGTAAATGATGAGTGTATACGACTACACTCATCATTTACAAATAGTTATTCTTTATTTCTTCGTCTATATATACTTTATTCCCAATAGCACTTATTATCTTTTTTGTTTCTTTTTCGTTATTCTCTATGTCTGTCATTACATTAAATATTAATGTTGTTAATTTTGTTTGAATATTTTCCTCTGTTTCCCATCCTTCGTTGGCTTCTTGCCATTTATTTATTAACATTCTTTGTTTTGATGCTATTTGCTGTATAGATGCTAATAATTTATTTAATTCTTTATCTTTTTCCCAAATATCTGCTTCCTTTACATATAATGTTTTTCGTTTTGTATCAGTACAATGTATTGGTCTATCCAGTATATCTAATTCTTTTAATCCATTCACCATCATATTCGTTATTGTCTTTGTTAATCCATTTTCTATTGTATCATCGTATGTTTTATTTGTTATAGGTAGTGATTCAATGAAATCTGTTAAATTCATCGCATTTTTACAATGCTCGTTTAAAAACATATTGATATTAAATTGATTGTTAGTAGTATTGTGACTATTTGTATTGTTATTGGTAGTATTTCCTAATTGAGGCATTACTTCCAACATTTTATTCATAACATCACTATTCTTAAAAAGAATACCTTCCATAATATCTTGATTCTTCAAAAGCATTTTCATCAATAACTCTTTATCTATATCAGTAGTAGAAATAGTATTGTTAGTTGCTGTTTCTTCCTTTTGAATAATGGAACAGATCTTTTTATGTCTCCATAATGTTGTTCTACTATTAAATGTATTTTCACAAAATTCACATTCATATTTTTTTTGGCATTTTATGTCCTTTTTTTGTTCCAAATTTGTTTCATTTGTTTCATTATTATGCTTCAATGTCATTGTGTGTTTTATCCAGTTACTTTCTTTGCTACAAGTAAAGTGACATTTTTCACAATAAAATTTTTTGGCATTTTTTGGCATCAAAATTGTTTCACTTTGTTTCATATATATGAAACAGAAAATAATGCCTAAATACTTTCACAAATACTTTAAAAATTAACAATCACAAATGAAAATTTTATAAAATCGAAATCAAACCTTTATGCTCTCAAGCACTTTTTCACCAACTTTTCCAATCCTATTTCCAATATTTGAAAATGGACATACTTTTTTGATGTCCTTTTTTGATTTTCCGATTTAGGTCTGTGAAAAAAAGTAAAAATGAAAAATACTACATATATCAAACGCAAACCACTTTTTATTACCTGTATTTTCTCTCTTCATATGTAGGGACTATACATTATATCAACAACCAGATACATTTTTGGCGTTTTTTGGCGAGTATTTTTGTTTCAAAATTGTAATTCATTGTCATTATCATAAATACTTTCTTCATCTTCAGGATTCCAATCATATTCCCATGATGGTTTATTACCCCAACATTCCCAAGCAATTCTTGGTTGTATATGAGTCATTATTGATGCCATATCTTTAATATCAGTCAAAACATTTTTTAGTAATTTACGGTGTGATGGTTTACAATATTTATTATAATCATGATAATCAGCAATGATATCTACAAGCTCAAATGGAAGATGACGTGGAATTTTCATACTCTATATTAGTAATTATATATATCTTAAAGAATATTAATTATAATCAATTTTTTTAATAAAGGAAATGTATTTAAAAGGAATAAGTATTATTTAACAATGGTACGAAAACCTGTTACATTTTTAAATACAGAATATAAAACACAGGGAGAATTTGGAAAATTTGTAGAAAAATTTATAGCGGATATTGGAATTTGTAATGATATTAAGAATGTATATAACGATAAATATGGTATACTAATTAAAATATTAGAAAGACACCCCAACTGGAATTCTAAATCCGAAAATATGCGCAATATAAAAATAATCAGTAATGTATTAAATAGAAAGGCATTGGAAATATGGATTATAAAAGATGATGGAGAAATTGATATATCTTGGCGTTGTGCAATAACTGGAAAAGGTAAATCGAAAAAAAATGAGTTAATGTCGGCTATGAGAGTTAGTGTAAGAGAACAAACATATAACTTCAGAAGAAATTGCGGTATTTATTGTTGTGAATTATGTGGTAATAATGAAAACTTAGAGGTAGACCATAACGACGAAAAAAATTCAGCATTTGATGAATTAGCATTTAATTTTATAAAAGAAAATAATGATATAAAAATTCCTAATAATTTTGGAGAATTAAATGATGGTACTAATAGATTATGTTTTTTAGAAAAAGATTATGTTTTTAGAGATAAGTGGGTTGAATATCATCGTCAACATGCTATATTAAGAATCTTATGTAAACATTGTAATATAAGCCGACCTAAAACAAAAAACAAACTGAAATATATTTAAACTTCTTCACCCTCTACCTTTCTCTCCTACTTTCTCTCCTATCGTATGCCATATCTTGTAAATAGTCTCTATAGTCTTCTCCATTCTCCATCAGATAATCTGAAGCTGGAAGTGGATCTTTACTACAATAACTACAATAACCACGACAAAACGGACATACGACTCGCTCGAAAGAATTGTTCTTTCTTATTATTTTATCCAAACATTGTTTACATGTTTGATGTTTATTTTCACAACCAGTATCAACCAACTCCTTTTTATATTCATAACAAATATCACAATGTTGTAAACCCAAATCTTCCTTACATACAGGACATTCTGTTTTATCATAATTACATTCAGAACATAATTTATGTTTCGATTCACAACTGGATATGGTAACCATAGCCATTTTTTCACAATGAACACATTTTTTATAATATTTGCGAACCTTTTTTTGTTGTTTTTTTATTTCATATATTTTATAGTGAATATCATGCATTACTTGGTCATAAAAGTATTGTTCACATAGCATTAGTTCATATTCATCATCTGCTTTACGAAATATTGGAACTAATGCTTTCCGTTTTTCTGTGTTTTCAGGAGTAGGATTATGTATTAGTGATATTCTTTTTGCTCGTTGCCATTGCATATATGCTTCATCTCGTATTTTTTCTAATTCTAATAATTTTGGTTGTACATCAGTATGATATTTGTTGTTTACATAATTCTCATATCTACAAAATTTTTTTTTATGATTTTGTAATTTCGTTCTATTGAAAATTGTATTAATATTTATATCATAATACAATTTTTGAATACGATTATCTTGATCGTAAATGAATTGATTTTGATTTTGTTCCATATTACCTTTGAAAGTTATTAATATATATTATTGTTATTATTACAATAATAATATATTAATCAATTTTTTTAATAAAGGAAATAGATTTAAACCAATGATGGTATAATTGTTTATATTATGAATAACATAGAGTTAAATATTTCTAATGAAAATGAAAATGATAAAGAAATATATTTAAAAAACTTAGGCAACGAAGCACTTGAATATTACTTCTTATATATGACTGATTATAAATATAATACTAGATTAGTAACATACACTATAATACCGATAATAATTATATCAACATTTACAGGAACTGCTACTATATTTCAACCTTATATAAATCCAGATAATCATTCAATATATTTAATTATAATAGGTTGTTGTAATATTATAGCTGGACTATTGACATTATTAAAAGAATATTCTAGAATAATTCACATGGAACAAAATATTAGTTATGTAGCTTATCCATATAAGCAATTAGGCAGAGAAATACAATTACATTTATGTCTTAAAAAAAATCAAAGAGACGACGATAAAGAGTTTGCTGTAAAATGTAAAGAACGAATGGATAGAATGCATGAATCAACACCAGGTGTTAGTGAATACGCATATAAAAAATTAAAAGAATTAAAAAAACCATCCAATAACAATAAACAAGATATTTCTGAAGAGATTAGTAGTCAGCCATAAGAAGTAATATAATATGGAAACATATTTAAACCAATGATGGTATAAATAATTATCTATAGATATGTCTTACGAATGTATTTATTGCGATTTTAAAGTGCCTACAAAGACAAGATTGAACCGTCATTTAGCTACACAAAAACATATGACAAATTTTGAAAAATGTGAATTGGAAGTAAAAAATACGAATATTGTGCCTGAAATAACAGAAGAATTGAACCAAAATAAAGAAACCGTTAAATTATGTGTGAATATGGATTGTGAAAGATATCCACCTGACTGGGATTTTGAAGAAGATACCGAAGATACTTATCAACAAGGCCAGTGGAAAAAATGTTGCTTATGTGATGGATATTTTGATGATGATGGAATGGGAGATATTTTATATGTACAAGAAGAGCCAAATAATCAAGAAGCCGAGTGTGATTTATGTGGAAAAACTGAAGATATAGTTCAAATGAAAGGTTGTGGACAATATCTTTGTGGAAATGCTTGTGATGAATCAGATGATGAATAATAATAATAATTTTAAGTTGCGGATGTAATTTCTTTCATTTTAAACGCATTATAAACAGCAGCATATTTAATATTGTGATTTTTAATTAGAACAGTTTTATTTCTATTTTTGAAAAATGTATTATTGAATATAATAATATTATACTTTTTCTTATTTCCTAATTTATTTTTGTTATACATATCTCTCATCTGTTCATCTGTCAATTCTCCTTTGAATCCTTTTTGACCATGAATTCTCATATAACTAATATCACTATTTGGATTTCCAAAATTTAATCCATTGGGCATAGTTCCTACCCAATTGGGTGTTTTTTCATCTTTAATAATATAAGTTCCACAAATGTTGATTTTATATTTATCCATTTCGTTATATACATAAGGATTAATCCATGATTTATTTCGAAATTCTATAATCATATTTATATCTTTGGGGAAATACTCTTTTAATTCACGAATTCTAGATAGATTCATTTCTGAGAAATTAAATGATGGAGGTAATTGAAATAATATTGATACTATTTTCTCTCTACAACATTGAATCTTGTTCCATAATGTATCCCAGGCTTCTTTAACATCTTTCAATCTTTTAATGTGTGTTATATACTTGGATGCCTTGATACTTAATTTAACATTTGATGGATAATTATTCCAAGCCTTAACTAATGTTTCAGTTGGAAGGCGGTAAAATGTAGTATTTATTTCTATACAATTGAGGTCTAATTCGAACCATTTTTTGCTTCCAATCATAAATCCAGCTGTTCCCGTTAAATAGGTCATTGTTAATTTAATAATATTTAATCTTTTAGAAACTAAATATTATAATTCAATTTTATTACATATTTGTATGTAAATATACCAATCTAGAATTAGAACGAATCCATTTGAATATTCCTATAATAAAGTTTAAAACAACAAAGGCAATACTAGGATATAAAGCGAGAGCAGCAACAATGGCCCATAATTTAAGTTCTGTGTATCTTTTAGTAATTATGATGGCCAATATCAATAATATAATAAGGTATTTATATTTATTTTGAAAATGATGGGACCACCAACCAGCGGTTCCATTTTGTTCATTTTCATAATAGGCCTTTCTATCAGAAATTTCAATAACATGAATTTGTTTTTCAACTTGTTTTTTAAGGAGAGCATTTTGTTTAGTTAACATTTCATATAGTTCTTTGGTATGTTCTGTATTTTGAATTTGACTAGTAAGTAATCTATGTTCTCTATTTAACACTTTCATATGATTTTCATGTTTTTCTACCATTTTACGACGGACTTCCATAGCTGTTTGTTTGTATCTATTTTGGTCTAGAGAAGCAGCAAGATTGGCTCGTTTATCTTTAATGTCTTGTTGTTCTTTAATATAAGAATCAACAAAATCAGTAACTTTACTAGCAGTATTATTCATCATTTTATTAAATTTTGCTATATTCAAATGCTTACCCAAATCATCAGCTTGAATACATTTACTAGGGTCTGATTCAGTAGCATTTTGTTGTTCATTAATATTAGGATCATAATCAGATGCGCTTGACATTATATTAATATATCAAAATATTTAAAAAGTGGCAAAAGTGGTATTATCCATATCACTATATCCCTTAACTCCTTTACTATTTGATTTAAAAACATTAACATTAAAATCTGATTTACCGAAAGAATTTTGTAAGCATTTGGATCCTACAAATCCTTCACTATGACTATCTTTATAAGTAGGAGTAACACATTTTTTGTTAGTATTATCCCAAACAGTTCCATAGTCATTACCTTCAGGGCAACAAGCCTCAGCAGCACAAGACATAGTTCTGTCTTGTTGTTTTGGTTGGTCATCATCATTACTATCACTATTTAAATCAACATCTTCAGAGTTAAAAGGGAAATCATACTCAGAAAATACCATATTGCTTCGTCGTGCGAGGTCGATTGCTTGGTAAACAACTACGACAATTGCTAATCCTACTAAAATACCAATAAGTGCCAAAGAAATATTTTTTGAAAGAATTTCTTTTTTCATTAAAATTCCTAAAATTAAGATTGGAATACAAAAATATACAATAGTTTTCATTACATTTGTTTGTGCTCCATATTTATCACTATAATAGTTGTTGATTTCAGCCATTCTTACTTTATTATATCTAGCTTGCTCTAAAGCAGAAAGATTTTTGGTAGCATTTTGTAATTCTTTACCAACAACGCCAGTAACAGCAATTTCGTCGACCAAACTATTTCTAGATTCAGCAACATTTGCTTGATTTGAAGCATAACTAGCACTGACTGATGTATACAAACTAGATTTAAGTGCTTGTAATTGTTGAATTTGTTGTAAAAGAGCATTTTGTTTATTAACATCAGGATTTGTTTGAACACTTAATGCTTCTAAATTATTATAAATACTTTGAATTTGAGCATCTATTTGACCAATCGTCTGTAATGTTTGATCATCTCTTTGTAATTCTTGTTGAATCATTTGACTATCCATTATATATTATCACGAGAGATAATATAAAATTATGGTAATTTATTTATTTCATAAATTTAAGAGCTCCAGCTGTTATTCCCATAGCAGCTATACTCCATAATAAGAATTTTTTATCATTACTTAACATATTAAGAGTAGCATCTTCTTCTAAGGCGGCATCGTGTTTTGTTAGTTTACTAGTTTTTTCAATACTACTATAAACTTGTTCATATTTTTGTAGTCTATTTTTTAAGAGATTAAATTGACCTATAAGTCTGTTATTTAATTGAACATCTTCAGCTCCGAGTTGAACGATTTTGGCGTGTATTTTTTCTAAGATAGTATTTAAATTTCTATATTGAATATTCACATTTTGTAAATCTCTGGATGATATGGTCCCTAGAGCGCAAGTGGTATAACTATCCATTGTGGGACCCATACTATAATGAAATTCATTTTGAGATAGAGGAGTTACAGTTGAACTACAACTACTTTCTAAAGAGGTAGCAGGCATTCTTACATAAAGATTATATGCGGAATCTTTTATTCTACTATTACTAGCACCAGGCCACATATTACCAGATTTTAACGAGTATGAACTACCTTGTGTTTCAAATCCAACACATCCATTGGCCTGTCTACATAAGTTTTTAACATCATCGATATTTGTAAATGTTCCCTGACTAATAATGTTGCCAGGAGACCTGTATCCTGATATCAATTGAAAATCCCCAGGAGCATTAACAACGCCTTTTCGTGCCATATTAACTGGAATTCTTTTTGCTTCAAGATTATCAGTAATATGAAATGTTTGATTTAGATTACCACTTTCGGCACCGACTGTAGTGTATTTTGAGAAAGTTGGAACTGGAGGATGATATGTATGATGAGTTCTTCCCAAAAAACTTTTATGTTTAGTTGTATATCCTGGAATCTCTCCACCTAATCGTTGACCATTCCCATTGCTAGTACAATATTTATTATCATCTACTGCGTTACTAGCGTTTCCACCAACATAACATGGCGCTGTTCCATTTGACCCAACTTGTTTTCCAAATATAAATGTATTATTGCCCATATCCGCAGCTCTTTGTTTACATTGTTCAAAAGTGCTATTACCTATATTACTTTGATATTCTCCAGGATTACCACTAAAACAACCATTATATGTTAGTTTGCTAATAGTATTTGGCTCTGTTACAAAAACATTTTCTCCTGCATGTTCACATGATTGATTTTCAATCATATTACTTCCTTTAATTAATTCTTGACCCCCCATCTTTATAATGTTGCCTAATGGTGCTGTATAAATAGAATAATCTTGTCCTTCATCAGGGACAACATTTTGATAAGTTGTCCCCCAATTGGGAGGACAACTATTTTGTCCTTGTATAGAATTCGCTATTGTTGGACTGGGTAAAAGTTTGGAAACACCCCGAGCCGTAACATAACTTACAGCACCATTTGACTCTCTAATATATTTATTAGCGAATTTATTATTCGATTTATTACTAGCACTGACATATTTTCGAGAATTATCCAATCTATCTTCAATGGCTTGATTATAAGCCTGTAATTCTCTGTTATATTGTGTCTGAAGCTCTTTTAGTTCTTGGAAATCATCAAGATTTTTTTCGATAACTGGTCCTCCACAACTTTGTTTTGTTAAATTAATATTAAATTCTTGTCTTCTATTTGAATTTAATGTAGTGCTCCACGCAGTATTTTGATTTCTATCAATCAAAGAAACAGTTGTTCCATTTAATCGTTCTTGACAACAATCAGGGCGATTATAAATAACAATTTTTTTAACATTTACTAATTTACCTAAATCAACTTCCCACCATCCACCACTTGTTGATGAAGAGCAAGCACTATTAGGCCATGCTTCCGTTGCTGAAACATTTCCATCTAAAGCCATATATGGATTTGTTCCTTGATAATATGAACTCATTGTTGCTGTAGGAGTTCCAGGAAGTCTTTCTCTTACTCTACACATATGATTATCCCCTCCTTCACCAGTAACTACAGGATCTCTATAAATCCAACAATTTGGATTCAAACCTTCAGTAGATTTCTCCGTTTGTATTTCCCAAGCAGAACATTTTTCTCCATTAGACATACCAGAATTATTATTACATCTTTCTTCACATTCTCCAGTAGTTATTTGTCCCATATACATTGAACCAGGTGAACCAACAGTCTTACCGACATTAGTATCTTTCCTACACATACCATCAGTAACACTATATGTATTGGAATAATTACTATTATCTCTAACTAATGCTACATTAATTCCATTTTCATCATATACTTCAACTTGTTGAATTGTTAAAAAATTACCTGATTGGTTTAATTTAACATACCGAATTTTATCCGTTTCACACATTACCATTTGTCCAGGGTCAGCACCTTGTGGAATGTCGAAATTTGATGGGTTTTTTTTTTGAGTTAATCTTGATATAACATCAAATCCTTCAATACCATCTAAATCTTTTTTAAGATTTGTTTCTTGCTTTTTTCTATTTCTAACATAAAATTCACCATCTTTGACAGTTTTTGACATTATTAATATATTATTATAATAAAAAATATATTAATTTATTTATAACGGATCAACCATTATTGTGGATAAATATTTCCAAAAAGCTACTCCATAAGATTCAGCTTGTTTGTAATAATATTTAACAAAAATTAAAATCCAAATTCCGACAAAAGCATAAGCTATTGGTGATATACTTTCACTAGGGGAACCGATTATATGAGATGCTAAAAATAATGATATTATTACTAATAATATCCATAAAAAGTAGATTGAATAATTAGATTGTTGTCTGAAATCACTGTCTTCTTCTTCTCCAATAGCGTCGGGTTGTAATAAAAGGGCATTGATTCTTTTTCTATCTCGTGCTAATTTATCCAATAGGTTAGATAATTCATTGTTAGTCGTTTTCCTAGTTGTAGTTAATGAATTATTTACTTTCTCTAATCCAATATTATCTTCTTTGGATTGGTCGATTAAACTTTTTATTTCTGTTTGAAGTTGTTTCATCTGATTTAAAAGTGTTTCTCCTTCAGAGCCACCTAATCTAGAACTTCCATTGGGGGCTAATGATGTTATTATTCCATCTTGATATTGTGGATTAGTGGCTCCCCCTTTTACTCCACCGTAACATGTTTGTCCCCATTCTCCTTGATCGGTTGTTGTATTGTATACAACACTAGAATAGGCTGTATCTTTATCTTGAACTGCTTTTACTTTACATTCGTCAATATTTTTACCTTGTCCTAGATATTTCCAATTATCATTACTAGATCTTGCTTGCACTCCAGCTCCAGTCATATAATTTTCATTAGGAATATTATCCCAATATCCGCCAGATGATTCTGGAGTATGAACATAAATAGCGTCATTTGTATTTGTTATATAAAAATTTTCCGAATTATCAGGATCACCTGATACAGTTGCTACACCAGAGGCGGTATTATCGGCTCTTACCCACTTAGATGTTCCTAACATATCTGTTTTATAAATATTTCTAGTCATTCCAACAGCATAAACATATTTATTAGATGTGGCATTTATCCAATAAAATTGCCAGTTTTGTTTTCCAAATCTTTTCCATGAACCAGTTCCATTAATTGGCCTCCACCACGCATATTTATTAGTATCAATACCATATACATATTGGTTACTACAACTCAATTGAACAATTGGAGGACCTATTTTACTAGGATCAGGTTGAACAATACCTTCCAAATATAAATCTTCTCCCCAACCGGCATTTGCATCTATTCTAGTAACAGTTAACTGATTTCCATTTACCTTTACACTAAATCTATCACCCCAACCAGGATTTTGAGCATTTACCTGCCATTTATTAACAGTCATATCATTATGTGGTAGTGTTACTACTTTATTATTTGTATTTGAAGGGCCTACATGAATAGGAATATAACTAGAACCATCAGTAGTATTATATACAGTATTACACCACCCCCCTCCTGTAATTTTATTATCTTGGTCACATGTTCCTAAACTAGTTATTCTATTCCAATCACTTCCACAAAAACATTGCCCAGCATGACCATTACCATCCTGTAAGCTAAAATATTTTTCTCCTTGACATTGTTGATTACAACCAGCTTTAGTATATATACCTTTATATGTCTGTAACATTCTGTTTCCATTATCTTTCCAATTTCCAAGAGCTGTCCATCCTATTTTTTTTTCAGGAATAGATACTAATGTAAATTCTCCATTACAAGGCTGTTTACAAAACCAAACTGAATTTCCTTCGCCCCCTACTACCCATACATATCCTCCTCCTTGAGAAACACTTGAAGCTTTACCTGGTATATTATTCCAACTACCAGTTCCATCTTGATTCATTTTATAGATATCACTATTCGAATTTACTCCCCATACTTCAGATTCTCCACCAGTTAATTGTTTTAAACTTCCTCCTGGACTTATCCAATTGTTATCCGAGCATGGTTTTTTACATTTGAAAATCGCATCATTAGAATTAACCCCCCAAATATAATCTTTACCAGCAGCACTAATTTGTTTTAAAGCACCTCCTATTCTTCTCCAACCTCCACTAGGTGGCTTACGATTAACAGTCTCTGATTTTATTAATGTATCATAAGCAGTTTGCATAGAATTATATTGCTTAATTTTCATGTCTAATTCTTTGGCTAAAACTTTCGATTCAATTAATGTTTCATATTTACCAGGTTTTTCATTAATCACTGTGTCAACAAACGACATTATTATATATATAGTTTTATAAGAAATAAATATATAATTCATTTAAACAATAGTAATTGAATTGCTAGTAACAACAACTTTATTGTATAAATATACTATGAATAATAGAGTAAATACAGCAACTATAACATAAGATATACCCGCAATTTTTTTAGAATCAGAAGCATAAGCAGCCATTGATAAACTAATTATTAAAAACATTAAAAGAATCCATATTAATAAGAAATAATAATTGGATGTCATTCTAAGTTCGGAATCTTCTTGTTCACCACCAGCAGTAACTAACATTCTCTTATTCTTTGCTAACATTAAATTATCTTTATCAATTTGATCAATATAGGTATTCATTTTACTTCGTGTTTGAGAAAGCTGATTATTAATACTTTGGTCTTGGGTAGAGAGAGAATTAATTTCTTTTGTAATAGCTGCTGCCTGAAATTTCAATTTAATATTTAATTGATTTAATTGTTTCCAGATTGTAGGATTAACATCTAATGACATACAAGGTTCAACTGACGACATAGAATTACCTGACGGGATAGCATTATAAGCATCGTTAGATAATTCCAGAATATTCATTTGAGCACATGAACTAGACATTTTGGTTCCTTCAGGGAAAGAGTGTTTATAACCTTGAATATCAACCCACGCCATATCTCCACTGTCAGTATTTTTAACTACTTGGCCAGCAGCCCCACAAGGAGTTCCAACATTCATATTAGCGCCGCGTGTTAATTGACTAGGAACCTCGCCTGGTAATTGTTCGTATCCAGCTGGGCAACCCTCTGGATTACCATCATTCCAAGCATCACCGGAATACCAATAATAATTACCAAAATTATTAACATAGTAGATACCTCCACTAGAGTTTCTAATATTTTTACCTAAATAAGGAGATACTTCATTTAATTGATTTTTTCTATTCATTAAATCTTCACTAAATTGTTTATAAACTTGATTATATTGAGCTATTGTTTTATTAAATTCATTCTCAATACTTTGTAATCCTTCTACAGTTTTTTTGTCCTTGAGAGATAATCCGGATGAACCATTTAAACCTTCAATAAGAGAACCCTCTTGGATTATTTTTAAATGTGGTTTAACTATATCATCTACTTCTTCATTATAATTTAAAATTGCCTTTCCTTGTTCTAAATTATATTTAAATGTGCCATTTCCTTGAGTATTAAACATTTTACTATAAACTATAAACAGAAAAATGTTTTCTATAATGTAAAATTAGACAGATTGGTTTAATTTATCTTTAATTTTATCATAAATTGTCATTAATATTTTTTCAATAATAACTCCTAATACTAGTACGACTAATATAGCCATAATATTTTGTTTAAGATCTAATTTAAAGCTACGATAAAAGATTCCACATCCAATAATACCAATTAGCATAACAATAATTATTCTTATTTGTTTTCTATACCAATCAATTTCATCATCGAATAATCCTTCCGCTGTTAAAGATGCTCGTTTAAGTGATCTAGCTTCATTTTTTAAAGTAACATTCTCTTTTTGAAGGATTTCAATTTCCTTAGTTAATTCATCAGAAAGCTTTTGATTGACATCAATCTCAACCTCCATTTTATTCTTAAGAACAAATCCTTGTGAATTTATTTCATTTACTACTGATTTGACATGTTGAATTTCTTGAGCAGGAATTATATTTTTTGGATTTTGTAAATAGGAAACATAATGAGGAACAAAATTTTCTAAAATTAAAAAAAATCTTTGATTTAAATTTGTTAATTGATTTTTTGTTTGCTTAATAATTTCCATTATATTTATTACTGAGAACATATTCTATAATAATCGGCTGTAATTGCTGTTTTACTAGGTCGGATTATTTTACAAATTTGACCTGGACGAAGTCCAATTGCGATTGCTACAGGGTCATATCTAGATATTTGTGGAATTTGATTATCTTTATTAATATTAAAAGTTTTTTTGAATTCTACAACCTCTTCATCTTTTAAGATTGTATGCTTTGGAACATATTCGTGTTCTAAAATATTGTATTGAAGTCTATCTAAATTATAAATAATAATAAAGATTCCTTCTTGCTCCCATATTTCATTTAAAATATTGAGTAAAGGGTCATGTGGGTCTTGTTTAATAAGAATCATTAAAGTATCTCCTTTATTTAATACTTGTTCTAAATTATACAAGTCATCTATGTAATCATTAATATTTTCACGCCTGAGAGTTTTTGCTAAATGGTATTTTACATAAATTTTATCAGACTTTTCAGATTTTGACATTAACATATCTAACTGTTTATTATTATTCATGATATGAACTTCATTAACACTAAATTCTTCATAATCTTTGGTATTAAATCCTTGTTCTTGTAACAATTTTAATAAAACTGTTCTGGATTTAAATAATGATGATGTAGTTTGACTAGACTGTGACATTCCTATTTATAATACAAAATTATATTTTTATTTTGTTTCAATTTTATATTATAATAATTAAAATTTAATAGTTTTCTTCTCACTAGAATCATTTTCTTCGTCTTTATTTTCCTCTTCTTTTTCATTTAAATTATCATTGATTATTAACTCAATTCCATCATCCCTTTTAGGTTTTGTTTTTTTTAATAATTCTGTAATATTTTCAACTTCTTTATTATCCAATGTTGTATCTATTTCTATTTCAGGATTTATTACTTGATTATGCGTTGATTCTATAGAATTATTATTTGGCATAATAACCACAGGTTTGTCAGAATCTAAAACAACTATTTTTCCTCCACCGGTATAACTATTTGGCAAAGGAGGAGGAGGTCCTGATGGAGAAGGTGGGCGATACTCGGGACTTTCTGTGGGATATTGGAGTTTCATTGGCGGTCCATAAAGAGGACTTGTTGGTGGGGTTCCTGTTGGTGTTGTTGGAGCATAAAGAGGACTTCCAGGAGCATAGGGTGGTGAATTAGGGTCATATGTTGGTGAATTAGGATTATAAAGAGGACTTCCAGGAGCATAGGGTGGTGAATTAGGGTCATACATTGGTGAATTAGGATTATAAGCAGGACTTCCAGGAGCATATACTGGTGAATTAGGGTCATATGCTGGTGAAACTTCTCGTTCTCTTTGAACTTTATCCATAGCAATACTCCAATTATTAGGAACTTGATTAATATTTAATGATTCAATCATAACATTAGGAGGAATGGGTGTTCTATCAATCATATAAACCATTGCTTTTGTTTTCCATCCAGCAGGATAGCGGTTTGGTAATTGACCATCATTTTCTCCAACAAACCAAACTTCTGTTGCATCACCTTTAGTATTAAGAATAATGGACTTATAAGCTTCACCTCGATCTTCATCATAACTATAATAAGACCATCCTAGTGCTTCAGGTTCTAAGGTAATGCTTTCTTCTTTGGGAAATTCAGTCGGTTCGTTAAGACCCTCTGGAGTTTCTAATAATGTATGTTTCCATGCTTTATCTTTGTTATCTCTATTAATCTTTCCAATTTCAAGTTTAATATCAGCATCTTCATCTTCATTCTTAGTTAGTTTTGCTATATTATTAGAGAATCCAAGTGATGTTAATTGATCAATATTATCTTCGGTTATTAATCGCATTTGAATATTCATTGCCTGTAATTCTTGAATTAATAATTTAAAGGCATATGGTATTCTTAAAACACTAAAATTTCTTCCATATTTGGATATATTTTCAATATTTAATTTTTTATCAACTGTTGTATGGAACTTAATAGGTCCGTCAGACATTGGACTCAAAAATAAATTTTGACTATTGTTATAAATAGCAATAGAACCAGTATTATTACAAACTGCCATAAAATATTCATCACCTCTATTTAACATAGACTCTTGTAAAAATCCAGCAGCTCCATGGGCAATAACACCATCACGTTCCATCTCTCCTATTCTTAATCCACCGTCATTTGCTCTTCCTCCAACGGTCTGACGTGTTAAGCTAGTCTTTGGTCCTCGTGCTCTATGATTAATTTTATCTTTAACCATATGTTTCAATCTCATATAATAAGTAGGACCAATATAGATCTCAGCATCTAATTGTTCACCATTCATTCCATTATATAATATTTGATTTCCTGTAGAATTATAACCATTTTGAGTTAATATTTTTCCAAATTTATCATGTTTTGAACCTTTATTTATAAATGCGGTACAATCACCATAACCACCAACATTTAAACAGGCTTTTCCCATTAAAGTTTCAACTAATTGTCCAATAGTCATTCTAGAAGGTAATGCGTGAGGATTAATAATGATATCTGGTCTAACACCATCATCAGTAAATGGCATATTTTCTTCTGGAATAACAAGTCCAACTGTTCCTTTTTGACCACATCTACTACAAAATTTATCTCCAATAGCAGGGATTCGTTCCTCTCTAATTCTTACTTTTGCTAATCGGAACCCTTCTTCATCTTCAGTCATAAAAGTTTTATCTACTACACCCAATTGTCCTTTTTTAGGATAAGTTGAGTCATCAACACTAATATTTGGGTCGGATAAATTAGTTTTAACCTTTCCAATGATAGCTGTTTTATCGTCTACTGGAACATTCTCTTTAATGAGACCATAACCATCTAATTGACTATAATCATAACCATATTTTTTCCCATCTACTGTAGTGTTTTCAATATTTTGAAAATGTGAATCAATAGTGCTATCACCTACCTTTGAACTTTCTTCACGATTTTCATACATATTATAGTAGGTTGTTCGAAACATACCTCTCTTAAGCGAACCTTCATTAAATAAAATAGAATCTTCAACATTATAACCTCCGTAAACCATAATAGCAACAATTACATTCTCTCCATATGGATGTTCTTCATTATTAATGAATTGTAAATATCTACTTTTAACAAGAGGTGTTTGTCCATAATTTAAAACGACTCCCATTTTATCAATTCTACTAAAAAAGTTTGAACTATATAATGAGACTGCTTGTTTTGCCTGGCCACAAAAGAATAAATCTCTTGGTAATTGATTATTTTCTGGGAATACAATTTGATTACCCATAACTCCTAATAATAACGATGGATGAATTTCAATATGTGTATATGGTTTATTATCTTCAAAATCGTAATCATTTGAAATTAAAGCAGTTTCTTCTTCTGCTGTATCAAGATATTCGATAACAGCTTCGGTATTGTCTAATTTTTCGAAATCTGTTGTATCGTATAAGTCATTAATTTTATAAAACTCACAAGTGTTTAAATGGTAATCATCTATTTTTTTCTTAGCAAATCCACTAACGAGATTAGACCATGAGAAAGTATTATTATTGATTTTTTCCAATATTTCTTTTCTTTTGAAAGCGGGTTTTTTATCATCAACATAAAAAACGGGTCTACATAATCTACCAGAATCAGTAAAGATAATAAGTTCATTTTTTTTAATATTCCAACTAATGCTGTTATAAATAGGTATTAATCCATTTCTCTTATATTTTTTAACAAGTCGTAATGTTTCCTGTGGATTATTAACAGTACCAACCCATGAACCATTAATAAATATTTTAGTAGCACTATATAAATAGCTATTACTACATTCTTCTAATAATTTCATTTTACAAATACTTCTCATAAATTTCATCATAGGATAACCGGAACAACCACTGGTAATATGTGTAGAAATAGACATATGTTTATGAAAACCAACATTACCACCATCTGGTGTATCTACTGGATCGATAATTCCCCATTGTGAACCATGAAGCAATCTAGGTTTAACTACTTTGGCGGTGGAATCCATAGGGAGATTAATTTTTCTTAGATGAGAGATAAAACTATTATAAGAGAGTCTATTGAGACCTTGAACAGCACCTAATTTTTTAGTATGCTCTTGAGAGCCCCAGTTTCCTTTAAATGCTTTTTTAAATCCAGTTTCAAGAACACGCTCATTAAAAATTTTTTCATAATTGTTAGTAATAAGGTCTTTAAAACTTTCATTTTGATAAACAGTTTTAGATTTTTTTAAGTTATATTCAGTATCTAAGCGTAATTTAATATTATCTTGTTGTAATTTGAAATATTCTTTAAATAAGTCATATAACATAGTTCCTGGAACTTCAACGCGTTTGAATCTAAAACTATCTCTATCTGTTGGAGCTTCCATTTTGGTAAATACAAGTAATAAACTGTTAACAATATATCCCAAAAAATATGCTTTTTGTTGAAAATTCAACTCACCGATATTAGGTAAGAAATAATTACATAAAATATCCATAACATCGGTTGTAGTATGGCCTTTTGTAAATGTTTTAATATATTCTAGGGCAGTATCTTGAGTAAATATTTTTCCAGCATCATGAACACTAGGAATAAATAAATCAACCATAGAACTATTTTGTTCAATATCTAATAGACAGTATTCGATAATTTGTTTGTCAGATATTACACCCAATGCTCTAAAAAGAATAAATAAAGGAATAGGTTTTTTAACATTGGGTATATTAACAACAATTTGATTATTGCTGTATTCTTGAGTAGGTGCGACAATTCTGACAGAAAGTGTTCTCTCAGGTTTGGAGGCATCCTCTGAAACCGTTCTAATATCGGCACCATGACTATAAATATCATTATAGTTCTCTCTAATATAAAGCATATTATCAGCAAATTTTTCTTGACTAATAATAACTTTTTCTTTTCCATCTACAATAAAATATCCTCCATAATCGTTGCGACATTCTCCCATATTGTATCTAACCTGACGATTAAGTCCATTTAAAATACATAAATCTGATTGTAACATAATAGGAAATCGTCCAAGAAATAGTTTATCATATTGATGTGAACTTTCTTGAAGTTTTCCATTATCATCAATTATCTGAAAATCGACTTCTAAATCATAATGAATAGTGATACCATAATTCATATTTCTTAATCGAGCTTCATTAGGATACATATAATGTTCTCTATTATCATCGTAAATTACAGGTTTACCATAATAGATTTTTGAGCCATCTTTTCCACCTAAATATAATTTACATTTGTATTTATATTCCTTGGTAGTAGGATCTTGTTCTTTTTGGAGATTAATTGGATTTTTTTCTTTGAATACACTTTGTAATCCAGTTTTGAAAAATTCATTGTATGAACTAATATGATGTTGAACTAACACTTGTGGATTATCATAAAAAAATTTTTCAATTATATTCCAAGTAGCAGTCGTATACTTAAGACTCATTTATATTATATCATAAGTATATTTTTTTATAATGTATTCATTAACATATAAATTTTTATTTATTAATGATTAATTAATTAATATTCTTGTTCTTTTTCTTGAACAATCATTACAGAAGAATTTTGCTTCATTATCATAAAAAGACCTAAAGCAATAAAATAAAACATAATAGGAAAAAACACTAAAAACCAAGAAATACCAGAATATCCGTTTTTACATAAGGAATCTAATACTATAGTAACAAATAGAAGATAGACTGCTTTAATAATATAGATAAGGTATATATTGTCAACAGGACAATCATAATTACCCATACAGAATGAGCCTTTGTTTCCGATATTAGAAAATATCATTATAAAAAGTGTAAGAACACTTACTACAAAATATATCATAGCAGGGGTGCATAGTTTTTTAATTTCACCTAACATTATGATATATTTAAAGAAAAAATATTTTTTAAACTCCAGCTGTTTGATTATTAGCATCAACAAAAATAGTTCTTACATCAGGGGGAGTTGCTCCGATAAATTTGTAATCTGAATCGATTGGTTGTTCTTGTGTAGGGAATGGGTTTTGGCTAATAGGTTGTTGTTTTCCAACTAAATTAAAATATCCTCCATTAACTCCATATTGAGCCCCTCTTCCTAAATTAACAATTTCTTGGAAAAAACCTCCTTTTTGTCCTTTTCCTTTACCCTTTCTTTTTCGTCTTTTTCCACCAGTCATACCAGATGAACCAGCATAAGGGTCTATTCCTCCAACAACTATACCATTAGGGCTAACTTTGAAATGGTTGGACATAGCAGCTCCTTGTGTATCTAATCCTTGACTAGCAGCAGCTCCAGGCCATGATGCTTCATTTCCTCCATCCCATGAATATCCTACAGGTCCTGCTGCGGGACTAGAAACCATACCACCTTTCATTACTCCACAACCACAATGTCCTCCATGTCTAACCATTCCTCTACTTTTTCTTCTGCGTAATGCTATTTTTCTACTATGTTTATGTCCGCGTTTAAGATTTTTAACAGAATGTTTTTTATGTGATTTTCTTCCGCGCTTTGGGGATTTTCTACTATGTTTGGTAGACTTTTTATACTGTCTTTTTCTCATCGATTTTGCCATAATATATATTAGATATAGAAATTATTCTATATCGACATGAGTTAATAGATGTCTACGACAACACATTCTCTTTAATCCTAATTTGTCTAAAACTTCTCCTTCTGGAGTTTTGTCAATAAAATCTTCTGTCAAATATACAACTTTGTCAACTTCCATATTACGCGCCATCTTAATTTTACGAACTTCTTTTTGGTAATATTCATACATATTACCAACCACTTTTCCACAGGTAAAACACTTTACAGGTATGATCATCTTGAATTATATATAATATATATAATTTTATATATAAATCAATTTTTTAATATATTATTTATTTATTCTTTTGGACAATTATTTCCATAGCATTTATTTTTGAAATAGTAATATTCAATATCTTTTGTTTTTCCATTTTCATCTCTTCTGAAGGTTGGTCCATGTTCATCACCAGAACGACAAGATTCTTTGCCGTCCATATCGGCATAAACACAGCATGAGGTCGCTAAACAATTATCCTTGCTTAATTTACCACAACTAATTTCTAATTCATGTCTTTTACCTTCGTGTGATTTACAAAATGAGGTTGGTGGGTTTTGAAAAGCTTCAATATCAACAATTTTTTGAATACGAGTATCTAATACAGGAGTTAATTTGAATTCTATTATTGAAAAGAATACCATCATACCTATTATTACTATAGTAACTGATAACATAAGAGGTCCTAATTTTTTTAATTCTTCCATATATATAATTTCTTATATTTTATTCTTCTAATTCTATGATTTTTGTTCCTTTACTCGTTTTTACTTTCTTATGTTGTTTTCCTGATTTATGAATATTATTATGACAATCTTCGCATAAAGTTAATAAGTTTGCTGGATGATTTTTATGAAATGATTTGATCATATTATTCTCATTGGCATTCTCTTGGTGTTGTAAATGATGAACCTCTGTTCCAATTTTTTTCTTACAAAGTTCACAATTTCCCATTATTTTTTTGCTGTTAAAATGTGATGTTTTTTTTGATAATATGCCTTCATTTGATTTGTTATATTTTTTTCTTATATTATAAGCGTTTTCTAAAAAATCTTTTGGTAAATGTAAAGATTTACATACTTCTAATCCATACATACTTTCACCAGAACCATCTTTTAATTTTCTATCATATATCAACATATCTTTTTCTTCATTATAAGAGACAGTTAAATGTTTTACATCTAATTTATTCATATCATCAATCTCATCAAAATCTAATATTTCGTGTAAATGAGTAGCAAAGACAGAAGAAGATTCTTTTTTATGAAGTGCTTGAATTCCTGACATAAAAATACTAACAGCTGAGTCATGTTCTGTTCCTGAACATAATTCATCACCTAATATTAAACTATTTCTATTTGCCATTTTTAATATGACTCTTAATTCAGACATTTCTACCGCAAATGTGGATTGTCCTTTAAATAAATTATCATTGCCTAATATTCTTGTGAAAATGGCATTGTATGGAACAAATTCAAAATTTTTACACGGTACATATAGTCCAGCTTGTGCCATTATAATATTTATCCCTAATGCTCTAATTATACTTGTTTTACCCACAGCATTTGTTCCATATAGTAACATTAAGTCTTTATCTAATCCAACACTAATATCGTTTGTGACATATAATTCTTCACTATTCAATTGTTCAATTAAAGGGTGTCTAATTTCAGAGGCCTTAACATAGGATTTATCACCTAATTTGACAGTAGGTTTATTGTAATTGTATTTGGTTGCTATATAACAGTTATTTTGGAGAATATCGATGGTAGAACAAAAATTATTAATATTCAAAAATTCACTTTCAAAATCTTGAAGACTATGTATGAAATTATTGTAAACTAACTTTATTAAATCTATCATTTTTTGTTTTGATGAAGTAATAGATTTACTTAATTCGTGAATTAATGAATTTTCAATATTAACATTAGAACCACTAGATGTTGCGTAAGTGAATTTTGTGGATAAGTTATAATATTCAAATATGTCATTATTATTGAACCCTATAGAAATTTCGTCCTTGCGAATTTTTTGTAATTCCTTTTCCAAAATTTTAGACCTTCTACTAGTACATTGGAGAGAAATTCCATTTTTATCAGTTTCGTGTATTTTAACAAAATCATTTTTCTGCTTTTTCTCTCCATTTAAAATAATTTCATCTAATTTCATTCGGATTGATTCTAACTTGTTATTACTTTTATTGTATATGTTTACACAATCATCCAATTCTTTGTTAATTCCAATATTAATAAAATTTGGGATAGTAGAGTCTAATGATGTAACAGATTTACACAATTCTAAATTAAAAGTGTGTTTAATCAATGTTTGAAATTTGAAACAAATATCATTAATATCCATTTCAATATCTTCTTTTAAATATTCCATAATAGTAGAGTCTGGAGTAATATTATTATACATAGTGGATATGGTAGATAAATTATCGTAAAAATTAGACAAATTGATTGGATTAATTTTTTTAAGATATATTTGTCTGTTTAATTTTTCGATATCTCGGATATTTTTTAGATCTTTTCTCCAAGTTTCCCAAGTATTTTTTGAATTTAATAAATGTTCTGTAATATTATAACTTCGATCCATTTTATTTTTATTAACAGTTGGATGTAATATATTATATTTAAACTTTCTAATACCCATAGGTGTAATACAATTATTCAATAGATTACTGACAGAAGACATTTTTCCTTTATATTTATTATCATCTATAATATTTAATTGTTGTAGACTATGATTGGCTAATAACATTCTATCTGTTGTATTTTCAATAACAGGTTCTTGAATTTTACTTATTAAGTTAGGATTATGTTCAAATATAAAATTCAATAGATATACATAACTTTGAAGTCCATAAACAAATGGATTTGTATTATCAATGAGAGATTCGGAAATTGTTGAAGAAAAGAATTGTTTAATAATTTCTCTCTGATATGTTTGTTTTTCTGTGTTCTTCACTCGTTTATCTGTAGTATGTATATTGATTATCTTACAACTATCTATATTAATATAGGTGACAACATCATTTATCTTTTTTTCATCCATATTGGAAATAATTATAGTTTCGTTAGGACTGTATGTATTTATAAATCTCTCTAATTCATCATAACTTGTTGGATTATGTTCATTTTCTGTTATAATTTCAAACATATTACTTTTTCCAGTATAAATATCAATTGCGGAAACACCAATAATTATATAACCATTTTTATTTAATTTTGAAGGTTTGTGTGCCTCGATCCATATACAAGAAATATTATTAGATACATGTTCACTTTCCTCTTCAAAATAAGTTCCAGGAGAGAAAATACCTTTTAAACTACGAGTAGTATTATTAGTAGGAGCATCTTGTTCGTATATTACAACTGTAAATCCAGATTTAATCATTTTATCCAAATACTTCTCTAGAATTGGAGGAGATCTTGATGTAAAACCTAACATAAGAACAGATTCTGTCTTTTTTCCAGGAGATAAATCAGTACATTTTCTCAAATCGATTACTTGTTGTTCAGTTATTTCTTTAGTATTTGGGTCTACCTTTGTATAAACCTCAAAAAAGGAACCAACTTCCATTAATAATAATGTTTTCTCTCCATATTTCTCTCTATATTCATTTGTTAACTTGAAATACTCTTTTAACAATGCCATTAAATAACATGATTATCTATATTTATATTATTTGATAATATATTTTACACATTTCTCAATACTAACACTATAATTAATTAAATTGTTTAAAAAATATGAATATAACTGTTTTTCTTTCTCATATTCATTATCAATTATTATTTCTTTTATAATACATACATTACACCTGCTCTTTTTATTTAATATTTCAATGGTTCCACTAGCTACAACAGTATTAGTATTTGAATTTATAATAACAAATACAATGTGATCGTAATTAAATTTATTTAAAAATTCATCATATGTTAATGTATTTATTAGATTAATATTATAATCAGATAATAGACTCATTAAATTATAATAGGAACATTTTATGTCATCATAATTTAATTTGCGAAAATAAAGAGGTATTCCTTTCAAAAAAAGCATTAAATAAATATGAATATCTATATTTATATTTATTTAATAATGTTTATTTTTCTCTCTACTATACCATAACATATTTTTAATAGTTCGCTTAGAATATTGTTATATAAATGTTTGTTAGAGAATATACGCCGTCGATACTTATTATAATGATAAGCACTTTTAATAAAGGAATTATATGAGATATAATCTATTGTTGGTAAAAACAAATCACTCATAAATGGCAGTAAATTATTATTATTACAATGCTCAATTATTTTCCTTTGTCTTATATTTGCTATGTTCGTAAATTCAAATAGATATTCAAAATAAAAATATAAATCCTGATATAAAGTATTATTTTGATTAGAATATATTACTGGATTTATTTTATATTTCAAAATCATATTTAATTTTTTTTCAAAGGTAAATGATACCAGTTCTATAGACATTCTTCATTATATAATATGTAAAGTATATTTAATTTTTACTTTTTACTTTTTTTTGGACCTAGAACAACAATTCTATCTGATTTACTTAAATTGTTTTTTGTTTTAATATTTGAATGTTCTACTTTAAACAAATTTTTTATTGTTGGTTTATGAGAATCATGAAAATCGTTTATTAGAAACCCGCCACCAAACATAAATAATACGAAAAATACATGATATGTAATAATAGATATAACAAAGACAATTAATAGCGAAACAAATAATTTCCTACTTTCATCAATATCTTTTGTATTATACAAGTTAGACCAAAATCCGTAATATGATGATTTTTTATCTTCTAGAATAAAACGCAATTCAATAGCTAATGCTGTAATAATGGCTCCTATAATAGCATTAATTAAAAATCCTTTAAAATATGAATTAGCCCTAAAATTTTCTGTTAATGGTAATGTCATTTATATATATTTATTAAATATTTTATTTATTCGTAAAAGGAATTTCTGAGAATGGGTGTATAAATTTATGAAATAACTGTTTTACAAAGAAAAATGATATTTGATCTTGAATACCACATTCTTGGATATGTTGATACCAACTGCTATTTATGTCATTTATCTTATTATGTTTCATATTTCGTATTAAAAAACCACAAGCACAATGATGTTCAACTTCGTCTTTTAATCCACTATTAATTTGTTTATTTATATATTCAATGTATTTATTACTATCTACATTATAACGTGTTTGGTGCATAGATTCATTGTATTCGTCCCATACTTTATTAGGAATATACCAATGTTTTCGTAATAACAAAGCATAATTTTGCTTTATGAAATATTTATCAATAAAGTCTTCTACAAAAGCTTCATTTACTTTTTCTAACTTACTATCTAAAAAACATAAATAATCATAATTTTTTAATTCATTATATTCATGTGGCATACATTTTATATGTTTTCCATCCATACAAGATTTTATCACATCGTCATTTATAGGTTTATTATCATAAATACCTATCCATTTTGTAATTTTTAATTTTTCAAGCGTAGTTTTATTATTCGTATAATAATAACATTTGTATTTTAATGATGGTAACTCAGGTATTTTAAATGCTATATTATCATTAGTTCCATAAAAATATGTATAAAATGCTAAATTATTTTTTTCCATATAATCACATACAAAATTATTTTTTTAAGTAATTATATGTTCATTAAATATTTTATTTATTAATAAAATTATGAAGTTGAATATCATTACTAACATTACTAATATCACCGGCTAAAACAGATTGTTCATATAGCGTCCTTAAAACATCGTTTGGAGCAGTAGAACCAATTTTAATCAAATTTTTATCATAAAGGTGTTTTTTAATTTCATTTAATGATTTTTGTTTTAATAATCCATGCTCTCTTTTAATTTTTCTTCTAGTTGAATTATTTTTAATTAAAACAGATACTTTTTTATTCGTTCTTCCAAGATTAAATGTAGTTGTTTTAGTTCTTCTTTTAGTTTGTTTAATTTTTTTATACGATTTTTTCAATTCATTTAATTTTTGTTGTCTATCAGATTTTATTTTAACAGGTTTATTATTTGACGTTGAGCTATGTGTATGTTTTAAAGTTTTATTATGATATTCCCTAAATGTGGGTTTTTTCCCTCCTTTAAGACATCCATAAGGTCTTTCGGGTAATATTTCAATTTCATTGGAATTAAAGTCTACTACTTTTGGGGGAACTATAGGAGCAGATATAATAGGAGGATTTTTGTTAATAGGAGGAACTTTTTCAGTAAAACTTGACAAAAAAATGGGCTGAGATGAATTACTATCAAAGTCATTGGGAAGGTCAACTGATACAAGAGGTTCCATTGCGATGTTTGGAGTGTTTCCACCTTCTTGAGGTTTTTTAAGAGTTTTATTTTTCTTTTTTTCTTTTTTTTCTTTTTTTCTTTTTTCACTGATTTTATTTAAATATTCCATCGAATCAATAAAATTATTATGAAAATCTACATCATTATTTTCTTTATTAGAATTGGTATCAATAGTTTTTGTAATTTTTTCTTTTTGTTGATGTTTTTTAATTTTTTCAAGGAGAGATTTTTTTAATGTATTTGGTTTTATTACTGTTTTAGGTTTCTCTTTTTTAGGTTTATTTCCACCATTCTTTTTTCTAGTTTTATTAGTTGTAAACGAATCATTGAAAAGAATAGTTTTTTTTTCAGACATAATATATTTGTAATTATAAAATATATTATGAAAATTAACAATAAATAGAATGGTGTAATTGTTTAAGTCGGTCAGCTTCATCTTTTCTGTTTTCACTTTCTCCCATTTTTTTATAGATAGCAAAGCCTTTGTCTAAATCTTTCATACTAATTTTCGTTTTTTCCTCTTTTGGTAAACAAAAAACTCTTCTACTATGAGCGATTTTGACCTTTGAAAATAAAGTTTCCATATCTCTTCCAAAATATTTAAAATAATCTTTATTTTTCTCAAACCATTCGTCGTTAAGAGGTTCTTTTAAGTTCCAACCACAATCTTTAATTTTTTTCTCAAATATTAATTTTAATTCTTTGTGATTGTAATCATCAATAGTAAATTTCCAGGTAAATCTAGATTCTAAACCAGGATTATAACTAAAGAAACAGTCTTTAATTTCTTGTTCATATCCTGCTATAATACACATTAAGTCTTGTTTATGGTCACTTAGAGCTTCACAAATAGTATCAATACTTTCCTTTGAAAAAGAGTCTCTTTTTTCTTTATTTCCTAAAGCATATGCTTCATCAATAAATAATACTCCTCCAATACACTCTTTAATAACATCTTTAGTTTTCATAGCAGTTTGACCTAAATATCCAGCTACTAGGTCGTCACGTGTAACTTTTTTGAAAACATTTTTTTTAAGAATACCAAGATTACTAAAAATTTTACCCATTATTTTTGCGACTTCTGTTTTACCAGTTCCTGGTGGTCCATAAATAACTGCATGAAGATAATCGGAATTATTAGGAGAGATATTATGTAAGTCTTGAATAAAATATATAATTTGGTCAACAATATTTTCTTTAATAGAATTCATACCAATCATATTTTGAAGTTCAACAAGAGATGGTTTGATATTGTGGAGAGATTTCATATTAATATTATATTCAATATTATCTGCGAGAGGATATTTATCACATAAATTGATTAGATCTATCAAATTATCAACAGACGCATCAATTAAAACTTCTTCCTTTATAATTTTTTTGATATCTTCATCTGAGAAGAGAGAATTGTCTTTAATAGTTGGCATAATTGGAATACCTGAAAAGTAAGGTGAATTATAATTTTTATTGAAATCCTTTTCAGTTTGATTTAAAATTAATTTTAATAGGCAATCGGTTTTGTCTTTATTTATTTGATTATCATTAATATTAGAATCATCTAATGATGTTATTAATTTATTTGTTGTTACCATTGTATTACAATCTGAAAACGGTTTTATATTATTTTTTTCATTATTATTGAAATCAATATAATTTGTATTATTATTAAACTTAATTAATTTATTGTTAGAAGTATGTAAGTCGTTTTTATTATGAAAAATATTAGATTCATTGGTATTAGTTAAGAAAATATTGCTATTTGATGTATCAAATATAAATTTAATAGGCTTATTTTTCTTTTTATTATAATTATTATTTCGATTCTGGCTCATATATATATAAAAATATTTTAATTTCATAATGATTTAAAAAAATGATTTAAAAATAAATTGATGTTTTAAATAATTTATAAAATGTTCCAAGAAACAAATATGACTAACCTAGAAAAGGATATTAGTGATAACTTAGGAAAATATCTTGAAACGCCATGGGCGGTGATAGAATCCTATTTTAAAGACCAACATCTAACTCAATTAGTTAGACATCAACTGGAATCATTTAATAATTTTGTTAACATTCAAATTCAAAAAACAATTGATATGTTTAATCCTGTTCAAATTTGTAGCGAAAATGATTATGATAAAGCGAGTGGAAAATATAGTTTAGAAATTTTCATAACATTTGAAAACTTTCATTTATATAGACCACAAATTCATGAAAATAATGGTGCTTCGAAATTGATGTTTCCACAAGAAGCAAGATTGAGAAATTTTACATATTCGTCAATGATGACAGTTGATTTGAATATTAAATATATTGTGCGAAGTGGAGATAATTTGGAGAATTCACAAACATTTTATAAAATTTTGCCAAAAATTCACATTGGTAAGTTGCCTATTATGTTAAAATCGTCTGTGTGTGTATTAAATCAATATTCTCATATTAATGAAAATGTTAGTGGAGAATGTAAATTCGATGCTGGAGGCTATTTCATTATTAATGGTAGTGAGAAAACTGTCTTAGGGCAGGAAAGAGCTGCTGAGAATCGTGTTTATTGTTTTAATGTAAGTAAAGGTAATAATAAATGGGCTTGGATGGCTGAAATTAAATCTGTTCCAGATTTTAAGTGTATTAGTCCGAAGCAAATTAGTATGATGATATCTAGTAAGAATACTGGATTTGGAACATCTATTTATATTCAGATTCCAAGAGTAAAACAACCTGTGCCATTGCTTGTTGTATTTCGTGCTTTGGGAGTTATTTCTGATAAAGAAATTTGCGAGAAGATTATTTTAGATATTGATGAAAGCAAATATAAAAAAATGAAATATGGTTTACAGGGTAGTATCGTAGAGGCAAACACCATTATGACACAAGAAGATGCTATTAAACATTTAATGACATATGTGATGTTTACCCCAATTAATATGGATAAGGAGGCTGGATTAAAGAAAAAGTATGAATTCACAATGGATATTTTAAACAATGACCTATTTCCTCATTGCCATGACGAAACACAAAAGATTTACTTCCTAGGTTATATGACAAACAAGTTATTAAAATGTAGTTTTGAATGGACACTACCTGACGATAGAGATTCTTATCTAAACAAAAGAATCGATTTAACAGGAGTATTATTGAATAATTTATATCGTAATTACTTTAATAAGTTAGTAAAAGATATGCAAAAACAAATTGTGAGAGAGATTAATAACGGCTCATGGAAGTCAACAGAAGATTATTTGAATATTATCAACACTACAAATATTTATAAGATTGTTAAGTCAACGACTATTGAAAATGGTCTTAAAAGAGCATTATCTACAGGTGATTTTGGAATTAAAAATGTAAATAGCAACAAAGTTGGTGTTGCTCAAGTATTAAATAGATTAACTTATATTTCGAGTTTAAGTCATTTGAGAAGAATCAATACACCGATTGACAAAAGTGGAAAATTAATTCCTCCTAGAAAATTACATAATAGTTCTTGGGGATTTCTATGTCCGGCTGAAACACCAGAAGGTGCTAGTGTAGGTGTAGTCAAGAATCTTAGCTATATGACACATATTACTATTCCAAGTAATAGTGGTCCTTTACACGAATATGTTATTCCATTTGTTACACCATTATCGGATCTAACATCAAGTGAATTAGAAAAATATGTCAAAGTATTCGTTAATGGTGCTTGGCTAGGTATTAGTAAGAATCCATACGATTTGTTCACAACTTTCCAACAATATAAATATAAAGGTATGATTAATATTTACACATCTATTACATTTAATTTTAAAGACAAGGAGATTAGAATTTGTAATGATGCTGGGAGATTGATTCGTCCTATTTTAAGAGTGAAAGATAACAAGGTTATTATGACGAATGATATTGCTGATAAAATTAAAAAGAATGATTTAAATTGGAATGATTTATTAACTGACTGTAATATTCCCAATTCAGTTATTGAATATATTGATCCGGAAGAGCAGAGTTATAGTATGGTTGCTATGAAGCCAAATGAACTATATAAATCCAATCAATATATTTATAAATATACTCATTGTGAAATTCATCCCAGCACGATATTTGGTATTTTAGCATCTTGTATTCCATTTCCTGACCATAATCAGAGTCCTAGAAATACATACCAATCTGCTATGGGTAAACAAGCAATGGGAGTATATGTAACTAATTACGACAATCGTATGGATAAAACAGCTTATGTGTTAACATATCCAGCACGACCACTAGTAGATACTCGTTTAATGGGTATGGTTAAATTGGATAAGATTCCTGCCGGTGCTCCTGTTATTGTTGCTATTATGACGCATAGTGGTTATAATCAAGAGGATAGTTTACTATTTAACCAAGGTTCAATTGATAGAGGTTTGTTTCAAGCAACTATTTATCACACAGAAAAAGATGAAGATAAGAAAATTAATGGTGATGAAGAAATTAGATGTAAACCAGACCCGGCAAAAACAAAGGGTATGAAATATGGCAACTATAGTAAAATCAATAGTAAAGGAATCGTTCCTGAAAATACGCTACTTGAAAATAATGATGTTATTATTGCCAAAGTTGTTCCTATTAAAGAGAACAGAAATGATCATACAAAAATTATTAAATATGAAGATTTAAGTAGAACTTTTAGAACAAATGAAGAATCATATGTAGATAAAAACTTTATTGACAGAAATGGTGACGGTTATAGCTTTGCTAAAGTTAGAGTTAGAACTGTTCGAAGACCTGTTATTGGAGACAAGTTTAGTAGTCGTCATGGACAAAAAGGAACAATTGGAAACATTATTCCTGAATGTGATATGCCATTTACATCTGCCGGTGTGAAGCCAGATATTATTATTAATCCTCATGCTATTCCATCTCGTATGACTATCGGACAACTTAAAGAAACCTTATTAGGTAAGGTTTTAGTTGAATTAGGATTATTTGGTGATGGAACTTCATTTGGTGATTTAAGTATTGATTCTATTTGTAAAGAACTCACAAAGGTTGGTTACGAAAGCAATGGTAACGAAGTTATGTATAATGGTCTTTCTGGTGAGCAAATTGAAACAAGTATATTTATTGGTCCGGTCTTTTATCAAAGATTAAAGCATATGGTTCGTGACAAACAACATAGTCGTTCTATTGGGCCAATGGTTAATCTTACTAGACAGCCAGCTGAAGGTAGAAGTCGTGATGGTGGTCTGAGATTTGGAGAAATGGAAAGAGATTGTATGGTATCTCATGGTGCTTCTAGATTTACCAGAGGAAGATTATATGATGCGTCTGATAAATATCAAGTAAATGTATGTAAAAGATGTGGTATGGTGGCTGCTTATAATAATAAGATGAAAATTCATATTTGTAATACATGTGACAATCGGGTGGATTTTAATTATGTAGAAATCCCATATGCCTGTAAATTATTATTTCAAGAATTACAAACAATGAATATTGCTCCACGAATTATGACATAAATTATAGTGTTAAAAATTAAGTATAGTTTTAGCATATTTCTATAAATTTTTTATATGAGAGATATATATATAATGCCAGGTTGTGGAACTCAAAGTGAAAATAGAAACTATGTAGCTGCTGGATATCCAGGTGTTGCGCCAAGATTAGTTGGTGGTGGTGGTAACGCTACTTCTGGTTCTGGAATGGTTGGTGGATCTAACAGAGAAAGAATGAGATTTACATTGCGTGATGCTTGGAACGGTAAAGCTGCTAATAGAACATATAATGGTGTTAAAACCAATGTTACTCCTTTTAGAGCTGTTAATAATGCTGGTGATTTAATGACCCGTGTAGCTTTTACTTCAGGCGGTTCTAATCAAGTGAATACAGGAAGAATTAAATTAGCGGCAAATGGTTCTGCTAGAGTTTTAGGAGGTAGTCTTAAATTATCATCTTTCCCAAATCCCAATAATCTTCCAAGTGCTAATACCAATGTTAAATGGGTATACGATGGTTCTGATTATACTAAATTTAAGAAACAACAAGCTCAAAATAGAAACTACAACGATTATTCATTTGGTGGTGATACTAGGAGTAATACATTAGTTGCTCTAGGTAAAGTAAGACATTAAATTTATATTTTATATATTATCTATTATATATATAAAATGCAATTCACATATAGTAATACTTCATATTTTCCCTATATGCCACCTTATTATGGAAAAGCTGGTGTTGGTCCAAAAGTAATTACTGGTCCTGCTAGTCAGGGAATATTAATTAAAGGGTATGGTGGAAATGCCATTATGCCTACTGGTGCTCCAGGTAGTTCTAATCAAGCTATTCCAAAAGCAATGCCTCAAAAATTTAATCCTTCCGCAGGTGATTCTATGTTCTCAAGGGCTCGTCAAGCATATATTAAAGATGCGGGTGGAGGAACATTATTACAAGGTCATTACGATTCTTCCAGTCATATCCAAATGAAAAAAATTAACGCTATCGGTAAGTCGACACAACCATATAAAAATCAAACATCCTTTCAAGGTTTAGCTCAAAAGCAAGATTCATATAGAAACAGTGCTTTAGCAAGAGTTAGAGGAGGAGGAACTGTAGCACCAAAAAAGAAGGGTGCTATATTACCTGCTGGAACTGGTAGAACCTCTAATTTTCAATATAAGTCTGGTGGAGGATCTAGATTAACCGGCGTTGGAAATAGACAAATTGTTGCTTAAAAAGTTTTTTTGTGAATTAAATATATAACATGAACAAGTATCTTGTTGAATTTTTAGGCACTTTATTTTTCCTTTATGTCATTCTTGCTACAGGTAACTGGTTAGCTATTGGAGCTGCTTTAGCAATTGCTGTATTAATTGGTGGACCTATTTCAGGCGGAATGTTTAATCCTGCTGTTTCAGTGATGATGGTTTCTGCTGGTAAATTATCTAAGAATGATTTAATCCCTTATATTCTTGCTCAAATCGCTGGTGGTTTAGCCGCTTTAGAACTTTACAAACGCGTTAAACTATAAATTTAGAATAAATTATATATTATTTTCTATAAATATTATATAATATGGATTCTTCTGTTCAAACTCATCATGCTGCTTCTGCATCTAAACCTGTTAAAGATAAATCTATGGGTGACCACATAAATGGATTTATGGAGATGTTCTCAAGCAAGAAATCTGCTCCTGTTGGAGCAAGTGCTGCCAAAGTAGGTGGTCGTTCTCGTAGACGCGGTGCTTCCCGTAGAAGAGGTAGATCTGCTTCTCGTAGAAGATCTAAATCTGCTTCTCGCTCTCGCTCTCGCTCCGCTTCTCGTCGTAGATCTAAATCTCGTCGTGGTGGAAACCCTGATAAGGGACAAGCTTCTATGACCAGAATGGGTAACCAAGATTTTGTTACTCACAAAGGTGATATGAGTTACAACCGTGATGGCCACAGACAAGCTAGTAATTCTATGGGTATGGTAGGAAGTCCTTATGGTGCTGCCAAGGCTATGGGTGCTGCCAAAGCCAAAACCATGAAGAAAGCTGCTGCCAAGGGTGCCGCTATGGGTGCTTCCAAGGCTGCTACTGCTGCCAAGGGTGCTGCCAAGGCTGCCTCCAAGGCTGCTTCTGCCGCAAGAGGTGCTTCTGCTTCTAAGGCTATGGGTGCTGCCAAGGCTGCCCATGCTGCTGCTGGAAAAGCCGCCGCTGCCAGTCGTGCTGCTGCTATGGGTGCTTCCGCTGCCGCTGCTGCTCACAAAGCTGCTGCTAAAATGTAAATTTACTTAAATCTATTCCTAATAAATAAATTATAATTTTAATAATTTATTTATTTTTAATAATATCCTCCTCCTTTTAATGTTGAAATAACATTATCTTTATACTTGAATAAAGTTTTATCAAAAGCCACTTGTCTTCTGCCATTACCTATATGAACATCTGCTTTAGTATTTGGTTTAATATGAAATGTTTTAACACTATATGTCCATGAAAAAGGTGGAACAAATAATTCTACTATCTCGATAATATTTTCTGGAGGATTTACTCTTATCTGTTCTCGAGCTATTTGTAACGCGTCGTCTTTAGATTTTACGCTATTCCTAACATATACTTCATTACAATGAATGGGCCAAGGTCCACTCATAGGTGCCTCTTTGGAAAGATAAAAATCCATATTATAATCATTTATTACATCTGGTTCTGGTTCTGGTTTTGGTGTCACAATACTTGATGGTAATGATGTGTTTAGTATTTCACTAGGAAAAAATCTGAAATCGAAGGATACATCTTGACTTATCATTTTTTCCTTAGATGACTTAGCAAATAATCCAATATTCTGATTTAAATTAAAAGTCTGTTTTAAACCTAATTCAACCTCAATTATATTTGTGTTTTCTAATTTTTTACTATGCTTCAATATTATCATATTTTTAATTGTTCGTTTTTGAATTAAATCTAATTCAATTGATGGTTCATATATAGTGTTTTGTAAATTAGAAGGCATATTATTATGTAAAAAATCTAATTTATCATCAATATTATTAAAACTTTCAGTTAAATTTTTTAAAGTTTTATCAAATGACATTTCAATAGAATCTTCTTCTTTATTTATTTTACTTTTATTATGACCAACTGATGCTGTAGCTATTACGGCATCAAGTTTAATATTCATATTACTAATTAGAGATTTATTGTTATGTATTACCATTGATATTTTCTCTAATCCAAAAAAAGAAAAAATTGTGGAATATAATTTAAAGTAAAAAGCAGTAAATTTTTCAAAATATTCATCATTCTTAACAAAGTAATTTTTATTTACGATTCTATATAACACATCACATTGCGGATGTTTATGTGTATCATCATCATAAAATATGTTACTATTTTCCTCCAAAAATTTATTCTTTTCGTCATTTTTAATAATTTTCATTCTTTGTGTTTCTGCTAAATGCTGAATACATAAATCAAAATTTAATTGAAGTGCTGCTTTAAATACAGTAGCCTTTTCTATTTCAATGTTACTCATTAATAATCCATTACTTGTTGATAAAAAATATAAAGAATCATATTCCATCTATATATTTTTACTACTTATTTTTATTTATTTTCTCTCTTTAATCTTTTTCATAACACATATTAACAAATAAACTCCAAATACACCGAGTGAAGCATAAAACATTTTAACTAAGAAATCATCTGGGATTTTTCCTCTTTTACGATTCGTAAAAGCCTCACGACATGCTTCCCCGCTAATTGGATTGTTACTGTATTTAGGTTTAAAATCACAAGGGTTCATATTTTGTAAATCAGTTGTAGTTACATGACGAGTTTCTGTATTTTTATTGTTATTTACATCTATTGTTTCCAATGTTATTTCTTGACATTCTGGTTGCGAACCTGACATAAATGCTTGAAATATTAACATTGGATTTAATGCGGATACATTTCCTAGAGTTCCAGGAACTAGGCCTTCCAAATCTGAAAAATTCATTCCCATAGCACCACTAATAAAAGGAATAGAACCATCCGGAACATTATTTACATAAATATATCTATCAACTATTTCACTTGATGCTTTATCTTTACAAGTGGCAGCTGTTTTTAAGAAAAATTTATTTCCCATAGCACCACTTGTTCTAGAAGCACCTCCACCACCAGCGACTAATAGTTCTACATAGTTTATTAAACCACCAACATCTTTGGCTATAGTAGAGATGGAACCATTTGTGCTCATTCCCATTTCACTAGGAGATTTTATTTGTTTCCAATAAGCATAATCTGGTCCTAATAATTTTTCTTCTACGGCATTAACATCATCTAAAACTTCTTCAAAAAAATTAGACATTATTTTATATATATATAACTAAAATATAAAATAATCATTACACATTAAATGTATCTGGATCGTCATCTACAATAGCTTGATTTTGTTGAGAGTCTTCTTCTGATGATGGTGACATTGAATCTAATAAACTACTTATAGATTGAGTATTTTTATCAATATTAGTAGTATTTGTTTCAGTTTGTTTTGCTGTTTCTGACATATCATCAATCTTCTTTTTTAAAACATCTATATTCGCAGCATTTTTCTTTGCTAAAATAAGAGGATCATCTGAATATTCTTGATAACTTCCTGTAGCACCCTCAATAATAGTTGATTTAGTAAAATACTTCAATAGAGAGAATAATAATAGTAATATGAAAAAAATAGTAATAATATACTCAAGCATATATAATATAATAAACGATTTAAATTATCATTTGTATGTTTTTATTTTTCTATATTTACTATATATATCAAGATGTCTAAACCAACAAATTTTAGTTATTCAAATAATTTAATATCCAGTAGACAACCTATTGTTGATAACAAAGGTTCTGTTTTTGTCAAAGGAAATCCCGTAGGACCTATCCCCACAGGTCCTTTAAATACTCCTCTTTCAACCCCTAGTTCAGCAGCAATTATGGGTGGTATGTCACGACCTAGTGTTAATGTTGGTCATGCTCCTGGAACTTCAGCTGAATCTAATTATAATCACGCAAAAGATTTTATTGGTGCCACAGGTAACGCTTGTATTCAATCCCCTTTTCCTATGAAACATTGGAGAAGACAATTAGCAATGAACGGAAAAAGTGGAAGAAGTGCTGCTTCTGTAGAAATTGCGAATCGACCTGGAGGAACTTCATTTAGGGGTTACAACTTTACAGAAGACGTATATTATGATAATGTAACTAAATCTTGGCGTTCCAGCTGTAAATGTGATACAAGTGGAAATAACATATTTATTACATTTGATAATAAATTGCTTCAAAATACTAGTAAAAGTATTAAACCTCCTTCTGTAATCCCATCTGCTCCTATGGGGTCTGGAGGTGGTCAAGTTGGAAACAAAATATATAATCCTGGATATGTTCAAATAGGACCTCTAGATGCTAATGGTAATAATTTACCTGGTAGTTATCAAATTCAAACAGGTGTGTACAATATCAAAAGAATTTGTGGAACTCCTGAGAATAATGTTATTAAATACTCCGCTAATACCAATTTAAGTCAAGCTTATTATAGTGATTCCAGAGCTTATTTAAAAGCTAGATGTAAATTATATACTCAAAAATTATCTACTATAGAAATATCTGGAAATGAATATATAGATAGTGCCGGTAACGCTATCCCTCCTAGTAATAGTTCAACTGGTTCACAAGTATTCCAAACAAATAATTGCCCATATCCATATCAAACAGGAAAAAATAATAATTGTAATACAACTATTTACAAAAGAAGTAATGCTCAATTTGCTACTCAAGGTGCTGTCGATAATGGAACACGATTAGCGAAATTAAAATATGATACTATTACTCTTAACGGTAATTCATTCCGTTCTGCGTGGGGTCAAGCAGCAGCCAATGCTGGTAAATATCATGGAGATCTCAATACAACAGCTCCATACTTTATTAAATCTAAATATACTCCCCCGATGGCATGGAGACGACGAGGCAATAAACAAGTATGTAATGGCTGTACTGGAGGTCCACGAACAGTTTTATCGTCATTCTGGGGTGGTGTATAAATTAAAAAATATCTAATATTATTTATTATTTAATTTACCAATCAATTTCCTCATCATCCTCATCTTCATCCTCTTCATCATCATCCTCTTCATCATCATCCTCTTCATCATCATCAGATTCCAATTCCTCTTCAGAATCAGATTCCAATTCTTCTTCAGAATCAGATAAGATATTATCATCATTCTCCACAATAAAATCATCCTTCTCGTAACCAGAGGTCTTCTTCAAGTGTTTTGTGTTTTGGTTTTCACTAGGAATCCACATATGACCATCAAAATCTCTATCATATGTATCATTCCAGCCATGAAAATTGCTTCTTTTGCCATCGACTCTCTTACCCATTAAGATGGGTTGTTCATAGATGAAGAACATAGTCTGTTTTCGCTGTCTAGTTGTCATATTTGTTATGTTATTTGGATTATTTTATTTATTTAAGTATTTAAAAAAAGAAAATGAACTTCAATTTTTAAAAAATTTTTATTTTTTGTTAAATTTTAAAGAATGATTCTTATGCCTCTTCCTCATCATCACTCTCAATTAAATTAATAATATCATTTTTCTTTTTTTCAACTTCTAAAATAACTACTTCCTCATCTGCTTCGCTATCTTCTTCCTCTTCTGCTTCTTCTTCCTCTTCTGATTCGCTAGCCTCTTTCTCGTTATTAAAGAAAGCATCTCTTTCTATATCGGATTGGGTTTCATCCATATCATTCTCATAGTTTTCTGACTGAATTATTTCAATTGTTAATGGAGAACGACTAAAATTCTCATATTTATTTGAAACCTTAGTCCCTCTCAGATTGTAACTATGTGTAACATTATTTAATTCTGTAGTTTGGTCAATTAATTTTTCACCAGCTAGTTCAGAACTTGTATCATCATTCATATCTTCCTCTTTAAAATCAGGTGAAAGGTCATTCTGAGTAATTTCAACTAATGAAGGCATTTCATCATCTGTATCTGATTCGTCTACTTGTTCTTTTTTTATTTTAACTGTTGAATAATCAACCTTATCTGATAATGAATATAAAGAATTAACACACGAATGAATCTGAGTGATTATTTCTTCCATAGTATAGCGAATATTATACTTATAATTAATATAATTTTCATCTTCAGCTAATTCTTGAATAATATTTTCAATACTTCTAGAAATATTATTAGCCAAATAGCCTATTATAAAGAATCCACTACTAATAAGTAGGAATAATAGACTAACCATTCCTAGTATCTTACTGCTAGTAAATATAACCATATTAATACATAAACTTTTGAAAGCGGTTTCCGTCATCATAATTATTTTATCTATTGGTATTTATTTAATATAGTTTCAATTTTTTTTTATAAGTATATTAAATAAATTTAATTTAATTCAAATTATCGGAAATGAATTTATTAAGAGCATCACTAGTTCTAGGACCTTCATAAAATTGAGAGTTACCGTCTTCATCTAAAAACATTATTGTTGGAAATCCTTGAATATTGTATTTTTCTAAATCACCCCCTGCTTCACTCATTTCGACTTTTTTAACTCTTACAGGACCGTTATAGGATTGAACAAATTTATCCCATTCGGGTGAGAATCTCTTACAATGTCCACAATTGTTCATATAATAATAAGTACATGATGAAGGATTTCCAAAATTTTCAACTTTTGTTGAAAAATACATAAAAATAGAACGAATTACAACAAATAATATAAAAACGCAAACAACTTTACATAAAGTAGAACATTTATTAAACATTTTTAATATTTTATTCATTATATAATAATAAAATATTTTAATTTAAAAAAATATTAGTAGTAGCAACAGATTTATTAAAAGGAATATTATTTCTTTCGCACCATTGAATACATTTTTGAATATTATTTTTTTTAAATGTTTCTAACTTTTCATTCTTATTTTTACATCCAATCAAATTAAGAGTACATGATATATTTTCAATTTGTTGTTGACCAAAAATAGCATTATATTCTTCAATTTTGTTAATATAAAAATAATCCAAATTAAAATTAAAAAGACTAGAAATAAATGGTTTTGATTGTAATTTTGGATATTCTGAAATTATTTTATTCATTAGTAAATGCTGAGGTTCTTTAAAATATTTACATACAATGTATTTTTCTGAATTGGCTAATCTACTGGTATTTGGTTTTACAATAAATACTTGTTTATAGAGTGTAGATAGTAAATACATAATATCACTTGTTGTTTTAGTAAATATATCAAAAATTTTTAAAATGAAATGTCCATTCTGTTTTTGCATAGCAATAGCAAAACTAACTTGAGCAAATAATAAATTTGTAGCTAGTGATTCTTGTTTATTAAAATCTATGGAAAAATCGAATCCTCCATCTGCTGTGATAACATTCATAGAATTACCATAAGTGTCCTTACAATATTTCAGATTATCAACAGATAATAAATCACCTGTTTCTGTAATACCCGCTTCTATTGTTACATTAGGGGTAGTTTCTAAGAATGAGGTAGACTTCTTCCAGCCAGGAACATTATTATCATCACCTACCAGAAGTGTCATTCCATAATATTTATCAGATTCATTTTTTCTCAAATAAGATGTAGCTTCAATAAATCCACCTGGTCCTTCGGCTAAGTGAAATGTATTAATAGATTCGTCATTAAAATCATCAAATATATGTAACATATTGGACATTTCAATCATCTTATAAAATGATCGTGAAAGAGGTTTATATTTACTAATAGAATTTTTACAACTAGGAATAATAGTATGAATAAATTCATATGGATTAGTATATTTTTTAACGAAATCCCAGGTTTCATAATTATCGTCAATTTGTTTTTTAATATTATTTAAATAGCTGTTTAATGTTAAGCTTAATTCCTGACTATTATTTTCATCAGATTTAAGTTGAAGTTGATCTACATTTATAGTATTATGTAATGGAGGAATTAAAAAAAAGCTCATAATGATAATATTATTTGTGTCTATACTTTTAGGTTGTTTTTAATATATGATATTAAACATCATCTTCCAATCGTAATTTTTTCTTGAGTTTCTTAGGAATTTTTTTAGATTTATTATCAATGGATTGTTGTTTTTCTGCGCTTTCTTCAGCTTCTTTTTCGTCTAGTTTATTCAATTGTTCTTGGAATTTTGAACTACCTATCATTGTATTATAGACAGCATTTGTATCTACATTTCTAATTTTTTTATATATGAAATAATTGTTATAAAATGATATTTGTTTCTCTTTTGGAGTCATTTTCATTGCTTCACCATATTTCAAAGTATTTTTTGGATTCTTTTTATTCTCTTGTTCCATTAGACCATACATTTGTTGAAAAGAACCGACACTACTAGGTAGACCAATATCAGAACATTCTTCTCTTGATAACAGAACAAATCCATAATTTTCCATCAATCTATTGAGATAATCAAAGTTAACCAAATATTCGGGAAATGCCTTATTGATAGTTTCTTGGAACACATTTATTTTACAACCAAGACATGTTTCATTGTCTTCAAATGTTTTATGCTGATATTTTTTAGTAATTTGCCAGATTTTTTTTCCACCTTCGAATAATGAAATACTATCATCTTCTTCTTTATTTTTAAGACTATCGAATATAGTTCTTCCATCATAACAAGTTCCAATGAAATGTCCATCTACTTTTGTACACTCACTAACATTTTTTAAGAAATTATTTAAGTCTCTTTTATCCTTAAAGAAATAATGTAATGCGAATTGACATGAACTAACATTAAATCCTTCACTACCCTTACCATATTGTTTATATACACCCATACCTAACTTATCTTTTTCTTTTGGTCCCTCACCAAAGACTGCCTTTGTTATTTGTTTATTTTTTTCGGTTTCAATAGCATCAGTATTTCTAATATTTCTTGATGAATCGCCGTGAACGAATAAACAATGTGGCATAACTTTGAATTTTCTTCTATCATTTAAATATCTGGAACAAGCTCCATCCATACGGTTTTCAATATTATCTTTAGAATTATCTATTCCAAAGACAAATGATAAATTAGCATCAATCCATTTTGATAAATCTCCACCTTTGCCAACGGCAAAGTCGATTAATGTATTACCTCTTTTACTAACTACTTTAATAAGTTTTTTCTTAATAAATAATCTGTGAAAATCTCGTAATCCCTTTGTTTGTGAGAAATTAGAAATTTTATTATAATATACATCATCATCTGCTAATTCATCAGGAATATTACTACCCGTTCTAATCATTTCTTCAGTAATTGGATTATGAATACTATGCCAATTACTATTAGCAACTTTATATGAATTACCATATTGAGGAGCGCCTTTTCTATATTCTTCAGTTTTATCATATCTGACTCTTAGAGGAATCCATCTCCATTTATTTTCTCGTGTCAAATCATATCTAAATTCTACAATTATTCCATCTCCAAATACTTCCTTTTCCTCTGTAAGTAGTTGTTTATTTCCACTTTCATCTGTTTCTAACATTACATTACAAATACCAGCTTCAGCATCAAATGGATTGGTCGCAAAGAATGGTAATGGTTTATATAATCGTTCATTATCATCTTTAAATGATGGAACTTTGTCGTTAATAACATCAGAGCATGGATTCATATAACCATCACGCTCTTCGTCGAATCCAACACGAAGAATAAGGGTTTTATATTGGGACAGTTGTTCATATGCTGAAGCATCTACTCCACCTTGAAATATATTTCCAATAGCATCTCCACTACCATTGGCGTCTTTTTTTGTAGTAACTAAGAAATCAACTGTATTAAATTGAGGAGGTTTCCATTTAAAAGCATGTTCCCAAGTTGCCCTTTTTAATGGTCCAGCCTCTCCAGGAATGTTACCTCCAGCACCTAGAGTAGCAGGTGTAAAGATTAAACCATCAACCTCATATTCATATAATCCTTGTTTTTCTTGGTCAATGATAGTATTACAACACTGAAATATACTCTGTGATTCATTTTCTGCTTTAAAATTTTTATGATCAATACGCATCGGAGATGGTTTGTCAATAAACGATGATACAGCATTCAGATTTTGAATAACATTTACCAATACAGGTAATCTAAACTTAGTTTCTATTTCAGTTGAATCAACATCACGGATGAAAGGATTTGCTCTGATATCTTTTTTATTCACAATATAAATATCAAAAGCAGCATATAGATTAATAAATTCTCCCTTTTTATTGTGTAAAATATGTTCACCATCTAATATAGATTCAAATAAATCAACATTTTTTGTAAGCGCACCTGTAAATTGAATATTCATATTCGTATCTATTAAGAATATCTTACCATCCTTATTAATAAATAATAACTTTCTCATACCATCTGCCTTTTCTGTAACAGTATACTTATTGCGGATATTAGGAGAGATAACATCATCATTAATTGGAGAAATGTTAATCATTTGTAAAGTTACTGGTTGAGGTCCTAAAAACATATTGGATCTCATTCTCATTTTAGCATTGTAGTCCTTTTTATGAACCAATTTTAAATACTGAATTCCAATATCATTAATTTCACTATATGGAACAGGATAATTTGTATTTTGTAATCCAGATAATATAAGTCTAACAGCTTTCTTTAAAACAGTTGATAATTTCTTTACATCATTAAAATTAGTTCCAGCTCCAACCTGATTATTTACAACTTCAAGTTCGATTTCGTATTTTTCTATGTCATTAAATACATCAGCTGCTTCAATTGTATATTCAGGTTTTTGTTGTAATTGTTTTCGTCCTCTAAATTCAACTTCTTCCGTTTTTCCTTCTTTCACTATACTTAAATCAAATCTAATAGGATAATCAGCATGTTGAAATGTAGTTCGAGTAATATATCGAAATGTCTTTTTATTATCATTCCAATTAGATTTAATATTTTGAGCAAATGAACTATGAGATGAAATGGATTTTTCAGTTTGAAAATCTGCTCTTAAATTATAATCATTAATATCTACAGGTCTAATTTTTTTATCATTAATATATACCGCTGATTTTTGGACAAAGGTAGGGTATATTCTGTCAGTATCAATTGTATTTAATTTACAATATTCTTGAATCTGATGTAAACCATTTATTTCAACACGAACATTTGATTGTTTTGTTTCACCAGTTTCTTTATTGGTATATTCGCTCTTCATTTTTAAACTAGGAGCACTATTACTTATCATAACCATACCAAACGATTTAAGTCTTTGAACAACATCATCAAAATTATTTTTTGATATTTTTCTATATCCTTTTGTTCCAAAACGAATTTCAAACTCTGGTGTTTTATCTGTTAATGTATTAATATTTTCTAAATACGTACTAACAATATTATCAAATTGCTGTTGGGGAGTTAATTCCGTCATTTGTATATATACTTTAACATATTATTTTATATTTGTTTCAATTTTAAATTTAATTATTTAATTTATATAATATTTTCTCATACATTTGAGGTTTCGTCAATTTAATTGTTTCGATTTTCAACCGCTTACATATATCTCTCAACTCATCAGCTTTGTAACTTGAAACCGCTTTTAATGGCTTATCTAAATTTTCTAATTTCCAAAAATTATTGCGGTAATATTCAATCTTATCAATTGTTACATTCTCCTTTAATCCAAAGTTGTTTTCATATTTTTCAATTAAATAAATGGGATTATTTTCATTAACAATAACTTCATAATATTTTTGATTATCAATATAAAAAATGTTTATATTCTTAAGATAACATAAGGCCTTAATAGAAGTCATTGTTATCATTTTATTATGTGCTAATTCTGTTTCTACTGTATTTTTACTAACCTTAATAGGTTTGAAAAGGGCTTTATTATTTCGAAATTCTTCGATCCATTTATATTTAATTTCCTTTTCTTTGGTAAAATAATTATGTATCATATCATACTCTGAAAGATTGAATAAAATAATATAAAAACACCAAAATAATTTGTCTTTTTGTTTCGGAAAAAAAACATCATTTGATACTGTTTTCGTAATTGTAACCTTTTTATCTTCTTTTTTAATTGTAGATTTTACATTATTATTGTTGATAACTTCAATATTACATATGTTTTTTGAAGTTAGCATATAATTATTTGCTTCATTTAATATATCTTCGACTCTAGGCATTAAGTTGTATAGTAGAATTATCTTTATTATCTTTAAAATATGTATTAGACAGCTCATCTTTCTGAGCTTCAATATCACTCAATTGCTTTTCTTGTTTGTTAACATACTTTAAATAGTCTTCAAGTTGTGTTATTGTTAAATCCTTAAGACTAGTCATATTAATAAAAATACCATTTTTATTTTCATTGATAGTAATACTATCATCACTTTTTAGTATTTTCAATATTTCCACTTGATGAAATTTTGATAATTCTTCAATACTTTCCTTTAAACAATTTAAATTACTCATTTATATATTAAATTTAAATTGTTTTTAAATGTATTACTTTAATATTAATTTTGGCATTTTCTTCCCACCCTTTTTGTACTTATCTGACTTTGGCTCAACAATTTCTCCAATGATACTTACTTGTTCATCATTTAACTCATATCTTTGACCAATCACTTTTGCTGTAATTTCATCACCTTCTTCGACAGTGCTGAAATATTTATTATTATAATGATGATCTCTAGTAATATAAATTACTACAGGAGACACATCCTCATTAATAACAGCTCTAATACCAGCTTGTGTTTTATTTTTGATAACACATTTAATTTTCATTCCTTCAACTGGACAGCAAACTAGACATTCAAATGCTACATCAAATTCAATAACATCTTCAAATAACACTCCACTAGAATAAGTTAATACTCTTGTTGAATCAGGTTTAATAAATCCCTCAATAGTACACTTTCCTTCAATATCTCTTTTAATCTTATTTTGTAATAATTCCTTAATATTCTTTCCTACTTTCTTGAAAGGGACTTGAATTTTCCTTGATAACAATGAATTCATATAAACTCCAATGTCACCAGCTTTTTTGCGTGTGTCTTTTTTCGCTACTTGCGTATCCATATTATTATATAATAAGAAGTTTATTCTTTAATTATCTTCAATTTTATTTTATTTAAAATGAGTTTTTTCCAAATCATTAATTATTGCTTCTTCTGGTGAAAGAAACCATCTTTTATTGTTTTTATTTGTTTCATTGAAATATCTTAAATACATTTCTTGTAAAACACAAAATTCAGTTTTATTTATACCTTTTATATTTTCAGGTGTGTATTTCATATTATCATCTTCACCTTTCCCAACGATTGTATTTAATAACTTAACAGTATCACTTTTACCAGATTGGTCACATCTAGCTCCCTTACTCCTTTTATCATTCATATTTTTCACTTTAAAAATGTTTATTTCTTCGTCTTTAAATGGTCCCATAAATCCTACATATAAATTATAATCTGATAGAGGAATGATTAATTTTTTAATAGACATAGCCAAATCTGTATAATCCTCTTGTTTTCCTTCATTCCATGATTTACTTCCTAATACCAATAAAGATTGACTATTTTTATTTAATTTAAGATTTTTCTTGGATAAAATAATTCCTTTAATACCCTTATTAATTAATAATTTATCATCATAATAATTCTTAATTTTCATTTCTATTGTATCTAACTTATCTTTAAAATAAATATAATTTAATATTTCAAAAGTTTCATTAAATGATAGTTTTTCTAGAATATGTCGTAATAAGAATGTTGTAAACATCTCATCATCTATTCCAATATCATCTTTTAAAATGTTCTTAGTATGAATACTTGCTAAATATAAATACCAATCATCTTCTCCTCTTTTAACTATTTCTGTTTTACTATTTCCTGTATTATAATTTTCTTTAATTCTATCTAACACATCTATATTTTCTATTACATTAATACTTTCTTTAGTTCCAATATCATCGTTAGGAATATCTATTATTTTATCAGTTATCTTTACCTCCTCTACATTCATATTAATTGGTAACGAAATCATATCCGCTTTATAATCAATTGGAACCCGTCTATCAAAAACACTAATATTTTCATTAGTTAATTCAATTGGTTGAAATAAATAGTACTCTTCAATATTAATTAATCTACCAATTCTGTCATATTTATCAATCAAATAATCATTTCTGTCGTTAATTAAGGATGTCAATGCTACATTTATTTGTATTAATGGATAATTTCTCTCAACATTTATTTCACTAATTAATGTATCTTTTTTATAAAAGAATCTTTGTTTAAATAAATTTCTTATTCGTTGAATAATTTTATCAGTATTAATAAGAATAAATGCTTCATTATAAGTATCTAATTTAATTTCCTCTTCTGTAATTTGTTTGAATGGTTTACATTTAAAGTCACAAGTATCCATATAATCACATGATACTGTTTTTGCTTTGTCACCAATAGGATAATCAATTATCATTTTATTAGATAATTGTTGTTTAACAATAGTATTCATATTTTCTTCTGTAAATAAAGTTTGATCAATATTTAATAAACAATCTACAGATGATTCTTTCAGAATTCTACTTACTCTTCCTATTTGAACAGCTTTCATTTCTGCGATTCTATAAATATATAGATCAACTGCTTCATCGTCTTCATTATTTAATAATGTTCCATATAGAAATATCTCAACATTTCTCTCTTTAAAAGGTAGTTGTTTATGACTACAATTTCTAACAGCTCTTCCAATAATTTGTTCAACAAGACTTAAGTTATACCAAGGTTCCATAATATGAACTTGTCTTAAATTTTTAAAATCAAGACCTTCTGAACCTGTCATAGAAATAATTATTACCTTTATTTTCTCTCCGTTTTTATTATCTTCGTCGGTTAAATTTTTTAAATCGTATACTTTATCAGGTGATAGAGCTTTCTCTCCTGTTAATAGTGTATAAGTAGCAGGTCTAAATTCTTCTGGATTATCCATTTTATCTTTAGGTAAATAAGTCTTGGAATCTATTACAGGATGTTGAGATGTTTTAAATAAATTTGATGCTTTATTTCCAAATCGTGTAAATCCAATAGATTCAAGTGCTAATGCCATTGGTATTACTCCTCCATCAATAAATTGACTATAAATTAAAACGATACCATCTGAATTATAAATATTATCAACAATGTTTTTTATTTTTCCACTATATTTTCCAATATTTTCAGGAGAGAAAATCTTTCCAAAATCATCATTCTTATATTCAAAATTATTTCTAGTTGGAGGATTAGTTGTTTCCTTCCATTTCATACACCTTTTTAATCCCTCTGAACCTAATAAAATTTTAGAATCAAATTTTGGGCTATCATCTTCTAATAATTTTGTTGGATATAACATATTTAATGCTTGTAATGGTTTCTGTAATATTGTATACCCAAATGTATCTAAATTTTCAAAACTAGGTAGACCTTCTTTTTTGCTGCTAGCCTTTTCTTTTATGCTATCAATAATATAATTATATCCTATCTGTTGAAATGAACCACAATTTGTTACATAGACATCTAGATGTTCTAATGGCTGAAGTATTTCTTTTCCATTTAATTGTTTTTTAGGATATGTTAATTCTTTAAATGTATTTTGAATAGAAAATAAGGACGGGAATATACGATACGGAAATGTATAAGGGTTTTCTCCTCTAACAAATGAAACATATCCTGTTGATTTTCTTTTAATCAATTCTTCACCAATATTTGTTCCATCTGGACCAATTAATAAGTTTCCATTAGAATCAAATACATCTTTTAATTCAATAGTAGAACGTTTATCATTCTTATTCATAATATTCAACAACCATATTATTTCCTTATAACTATTATACATCGGAGTAGCAGAGAGAAATAACAATCTTAAATTGTCTACATAGCTTACTAATTTTAATAATTCTTGCGCTATCCTTTTATCTTGTTTTTCACCAGTAATTCTGATATTATGAACTTCGTCTATTACTACGAGTCTGTTATTAAAATGCTTTTTTAATTTTCTAATTACCTCATTTTTTTTCTTTTTTGGATTCTCTTCAGTAACTTTTGAAATATTTTGAATATAATTGGCAAATTCAGTATATCCTAAAAATAAATAGGAATTATTAATAATCCTTTTTATTTGTCTAATTACCTTTTCTTTGGATAATCCTTTCATGTTCATTGGATTAATTTCTTTTAAATATTTGTTTCCTGTACATGCTCTTAAATTCCATAATCCATCTATTTGTTTAAGTTTTCTATCATCAAATAATTGGAGTTTAAAGTTTTCTTGAACATTTGGTGAAGCAACTACAATAATCCTCTGTGTTATTCCTAATTGTTTTAAATAATCTCTCATTTCTTCTGAAACACTAATGGCACTACATGTTTTACCTGAGCCTAAACCATGGTATAATAACAAACTGTTATAAGGAGTCTGAAAACTTAGAAAGTTACGAACAAACAATTGGTTCGGAGATAATTCAAAATCAGCTTCACATAATTTTTTTGCTTGTTCTTCAATCTCATCCACACTAAAAATTGTGCCATCATATTTTGTTTCATTAAATTCTTTTTTAAGAGCAATTTTAATATTAAACTCTGAATCATCTAGTGATGGATATAAGTTTTCAAATTTATCTTCATTATTAGAAATAAATTTTCTATTTAAAATCTCTCGTTTATTAATGAAAGAATTACTATCAGTATCTTTATCGTCTAAATTAATTTTATCAAAACCTTCATTAGATAACAATTCTATATTTTTCTCAGATAATATTGGTTCATCAACTAATGATAATTTTGTTTTTTTTCTAGGCCTTCGTTTAGGTTTTTCCATAATACTTATATATTATTAATATAATCTATATTCTTGTAAAACTTTATTCACTTTATTTAAAATATTTATTTTTTCTAAATTATATGGTCTAATTTTGATTAGACATTCATCATAATTTAACCATTTAACTTCACTTACTTCAGTCTCTTGAAATGTGTTTGTTGTTTCTATATGAGGATCTATAAATCCTAGAAAATATTTATGCTTATATGATTTCATATTAGAACCTGTAAAAATCTCTTCATAAGGAATTATATTTTGAACTAATTTAATGTTTGACTTAATATAACCTGTTTCCTCTTCAAATTCTCTTAAAGCACAATTTAAATCTTTTTCCTGAAAATTTCGTCGTCCCTTTGGAAATCCCCATTCTGGTTCAACCCATAAGGTATTGCTATTTTCTATTAATAATTGTAAATTATAACATTCTTTCGACTCTATTCCAATAATTAAAGCTTCATATTTTTCTCTAGATGTTTTTTCTTCTCCTCGATACTGAATTCCTACATTTTCACCCCATAAATAACTCCATAGTTCATCAAACGAACTTGATTTTATTTTTTCTTTTTCATAAACAGACATTTCATTAAATATATTTAACAGATAATGATAATTATACAATGGATACTTACCTCGCATAAATTCTACAAACCCTAAACTATGTTTCCGTTTAATCATAAGGTACTGTAATTTATTATTAAACAGCCTAAATGTGATTATTCCTACACTAGTTATTGGATGTTTACATGAATGAAATTGATGTCCATTTTTTCCACAATTATTACAAAAATTAAATGATTTACTCATATGCTATATGTTTATTTGTCTATCTTTTTATATTGTTTCATTTTAATGACAGAAAAATCATTTGATCCAAAGGTATGGGGACCACATTTTTGGTTTTTATTAATGACATTAGCTGTTTCATATCCTCTTAAAGCTAATGATACAACCCAGAAGAAGTATTATGATTTTATTTCTAATTTACCATTATTTATTCCACATCCTCCAATAGGAAATAAGTTTAGTGAGTTATTAGACCAATATCCTGTTTCTCCTTATTTAGAGGGAAAGGATGCTTTTTTGAAGTGGGTTCACTTTATTCATAATAAGATTAATGTGATTACTGGTAAGGATAAAATAACACTTACAGAAGCTCTTGAAAATTATTATGATCTTTATAAACCAAAAGAAATCATATTACACGAGCAAATTAAATATAGAAAAAAATTATTATTTGGGGGAATTATTGTCGTATTAATTGGTGGTGGCTATTATTTATATAAAAAATAATTCTCTCTACAATATAAGAGAAAATATGAGTAGAACACTTAAAAATAAAAGAAGAAGAAGAAATAGAAAAGGAGGTGAGGCATTAGCATCAGGTGGATTTGGATGTATATTTAAACCTGCTATCAAATGTAAAAACAAAACTGAAAGAATTACTGGTGTTAGTAAAATGTCAATCGAGCAACATGGTAAACAGGAGATGTCAGAAATCGAGAAAATTAAAAAAAAATTAGATAAAATTAAAAATTACGAAAAATATTTTTTATTAGATGTTGAAATGTGTTATCCAGACAAATTAACTAAAGAAGATATGATTAATTTTGATAAGAAATGTTTTGCCCTTACTAGATATAATATTAATGAAAAAAATGTTAATTCAAAATTGAGTAAACTTACTATTCTTAATATGCCTGATGCTGGTATTGATTTGAAAGACTGGTTAGTAGTAGATGGAAAAATTACCAAGGAGAAAATGTATTTATTGAATCAATTAGTGGTTAAGTTATTAAAAAATGGTGTTAGACCTATGAATAATGCGGATGTAATACATAATGATTTGAAAGATAGAAATGTTATGGTCGATAAAGAAATGAATGCGAAAATTATTGATTGGGGATTAGCTGGAGTAGTTGTTAATAAAGATATTCCAAAAGAAATAATGAATAGACCATTACAGTTTAATACGCCTTTTTCTTCTATGATTATGTCTGATGAATTTAAATTAAATTATGATATCTTTTTACAGCGAGTTAAAGACGGACTTATCTTATTTAATAAAACAAATATTAGAAATTATATTATTAACGAGTATTTAATAAAATTGGCAAGGTATTATGGATATTATGACGACAATGTTATTCTATTTAAAAAGATTTTCTCTCCAGGAATTAGTGATGAAACTTTTCTGTCTGATGTTAAGAGAGATAATTTAATTGAATATGGATATTACCTTTACTACTTATCCAATTATATTACAGATATATTAATGACATACACTGATTCTAATTATAATTTTGATTTGAAAAAATACTTTTTTGACGCTTATTTACATAACAGTGATGTATTTGGTTTAATGACCGTATATTATAATTTCTTTGAATTAGACCTATCTAATATTGATTTAGATGATGATGGTAAAAAAATATATCTTAACCGTATTCGTTCTTTATTGGTTGAGTATATTTATTCTAATGGTGGAGAGAAAATAGACATTAATAAATTATGTGATGCTATTGAAGAATTAAATCAAATTATTAATTACGATAATAAAATTATATTACATCATAGATCTCACAGTAAACATAGTAAAACTAGGAAATCTCCTACATCGGTTACCGCTACTATAAGTAAATCTAGAAGTAGAAGCAAAAGTAAAAGCAGAAGCAGAAGCAGAAGCAAAAGTAAAAGCAAAAGTAAATCAAAAAAATAATTATAATATTTAAAAAATAAACTTTATAAATATTATATGAAATTAGAATTATTAATTTTAGTAGTATCAGGATTTTTTATAGCAAATACATACTATGATGGAAATTATGTTAAAATATTACAGTCTTGGCAAAAATATTTTAAAATGGCGGGTTTTGCTTTTGCTGGATTAAGTATGTATTTATTTATAAAGAAAAATCCTTCTGAATCACAGAGTATAGTTCAACAGGCCACAAATATAATTAAACATATGCCCAGCGGACAATCATCTTTAGATGTTCTTAGTCCGTTTATTGATTTCACTAATCAAACTCCATTTACTGGGGGTGGTAATCAACAACATCAAGTGAATCGTATTATGGAATCCGGAAAAAAAGGCACAAAAAGATGTGTTAGTGAAACAAAAAAGAAATTTGTTGCTTCACAACAGAGTTGGAAATGCGGACATTGTCAAATTCAATTACCTGCTTGGTTTGAGGTTGATCACAAAATTAGATTAGAAAATGGAGGTTCTAATCATGTTGATAATTTAGTAGCTTTGTGTAGAGATTGTCACGGAAAAAAAACAGCGATGGAAAACCTTTAATTTATTTCTAATGATTTATTAATGGCGTCTACTAAAACAAAATCTACTGAAAAAAAGGAACCACCTATATTTGATGATTCTGGAACAGGTTATTTTGCCAAATTTACTAATGTTATGGAATATATTTATAAATTATTCGTGTATTATGTAATTGGTTCTATTAAAGACCATAAATTAGAATTTAGTTTCTTATTAGGACTTATAATTTATATTATTATTGCGAGTATTATTTTTGCCAAAAACCCGTATGATATTATTACCGACAATAATGAAGGACTTAGCATTCTATTAATGCTTTTTGGAGGATTTTTAATTGTATTATTAATGTTTTTTTATTCAAGAAAAAAAGAATTATTTGAAAATGAAGAAGAAAAGGGAACTCTTTCGTTCCTTGGTAAAATATTTACTTCCATAGTATCAGTTGGATTGATAATAACATTAGTATATGTTTTTTTTAACTTATCAAGTTATTTTTCTGATTTTAGTAGTTTCTTAATGATGGGAATTAATATTCTTATTATTCTTGGAATTATTACTATAGCATTTAAATTTTTTGGGTTACTTGGACAAGGAGAACCAGGTGAAAAATCACCATCTTGGCCAAAACTATTAATTAAAATGATTACATATTTTCCATGTTTAATGATGGATTTTATAGAGTATATTAAATATCAATATCAAATTACAACTAAACCAATTGTTATATTATTCGCTGTAGAAATATTACTAATTGGATTATATGTTGTATTTCCATGGCTTATGGAAAAAATTATGTATCATAATACATCACAACTTATCGAAAGACCTGATAATTTAAATATTCAACAAAATTTAGGCACATTTCAAGATATTAATTATACAACACCAGTTGGAAGTAGTAGTAGTGAATTCAGTTATCATTATGCTATTTCTAGTTGGTTTTATATTAATTCCAATCCTCCTGAGACGAACCCTCATTACGATGAATACACATCTATATTAAATGTTGGTGATAAACCAGACATACAATTCAATGTTCTTAAAAATAAACTGCGTATTAAAATGAAAACTCAAGGTAAAAATGAAAAAATTTTATATGAAACTAGTAAATTCCCTATGCAAAAATGGAATAATATTATCATTAACTATGATGGATCCACATTTGACATATTTATTAATAATGAGTTAGTTTCTTCAACACCTGGCGTAATACCGTATAAATCTAATACAGTGATAACATCTGGAACACAAGGTGGATTATATGGTGGTATTTGTAATGTAAAATATTTTAGAAATAATATTTCTAGAGGAAAAATTAATTGGTTGTACAATTCTATTAATAATTTAAATCCCCCCATCATTTAGTAAAAATTTCTAAAGCTATATTATATTATGGCTGTATCAGTAAAAAGTATTGCAATAGGTGTTGTAGTCCTAGTCTTAATAATACTAATTATTAGATGGATTATGGGAGATAGCACAAAGCTTAGCGGGTTAACCGATGCTAAAAAAGTTACCAAAATCTCTGCTGAAGATTTAGCACAAAATAATGCTTCAAATTACGCATACTCTGTATGGTTTTACATTGACGACTGGAGTTATAGATATGGTGAACCTAAAATCGTTTTAGGAAGATTAGACAGTGACTTGAATCCTTCACCATCTATCACTTTAGGGGCAATTGAAAATACTCTTCAAATTGAAACTACCGTATACCCTTCATCCCAATCCTCTACAGGAACCAAAAATACTTGTAATGTTGCCAATGTTCCTATTCAACGATGGGTTAATGTTATTGTCAGTTTATACGGACGAACTATGGATGTATACATTGATGGTAAATTAGTCAGAACATGTGTCCTTCCAGGTGTTGCCAAGATTGCCAACAATGCTCCTGTTTATGTAACACCTTTAGGTGGTTTTTCTGGTTATACCGCAAATATTCACTATTATGCGGATTCCTTAAATCCTCAAGAAGCGTATAACATTTACCGTAAGGGATATGGTGGTTCTGGTATGGACTTCCCTTACGAGGTTAAAATTGAATTCCTCAAAGACGGTGAGGAACAAGGAACTCTTACTCTTTAAAATAAATATTAAAAATCATATCTAAATTTCTTATGTATTATATATAGATATGGAAACAGGAAATATTTCTTCTGGAGCAAGTTCATTTGATAGTTTTAAAAGTAATAAAGCTGTAAATGGCACAAAGGAATTTTTAGAATCAAATAGTTTAGTAGCAAAAGTTGCTTTTCTATTATTAGTTTTAGTAGTTTTCGTAATTGCTGTAAGATTTAGTGCCCAATTTTTAGCATGGGTCTTTTCTTATAATGGTTCGCCTTATTTATTTGATGGTATGGTTGACGCCAAGACTATGATGGTTATCCCTCAAGACCCTAATACAGGTGGTGCTATACCAGTTATTAGATCTGATGGTCAAAATGCCGGTGTAGAATTTACCTATTCGGTATGGATGTTTATTGATGACTTAGTATACCAACAAGGTCAATACAAACATGTATTCCACAAGGGAAATGATGATATTAATTTCTCTACATCCCCCATTGGTATGAATCAACCTAATAATGGTCCTGGTTTATATATTGCCCCTAACACCAACGCCTTAGTAGTAGTTATGAATACCTTTAATGATATTCAAGAGGAAGTCATTATTGATGATATTCCTATTAATAAATGGGTTTGTGTTCAAATTAGAGTTAAAAATCATCAACTCGATGTTTACATTAATGGTAAACTAGCTAAACGCCTTATTATGAAAGGTGTTCCTAAGCAAAATTATGGTGATGTATATGTTGCTATGAATGGTGGTTTCTCTGGTTATATGTCTGAATTAAGATATTTTAATTATGGTTTAGGAACTGCTGAAATTCAACGAATTGTTGATAATGGACCTAGTCTTCAAATGTCTGGTAGTCAAGTTACTAGCAGTATGCCAAGATATCTATCACTCAGATGGTTCTTTACAGGAAATACAGACGGATATAATCCTTAAATTATATATACTAAATAATTATCAATTTTAATATATATAAATGACATCTCAATTTCCATACACATATTATCACGGAAATATACTAGCTGATCAAAACGATATTTATGTTACTGAAGTCAATAATTTGATTGTTATGAGAATGAACAAAAACACAAATCTCAAATTTCTTGATTCATTCACACCATTTCCTGATATTTCTTGTATTGTTGTAGGTGGCGGTGGAGCTGGTGGTGGAAAAGGGAGTTTCGACGTGACGACAGCTGGTGGTGGTGGTGGTGGTGGTGCATCAGCTATCGTAAGTATTAGTGGAGATTTTATCTTAAATCATGGTAAAACTACTAATATTAATGATGGGTCATATATATTACAGACTGTTATTGGTAAAGGAGCTCCTTATGGAGGAAATTCTACACCTTCACAATTAGGAAGTATTATTACTTGTGGTGGGGGTGTGTCAGCGCCTCAGGGTGGAGGAGGAGGTCAACCTGCTGGAGGAACTTTTACTAATCATCAATCATTACCATCATACTTAGGTGGTGATGGAGGTCGTGGAGGACAATCAAATAACACTTATACACACCCACCACAGATTCCGCTCGCCGACTCACCCTACGCAGGTCAACCAAGTAAATTAGCAATTGATTTACAAGGGAGTAATTTTGATTTACCGACAGATATATCGAATATTTTATATTCTGGTTGTGGTGCTGGTGGTGGTGGAAGCAGGACACAGCCTATCATTTCGGCTGGATCTGGTCATGCGGGTGGTGGTAATACTAACCAAGCTGGTCAATTTGTTCCATATGGTATGTATGCCGCAGGTATGGCTTCTGGTATAGGTCGAGGATATGCTTCTACTGTATATGGTGGAGGTGGTTCAGGGTGTAATGGAGCGACTTATATTAATCCATCCGAAATAGGAGGAGTTGGAGCAGATGGTACCATTATTTTATACTTTGAAGCATTAACTGTATCAGGGGATTATTATTCTTATTATGATGTTCCTCAATCTACATCCTTTACCATTTCTCCTATAAAACCTATAGATTTGGTAACAAGGAATATAAGTTCGTTAGGTTTAACAGGGTTAGATGCTGGTAGTTTTATAATAGATTCCACAACAGGCGCAATATCTAATGCGTCTGTTATATCCCCTACAGTTATGGATTTAAGCTATACTGTTAAAGTACGATATACATACACTGATTCAACTACTGAAGATAGTAGTAATATAGATATTCGTATTATAAATCCAGTATATCAGACTACATATGATGTTCCATACGAAACATATTTTTCTATATCACCACTAGATTTACAGGCTTATACTGATATTAGTTTTACAAACATTACCCCTTTACCAATATTTATGGATACGACTCAAAATATAGGAGAAATAGTTTATTATGAAAGCATATCCTATCCTTTTAGTTTTCAAGCATCTGACATTTACGATTGTTCCGTATCTGTAACACAACTAAACAATTGTACTTGGACACAGGATATATCGATTGATATATCATCTGTTCCGGTTTATGATTTATCGTATATTATTGCTCAAAATGCTGCTTTCATTATTAATCCATTAAACCCAATAACTAAAGGTCAAATATCATTTCTGACAAGTGTAGCAGAATATTTCCAAATAGATAGTGGAGGTGACATAATAAATACAGATTTATTTTCTCCTCTATTAACTGACAGTCACGTAGGTACAATGGTAGTTGATATTAGTAATATAAAATATCAATTGTATAAACCCATTACAATGAACATAGATTTATTTTATCTAGATTCATATAGTGATACTTATAATATTATACCAAGTTATACTTTATCATCAATCCATAGTTATACTGTTACGAGTAATCCTATATTAAATATTACCATAAATAGTTCTTCTGGTGATATATCGATTGGTGATGCTATATCAAATGATTTCTATAAATTAAATGTAATATTGAATGAATCTGATAATAAGGTTCAATGGATTAAAGCTATTAATCTGTATTTTCAGCAAAGTGGATGTGATTGGAATCCATTATTACAAGAACAGACAACTATTTGGAGTAGAGCTGATGGTGATTGTGTAGACGTTAATGGAGAATTTCTTCCTGATGGATCGGCTATGACTAGAGAAGACTTAAGTGAAAAACGCAAGGCTGTGATATTTCAATACAAAAATAATAGTGCTGGATTTTCTAAAAAACAACAATTTTCAAGATTGGCTAGAGGACTTGGAAAACCAAGAGGAAAAACATATGCTACACAAGGATATAATGTGACTAATCCAAATGTTCAAAATTTACCACTCGTTGGTAAAAATGTTCCTACTGTTGTAGAAAACGGTGCTGGTAATTTTGTAACACAAGATGTTTTTATGGGAACAACATTGGTTTGTACTGGAGCAAACAAAATAAGTGGCTTAACTACGCAAAATGATACTCCTGGTCCAACTAGAACTATTACGAATTATCCAACTGTTCCTCTTACGAATTATATAGTTCGAAGAACATACAAAGGAGGGTCAGAGAAATGGCCTCAATATGGACCAAATACTGGTCAACCAAGACTTCCTAAGTATGCTCGTAATACAGGAACAAAACCAGGGATGAATTTTTGGCGACCTGGATCTAATTAAATAGTTTAATAATTATATTAATATTAAACTATTTATTCTCTCAAAGATGGATTAACACATATTTCGTTAGACGGGAATATTTGTCCAGACATACAGACATCACTATCTTTTACGGAAATACAACTACGGAAACCTCTGTCTTCACCAATATAGCAATATCCTGATTTAGTAGGTCCAGATCTTTGTGTTGAACTAGTAGCGTCATCAGGTAAAGGTTCTGAATTATACTCAGCGTCAGCTAGAGCACTAGTTAAAGATGCGGATAACGAACCTTGTTTCGCATTACTATTAGTAGTTGGTGTTGAAGTTTTATTTTGAGAACCACTTTGATCCATATCCAACTGGCCTTGAATTACATCAATACCACTTTCAACAGTTCCAGCAGCTACATCCACTCCTAATTTAGCTCCTTCAGCTGTTAGTTGTGTAACATCTTTGGTTGTTTCAGTAACAACAAGTCCTAAATTTTGTAATATACTTCCTATAATAGGTGCGGATGTATCTTTAATATTTTGAAAAAAATCACCTAAATAAGAGAAAATATTAACACCTAAAAATAGTAGAATAACTATAATTACTCCAATACGGATATAACCGGAATTTCCTTTAGGTATTAAACTTTTACTAGATGAAGAAGGATCTGAGGAAGAAGAATCTACAGTAGTTTCAGATGAAGGAGATGAATTTGAAAATCCAAACCAAGATTTAGAAGTAGATTTATCTTCAGGAGAGGCATCAATATCAATAGTAACTCCTTTTGGGATACTGTTTGTTGTTTTACTCATAGACATTATATAAAAATGGTTATATAAAAATATGAACAACTGATCTTAATTTACCAATTTCGTCGTATACCTTATCACCAAGATAACTAGATACATAATAACTTGAAACAATTGTAGTAACAATGGTTATCGAGTAAGAAACAATAACTATTGTAACTGGTTCCATATTAATAATTAATCTTATTATATTATATAATGGATTATATAATTCCAGCATTTACTATGTTAGCGTTAGATAGTGTTTATTTATCGAATATAGGTGGACCTATGTTTGATAAGATGGTTAAAAAAATACAAAAAGATGATATGAAATTAAATGTTTACGGAGCAATTGGAGCATATATATTGATGATATTAGCAATATATAAATTTATTATTAAAGAAAGGAAACCACCAATGGACGCATTTATTTTAGGTCTATGTATTTACGGTGTGTTTGATTTTACAAACTATGCTATATTTAAAAATTACAATATGTTCATAGGTGGTTTAGACATGTTATGGGGTGGGATATTATATTATGTAGTAACATGGATCACTTATAAGGTATTAGGTATAAAATATTAACAACATAAATTTATCGTTCAGTTCGAATAATAGTATTAATTCCTTTTAATGCTTCTAATTTTTCAAATGTTTTCTCTCTACTGCTTTTTTCAACACCATTAAATAAGTAATCAGTAGCAGGTGCTTCTTCATTTTTCTTTATTTCCTTGTAGATTAGGTTAATTTTTTTAGTAACATTATCTACCACATCTTTATTTTCAATAATATTTATTTTATCATTAAACTTTTCTGTAATAATAGAGACAGCAAAATAAATCAAATATTTTCTTTTTCTTTTACAGCTACTAGTATAACGAATACAAAATAATTCAAATATGCTTTTTAAAATTTTTTTAGATATCTCAGATTTATTTTTAGCATTTATTTTAAATATTATATTCCATATCATCCATATAGGCTCTTTTTGAAATTTTTCATCTACATTAACAAATGTTCTACGTTCACAAATACATATTTCCTTCCTCTTTTTACATAAATTTTCAAATTCTAGAATCCATTCAATCCAATAACATGCTTCTAAAGCATTTAATGAATCTTTAGACAAATGATATGCCAGTTCATTAATAGCGATAAATAATTCCTTTGGATCATCTTTCTCGAATATTTCAGTAGCATAAGTAACATTTGGTGCTTTTAATTTAGATGACATAGTTGTCATATCAAATTCTTCTTGTTTTTTAATTTTAATACTCTCTATACAGTGTTTTTTTTTAGAAGTACAAATAACGGTTATTATTTCAGCAAATATTTTTCTTATTTTATCATTATTTCGCATATTTATTTCAAAATCTGTAAAAGTAGAAATAATTTCCTTAAAATTATTGAATCTTAATTCCAAATAGATAGGTAATTTAGGATTACCCAAATGTATATGTTTTCCTACAAATGTTAATATGATATCCCATAAATCAATGAAACAACCACAACATATAAATTCAGCACTCCAATTTAATGCATGTTCTATTTTACCATTGGAAAGGCTATTTAGTAATTCTTTTTTGGCTTCAGTTCTTTTAAATTTTGAGAAAGTAAGTCCTTTAAATTGCTTTTCACTTCTTATATCATTAATTTCAAATTCATCCATATAACTTTTTCCTACAAAAAAAATAACATAAATATACATATACGCAATGGGATTAACAAAAATGTATAACAAAATGGAAAAATGTCTAAAAAACATGCCTATTTGGGTTAACTTACTAGTTGTTTTAGCATTGATATTTATTTTGATTTCTATCTATAAATCTTGTCATATTGTTCAAGAGGGTTTTATTAGTGATCAAAAGGAGAATTTTTTAATTAAAAAGGGTATAGATTTATTCGACGATTTTTATGTTAATATTTATGATGACTTATTTTTTAGAGAAATAGTTAACCAATATGAAGTAGGAAGTATTATGAATATTACCAAACCAACTACTGAAAGCAAAATTCTTGTTATTGGTAGTGGTACTGGTCATGTAGCAGATGCTTTCGCTAAAGAAGGTATTAATATTGTTGGTTTAGATGAGTCTCATTCAATGGTTAAATATGCGAAGGATGAATATCCTGCTTTAACATTTAAGCAAGGTTCACCTTTGAAAACTAATACATTTAATCAAAACTCATTCACACATATTTTATGTTTGAATATGAATTTTTATTATTACAAGGATAAAAAACAATTTTTTCAAAATGTTTATGATTGGTTAATGCCTGGAGGATATTTTGTTGTCCAATTAGTCGATAAAAATAAATTCGACCCTGTCGTTCCAGCAGCAAAACCATTTGTAATGATAAATCCTCAAAGTGTTGCTGAAAAAAGAATTACTGAATCAGCAGTGGTATTTAATAACTTCGAGTATACAGCAGACTTTCAAGTATTTCCAAATGATTTTGTTCAATTTCAAGAAATATTTAAAGATACCTCAGATGCTGGTTCTGGCAAATCTCGTCAAAATGTTCATAAAATGTGGATTCCATCAAGAACATCAGTTATAAGTATGGCTAAAGAAACTGGTTTTATTACTTTTGCGCAAGTAGATTTATTAATGGCTCAATTAGAATATCAATACTTGTATGTATTCCAAAAGCCTGCTTAAAAAATAATTTATTTTAAAAATTATCTAAATAAATTATTTATTGTCTTTTCATAAACATTTGAATACATTCCCATGCCTTAGCAGACTCTTGAATATTAAAAGCACCACGCTTTTGAGCCATATGAAGGAAAGAAACCATAACATTAAGAGCTGTATTTTCGTCAGCAATTACTAGATTGTTAAGATCGGGTTGTTGAGGTTGTTGAGGTGCGACTTCCTTTTCAGTCTTTTCCATTGTAATATTATTATCCATATAACAAATAATAATATTAATAACTATACTAAATAACGAATTATCTTACATATTTTCCAACACGGGCAAAAGAATCTACAATAAATATGATAAATATTCCTAAAAAAGAGTATAATATTAATTCTTCAGTAACATGTCCGGTTTTTTCGTTCTGTTGCTCTTCTAAAAGATATATTACTTGATTTAATTTTGTTAGTAATTCATCTTTATTTACACCAGTTGGTGACATATCATCAGAACCTTGATTGAAGTAAGGCACATACTGTTGATAATACTGTTTGGCATATTCACTAGGTAACTGTGTAAATGCTTCTTGTTGGGGTGGAGAACTATCATCGCCTATATTTTGTTGTTCATTCATTCTTTGTTCCATACCATGTTCCATTCGTTCCATACCTGCGGATGATGGTGGTTGAATGGGTTGATAATTATTATCATCCTCATCCTCATCATCATTGTCATGAATCTTTTGTAACATAGCTTCTACTTTCGCATTTGACCTTGTTGTATCTCTTCTCTTTAAGGTCTTGTTTCTCATCCCTTCTCTTTTTTTTTGAATAGGATTATTATTTTGTTCATTATTAAATTCTGATGCATACATTGCTAAAGACATACTACTTATAAAAAATATAGATTATATTTTAATCAACTTACGGAAAAAATATATTTTTAATTTATATAAGAATGAACATTACTGATATTATCAATATTGATACTGTTTTAGGAAAAATTGCTATTGTTATTCTCATTATAATAGCAGTTCATTATCACTTACTCTTTGGTATAGCCGTTGTATTAATTTTTATTTCACTTGGTGAAGACATATTCGAAGGTATGGAAAGTATGGACTCTTCTAAAGAACCCTCATCACAAGAATCGTCATCTGAAGAATCTCCTCAAGACAAGTTTAGAAAATTAAACTGTCAAGGCCAAACTTTAGTTAAAGATGATAAAACGGTTACACCTGATTTAATAAAGGATAGTTTCCCTAATATCAAATTTGAAGGCGATGAATGTAACCCTTGTGATGTAGATTGTAAATTTGAAATTATTGATTCTAATGAAAGACTTACAAATGAAAGTAAATTAAGAGGAGAAGATTCTAATAATATTCCAGTTGATAGAGAAAGTGTTATTAAAAAACAAGAACAATAAAATACTAATATATTTATATGAAGGGTATTTTATTCCTATGTATTTTATTTGTAGTTTTCATAGTATTAATGCCTCCCCAACAAGAAGGATTTAATACTTATTTTAGACAAAGTGTTCGACCACACATAAGAACTTTAAGAGATGCTCATAGCACAGTTACTTACCATTTTAATAGTAAATTTAAGGATTTTGGACAAAGTCTAGGATTTTCTTACTAAATAAGATTTTATATTTTCAATATATATATGGATATTTTCTACTATATAAATTCACTCAATTCTAGCAAATATTTTACTGGCATTATGATGATATTATTAAATGTTGGTTCGAGGTTTGTTGAAATCAAATTAAGTGACTCTATGGAATCTTTTGTCAAATATAACATTGCTAAGGAATTATTAATATTTACTATGGCTTGGATGGGAACGAGAGATATTATTGTGGCACTTGTTTTAACAGCTTCTTTTGTAATTTTATCAGAGTTTTTATTAAATCATAAAAGCAATTATTGTGTATTATCTAAGAAATATTCTATAAACATTGATAAAAATAAAGATGGTATTATAAGCGATAGCGAAATAAATCAAGCTATGAATCTATTAGAAAAAGCTAAGAAACAAAAAGAAAAACAAAGAAATATGAATCTATTAAATTATTACCAAAGTTTAACATAAATTATATATTATTATTATAAGATGAGTAATAATATATTAAAAATTAGTTTTGATGCTTCTACAATTAATGGTATCATTTCAAAAGATATTAAATATTCTCCTAGTATGTCCAATCCTCAACTATATAGTTCTTTTCCAAACATTCTATTTATACCCTCGATTAAATTGAGAAATAGTTTGTTTGACAAAGATTTAGGTGAGGATGATAAAAAGAAGATTTTTTTATCCCCCGCTCAATTTGATAATTTTCTTTTACGACTAAGAGAAAAAAAACTTTATAAACCTATAACTATTACTGAAGCTAAGAAAAGAGGTATTATTTATAATAATATCAAATTTATTCTTAATCTTTTTTTTAAAAAGGGTGATAAATTGGTTATTAATACAAAATCCTATATTATTAATAATTATAATTGGGATGATAAATATAATATTGTTCCTGTTCCTGGACAAAAAACACCCATTATTGAATTAAAAATTTCTTTTACATTACATGATGGAAAAGAATTGTCTTTTGTCGACTCAACAAAACTTAATTGTATGCAAAAAAAACAGAATATAGTTGATGATTACTATTCGTTGGTTGGATTAAAAAAACCTGTTGAAAAAACAGCTCCATTAAAATATCAACCTGTCGATACTACTACCCAACCTACACCTAGAACCTCTAGAACCTCTAGAAGAACAAGAAGAAGAAGTTCTACTATAGGAGGAAAAAAACATAAAACCAAAAAGGTATAAAATAAATTTTTTTTATTAAAAAAAAGTATTATTATATAATAGTATTATGTTAGTTGAAATTAACTCCATTTATGATTTCATTTCTCTCTTCTCATTATTTATTAATATATATTTCGTATTTAGTTTTGATGTAATTTTGATTCTAGGTCTTGTTATTTGTATTGTTGTTCATCTTATCATTAAAAATATTACCACAGGTTGGTATCCACCTATATTTAAAAGACCTGATGGAGCGAATAATTGTGATTTATTTAATAAAGGTGGTTTAGTTGATAAAAATTCTGGATTCCCTTCTGGACATGTAACAGTTGTATCATTCTTTATGGAAACTTTATTATTAAGAAACAATACTCATGATCTATTAAATAAATTATACTTTAATATTCCAACTATTTTAGTTGGTTACGCTAGAATTCAAAAAGGTTGTCATAATTTTATTCAAGTTATTGCTGGTTATTTGTTAGGATATTATGTTGCTAATACATTACATAATAATGAAAATAAAATTAAAAAATATATAAATGAAACTTTTCCATCATTATTTTCAAATTAATATATATTATTAATATTTATATATATTAATATGTCAACATCTATAGATACTTCATCTATTGGTTATAATTATTCTATTATGTATTCTTTATTTTATAGCAAAAATAAGAATATTATTGATAAAGAAGTCACAAAGTTAATTTATGACCAAATATATTTAATGATAGCTTTTAAACAAAATGATTCAGCAGCGGAACAACTGAAATTTATAATTGATAAGTTTTTCGTTTATAGCACTATACTAGGAAAAGAACAAGGACAATTAGGTATGCCACAAATTAAAGATCATGGAGTATATAAACCAGTTGTATCCATTGACGAACTAAAAGATATATATATACCTTCTTTAAATTTTAGAGAGAAAATGTCGATTGTTAGAAATTTTTCCGCAAAGAATGATTGTTTAATGTATGAAATATTATTAGAGTATACTTTTCAAAAAAACACAGGAAATATTTCAGCATTTGAATTAAAATATCCTATGTTAGATATAACATATCTAGATCATAGTATTAATTTAATAGAAGAAATTTTAGGATTTGATATTATTGAAACTGAAAAATGTTATGATAACATAAATGGTTCGCGTGAAATTGTTAGACCTGGATGTAAACCATTTTATAAAATGATTCAAGAAGATTATCAAGCAAATCCTACAAGTTCTCCTATCACATTATGTTGGTTATGGCATCCATTAGTTTATGGTGTTCCTTATCAAGATGTTATTAAATTACCAGCTGATAATAAAGTTAAAAATATATCAACTAGTTTTATAAATAATAATAAAGAATTAATAACAGGGTGTATGACAGAAACTTTTATGAATTACCCAATACTTCCACCATTATCTGAGAGAGAACAAAGATTTATTAAAAATGAATTAAATGAAAATCCATTAGTTGATGGATTATATCAACGACCACCTTGGACTCCTCCTATTTGCTTTATGAAACAAATAGAACCTACTAGTTTTTATGTTAATTTACAAAAACAATATAACAAATTTTTTGTTAGTAATTTATCTGGACATGTTATGTTATTTTTAATAACTAGTAGATATTTTAAGAATATCAATCTTAATTATATTATTCTAGCAAATTTATTATTTATGGTCCCATATAATCATTCTATACATGAAATTTTTCAAGCCGCAAAGGTTATGGGAATTAATACAAAATATTCTATTAAAAAAAATGATTTGGATAATCTTAATGAATTTCTTACGGAATCAGATCTTCAACCAATTACATTGAGTAAAGCAGCTACAATACAGGTTCCACAAGAGAGACCAAAATTTACAAAAGAATATTCAAAAGGTGGTAGAAGAAAAAAAACTAAAAGAAATAAAAAAAAACTAAAAACTAAAAGAAGACGATTAAATCACAGAAAAACTAGAAAGTATTAATTCTGAATTATTGTTATATCTCTCTTTATTTGGATGATAAACATCTAGTTTCCATTTTAAATAAACTAAATAAAACATACCTAGTAATATTAATGGGGAAGTAATATAAACTGGTATTAATTTATTCACATATCCATATATAAACCATAATATCTGTATAAGAGAACTTATAACTAACCATAATGGAGATAAACTTGATGTATCTTGTTCTTGATAATTATGATAAACCAAAATATAAAAATTGATTACACCTAAAAACGATGCTAATAATCCAATTATTTCATATTTATTTGTCATATAAATAATAATATTATTATAAAAAATTGATATTTTATAATAATGATTTATAATACTTAAATTTAAACTATGTCTGTTCAATTAAAACAAATCCCTCTTGTCAATGGTGTTGTTGTTAAGCGTCCATCAAAAAATTGTAAATCTCCTTATGTTGCGGATGTTATTATTGATGGTAGTGAGCTTATGTGTCATTCTCCTGCTCTTGGATGTTGTGGACTATCTAATACAGATTCGTGTGTTTTATTAAGTAAAATTGAAAAAAAACAAACAAAGCAGGTTTGTGAATATAAAATTGAATTATCACATTTATCTGAAGGAGAACATAAAATTATTATTGGTATTAACCCTAAACTTGCTGAAGAAATAGCAGAATCTGCTTTAATTAATAATTGTGTTGCTAATCTAACAAATGTAATATCATATAAGAGAGAAATTACAATAATGAACTCCAGATTTGATTTTGCTGGAATAGACAGGAATAATAAACCTTTTATTATGGAAATAAAAAATGTGCCTTTGGCTGATTATGTTGATGTTCATAAAAAAGATAGAAAAAAATATGATTGTAAGGATATTCCTTTTAATGAAAAAATATCATATTTTCCAGATGGATATAGAAAGAAAACTACAGATGTTGTTAGTCCAAGAGCATTAAAACATATTGAAGAGTTAGAAAAAATTGCTCAATCAGATGTTCGTGCTATATTGTGTTTTGTTATTCAACGCAATGATGTAAAACATTTTCAAACATCCAATGTTGACTTAATATATAAAGAGGCTGTTTATAAGGCCTGGAAAAATGGTGTTGAAATAAATACAATTCAAGTTGAATGGAATCAATCAGGTATTTGTAATTTTATTAGAAATGATTTACCAATTTCTTTAAAAGATGGTGAGTTTATTTAACTATATCTTTCTTAAGAATATAATTAGTATCTTTTGTTGATATGTATATTGATCCACCATCTGGTAATATATGTGTTAATAAACATTTTGATTTGTTGTGTAGAAACAGTTCTTTTATTTCAACAATACATTTTTCTATGTTATATTTATTTTTAAGCAAAACAAAAATATCTGATATAGTTGTTTTTTTATTAAAAATTTCCCATCTTGTATATCTCTCATTTATAATAAAAACAATAAATATTTCCTTATTCATTATAAGTTTGTTAATATATTGTTATAAAATAATTCCACTAATTCTGACGGTATTAAATCAAAACATATAAGTTTCTTATTTATTTCAAATACTTCCTCTTTATCTTCTTGTTTTAATTTAGATAGAAAGAATTCTTCATTATCATAACATTTCTCTACTGTTTTTTTTCCACATTTAGTAAATACTGGTAATATATTATCACTCTTATCACCAAGAACAATTTTATAAAACAAATCTCTCTTTGGATCGCCACTATAGCTTTTCGAGTGTAGTAATGATTTATATTTAAGATTAATCAAATTTATTCTTTCGTTTGATAATTGGATATAATCATGATCACTAGTTATTATCGTAATTACATTCTCCTCGTTTTGTTTATACAAGTGTTTTGCTGTCAATGCCAAACAATCATCTGCTTCTAAATGATTCATTCCAAGTATTTTGTCAACTCCGGCATTTTCAAATAATTTTTCTTTGTATGTCAGAGCAAAGAAATTTCCAACATTAGCCTCCTTATTTTTCTCTTCGTTTCTTCCTGCTTTATATTTTGGATGTAACTTCATTCGCCATATATCAGATTGACGACAATCTTTACCAACATACACAATAGCATCTTTGATTTTTAATTTCTTTTTTATTTCTTCTATCTTAGAATTAAATGTTGATTTATATTTTTCAACAAATTCTTCGTTTTGAAAAGGATTTTCTAACTTTATTTCTGGTTTAGCATTTCTCCACCAAACATGTAAGGCAAATACTCGGTAAAATATGAAGTAACTTCCGTCTATTAAAATATAGTTTGTCATTATTAGAATACTATATTAATATTCATTTAATATATCTTCAATTTTAAATAAAAATTGAATATATTTAAATATAATTGTTCATATGTAAACAATATGGACGCATCTGGTAATATAACTTCACCCACTTATACTATTCCCCAAGTGGATATTTCTAAAATGGATACTAAACTAAAAGAAACCCTTATAGAAATAGGTAAGGGTAATATTCCTCCACAAATTGTTAATAATATGGATGATAATAACAAAACAGCAGCTAATATAATGAATACTAAAGGTATGGAGGCTGCTATTGAACATATGTTTAAGCATCCTGAAACTGGAAAACCTATGAGTTATAGTGAAATGCGATATTATTATGGATGATTTTATTTATTTATAATAAAAATAATAATTGAATTATAAATATTATTTTTATTGAGTGACAAAAACAATGTGCCATATCTATAAACCTGATATACTTTCTCGTCAAGAAATTGACGAATCTTTAATAGATTATAATTCATTTCATCTAACTATGTTTGATATTGATAATGTTCATTTATTTAATGATATACAAATGAATACTCCGTTTCATGAAAATTTACAATATATAATCGGAACTATTGTTTCATTATTTGGTATATATGCTTTTGGAGTTGAAATAATAAATAGTTTTAAAAAAAATTGATGACATTTATAAACTGTAATTTATTACAACTACTACAACTATTATGAATCTTCGATTGAATATCGTATATCTTGATTACACTACTCAAAGACTGACTAGTAGATCACTATTTTGGCGTGATATGCCTAGTCTTCCTCATATTAATTTTAAAAAATTAACAAATAAAAATATGCCATTTACTAAGTTATATGATATTGACAATAAGTTTACAAAATTTATCAAAAATGATGTAGAATACTATCGAATCAATTTACAGCATAATGATGAGTATGAATCATTATGGGAAAAAGAAGAACTATTAAATCATATTGGTAGTTCTATATACATATATATTCCTACAAACTCAGTTACACAAGAATCTATTCAATTTGGATTGGACAAGTTTTCCAGCGATTCCAAAAATGAAAGTAATCATGAATATAATATTCATTTTAATATTAATATTCATGATAGAGTTGGTATATTTAATGTTATTAAACAAAAAATTGATTAAATTACTCCATAGCAGCAAATAATCTTGATTGTGGTGACGAAAATTTCAATTTTTTCATTTTCTTAGCCCTTTTAGCCTTTTTAGATTTCTTAGTTTTTCGTTTTGTTGTTTTTCGTTTTGTTGTTTTTCGTTTTGTTGTTTTTCGTTTTTTCTTTTTTCCACCTGTTAAACGAGACATATGTAAAGAATTTTTACTAGAGATTGAATCATCTAAATCATCTAATTGATTATTAGCCATATATTATCTACTAAGATATTATATCATTAAAATATATATTATGGGTAAAACAAAAAAAAGAAATAAAAAAGGTGGTGGAATTGGAAACAGTAAACCAGAAAAACCACATACACCGCCAGAAAAAACGCGCAAAAATGTAAATTTTTCACCTAGCACAAAATCCCCATCAAGTCCAAAACAAAATAAAACAAAAAAAATGTATATCTCAAGAAATAAAGAAAGACAAAAGGCTGTAACCAAATATGAAAATCGACAAGAACAATTGGATTTAATGGATATGATATTAGGGAGAAAGCCATTAGAAGGAGGGAAGAACAAAATAAACCAAAAAAAAAGAACTAGGAGAAGAAAAAAGGGTGGAGATGATGACGCAAATGATCACGCAAATGATCACGCAAATGATTGTCCAATTTGTATTAGTGAAATAAATGACGACGAAGATGATAAATTAATAACTAGTTGTAATCATAGTTTTCATACTAGTTGTTTTGTTGAAAATTGTTTAGCAGAATTAAGAAAAGGCAATTTTAATAATCGTGACGAAGAAAATAAGGTATTCCAATGTCCTAATTGTAGAGGTGATACTAAAGCAGATTGTTTAAATAATCCAGAAGTAAGAGCTATATATGAAGGATTACAACTAAATAGGAATGATATTGGTGATAATGATTATAGATTGGAATTTCAAGATATGATTGAAATATTAGACAATAAGTTAGAATATACCATTCAACAATATGAAAATGGAATTATTAGTGATGAAGCACAGGAATTCTTTTTAGAGGAATTACATTCTGAATTATCATCTAACGATGACTTATCTGATGCTGATCTAGGATATATATTAGAAGGATTTGAAGCACTGTTAGAGAATGCGGAAATTGAATATGAATTAGATTCAATGATGGTATACGAATTCACTAGAAAAATACGGGAGGAACTTGAAGAATTTGAAGAGCATGATGAAATTGAATTTATGGGAGGTAGAAATAAATCAAAAAAGGGGGGAAAAAGTAAAAGAAAATCAAGAAGAAGAAAGGGCGGAACTGTAAAACAAGGTTTTGGGTTAGGTGGAATCCAATTTGAGAAATCGACAGGTCATAAAAGGTGGGAAAAAAATCCTGAAACTGGTGAATATGAAGCACATGACCAAGATTGTTATGGAATAGGATGGTTTAAAACATGTAAAACAAAATCAGATGTTTCTAGTAAACCTTGGTGGAGTTTTTGGTAGATTCGTTATTTATATGGTAAATAATGAATTATATTATATAGATATCTGCTATATGTTTAATATTAATACGATTATTTGAGTTTATATTCTAAAATTTGTTTTAATTTTTTATCTTTTTTTATTTTTTCTATGTTTTTTCTAATCCATTCTTCAGAACAACACATTAATTTTCCAACAATTTTATTTGTTTTTATTTCATTGAACTGATAATCATATTTTAAAAATATAACTCTTTTTAAAAAAGGGTCATAATTATTATTTATATACTCCCATATTTCTCTTAATTTATTTTGATATTCATTTGTATTTATAATTTCATCATTTAAATTTATTTTATCATTTTTCCAATAATTACAATCTGTTTTTACTTTTGTAATCAAGAGATTTTTATAATTTTCAGTTTCTTCTAATGTATAATTTGCTTTACTTTCCATTCTTATTTTTTTAGGTAATATACTAAGTGAAAAAGAATCAGTTAATGCTTTTATGAGTTCATATCTAATATACAAAGAAGAATAGTAGGTAAAATCACTGGTTCCCTTATAATTTACAATAGATTTGTATAAACCTACTTTACTATAAAGTATAAGTTCGTCTTTTGGTATTCTACTACATTTGTAATAATGTTTTTTTTTAAATTCATATGCTTTTTTCATTGCCCATGTTTGATACGATAAATACATAATTTTATTAATTTTACCTCTTTCTGTGTTTCCCAAATTTGGATTTTTTATTAAGTTTACGATTAATTTATGATTTGATTTTGTTAAGTAACTATTTATAACATATAAAAAAGGAAAAAACAATAATAAATATTTCATATTATTATTATTGTTATAGTTTTAGATTTATTTCATTATTACAATTTTATTATTACAATTTTATTATTACAATTTTATTAGATATCTAGACTTACTGTATTACGGTCAGACTTTCTGCGTTTTGATCTAACTGGAACATTATCGTTTTGCATTTCTTTTAATTCACTAATACTGATTGTGCTGCCTTTTTCATCATTATCATTTTGAATATTAACTTCTGTCTTTTTTACTTTAAGACCGGAGAGTAAATTAGAAATATCTGATGGTCCCTTCATTTCAGGTCGTCTAGACTTTTCAGAAGCTGGTATACCTCTACTAGCATTCATATCAGGTCTATTAGATAAAGGAACATAACCTGGTCTTACGGGAGGAGGAGATGATGCCGGACCTTGTGTAGCCATTGGTGCCGGTGGTCCCCCACGAGCTTGAGGATTGACACTTGGTGGCATCTGTCTTTGTTGTTGATATTGTTGTTGTGGCATTTGTGCCATTGGTGGTTGTGGGGCTTGTGAACCTGAGTTAAGTGAACTCATAAATCCTCCAAGACCAGGATTAGTTTGTCCCATAGAGTTAACAGCAGCACTGGTAAATTGTTGCATTAAATCAGGATTTTGACGCATAATATCATCCATACCAGGCATTGCTGATTTGAACATACTATTTGTCATATGAACCATAAGCGCACTACCACCTAATTGAAACAATAGTTTTAATTCCGGTGCCATAGTCGCCTTTGACTTATATTTTTCATGAAGCTCCGCAAAAATCTCATCATAATCATCAATATTTTCATTAATTTGTTCACCCCATCCATCTAACTTAACATCAAATGGATCGAAACGGTTATTTAAAAACTCTATTCCGGTAATACAAGCCATTAACATTTTACCCTGAAATTTAACAGCGTTCTTTTTCTCTTTCTCGGCTACAATAGATTCATATTCTCCCTTCATTTCTAGTAGATTTGACTCCATATCATATTTTTTTGTTAGCTTGATACCTTTCTTTTCTAAATCTTCTAATTTTTGTAGGTATACAAATTTCTCTTTTAATAACTCTTCTTTTGATAATTTGGGTTCAACATTGCTCTTGGTAATATCAGGATTAATTGGAATATCATTAAATTTTCCATAACCATCCCATGTCTTCTTTTCTTCTTGAGATTGTTCTTTCGTAGAGGCTCCTAAATTTAACGGCTCTGGAACACTTGTAACATCATCTACAATAGGATCATCTAATACTTCCTCATTCAACTTAAATCCAGATGAGAACATATCAGAACGGGCTGATTTCATAGATTTTTTAGGAGCATCCATACCGGATAAGTCATTTAATTCATTTTCTAAGTTTGATAAATCATTTACATCAATATCACTTGACAAACCACTACTTCCTCCTGATTTTTTCTTATCATTCATTAGTAATTCTATACCAGATCCAAAATTCGATGAACTTCTGCCACCAATATTAATATCTGTTATATCATCTAAACTATTAGATATATTAATTGATCTTCCTGAATCTAGATTGCTTATATCGATAATTTCGGGTTCGGTCATTATGAATTAATTAGAAACTTTAATTTTAAATCAAACACATTAATATATATATTTTTTGTTCTTTAAAAACCAAATTCCTTGTAAAAAACAATCTGCTAAATCATCCTTTTTCTTATGTGTGTTAAACATATCTAGATATTGACAAATATCTTTATTATTTATTAATATTTCTTCACATATTTCAATACCTTTATGTTTTCTCTCTGAATAAGTGGTTTTGGTTGATACATAATCCTTTAATTTATTAGAAGCAGATATAAACTGAATATCTGTTACATCATGTAAAATAAAATATTGTGCTATCATTCCTTGTAATGTTTTCATTCTATTAGCAATCGGACTAATTTGATTTTCTATTATCACTGTATCAATTTTTATATTTTCGTATAAATTATTTAATTTATCTTTCAAATTAATACCTATTTCAATTAAATTCAAATCATTACAATTAACTTTATTGGAAAAAGGAATTACATATTTGTCTGGTATTATTTTTTCAAAATAATCCAATAGTAATACTTTACTTTTTTTACTATCAAATTCAATATTATGTCTTTTAAATATTTCTTTAATATCATTTACCTTTGTCTTTTTTAAATTTTTCATTTCCAATTCTTTATCAATCAATGGTAGTCCAGTATCTGCTATATGCTTTTTACAACAATGAATCCCTTTATTACTGAATTTGGCAGACTTACTACACATAAAACATTTGACATCGATTTCATTACATAGATTAACTACATCCCAATTTAGTATTTCATATTTTTCATTGTTTTCTACATTAAATAAACATAATGCTAAATTTTTAATTCCTACATCAATACTTAATAATTTCATTGATTTATAATAGAATTATTTATTTAATAACTAAAATAATAAATAAATAATTAATTAGGATTTGGGATTTTTTGTTTCAAGAATTGATCTTGAGTTATAATTGGTGCTACCATTCTACATTGAAGTTGGAATGATGATAAATACAAGTTTTTTAAATCACTATCTTCGTAACCATATGGTTGAGATTTTTCCATACAAGATGAATATAAAAATGGTGTATTAGATATTGGTTCTCCAGTTCTCATAGCAGGACAGTAACAACAATTGTCACAAGCCTCTAATTGGTTTGCTTTTACGATAGAGTCAGCATTTTCCGTAAGAAATTGTCTATATTGTGAATTTGTCTTAATATTGTTTTCCTTTCTTATTTCTTGATTTATAACTGCTCCTGGTTGCCATCTGGCAAAATTTCTTCCATCACTCATAATAGGTGGAAAATCAAAATGAATATTATTAGATCCAGCAGTGCAAGTTCCCCAGCTCATTATATATACTGTGAGAGAAAATGTATTTAGTTATTTATTTCTCCATATCGTCTAATAATTTAATCATTTCTTTTTTATTTTTTTTATCACCAGCTTGAATTACTCCACAACTAATACAATAATCTCTTAAAGCTTGTACATTTAAAGATTTATAATCTATTTTTTCAAGTTTTTTAACCTCTTTTTCAATTCCACTGCTCTCTAGTAGTACTTTATCAGTTACATTAGCCTGTTCACTTTCCTCATCATCATCATCATCACTATCATCATCGCTAGTATCATCATCATCAATATCATTCAAATCCCCCAATTCCTCTAAACTGGCGATTTCAATAGTAGAATTTTCTAAATCATTATTGCCTTCTAGTTGAATAATTTTAACATCACTTGCTTGATTTAATTCAATAACTTGAGGTTCAATATCCAACTTAGATCCTACTGATACATCATCATTATTTTCTGTTTCATCGTCACTATCTGATTCATATTCACTATCACTGTCATCATCGTCATCAGACACATCAATTAATCCGTCATTAACTTGTTCAGAACTTTCGTTAACTGGTAAATGTTGAGTTGGAGGAGCACCACTCATTTGATTCATTCGTTGAGCTGCTAACTGTTGACTCATTTCCATATTTGTAATAAATCCTTGTAAAACTCGAGCTTGGTCCATTTGAGCCTTCTCTAAAAGAGAAAATGTTCTTTTAAAATAAAAGAAGAGTAATGAAGTAAAAATAAATATAATGCCTAAACAAAGTAAGGTAATTGGGTTGACTAAAATCTCATACATTATTATTTATTTAGTATATTAATAAAATAGTAAATAAACGTATTATAATTTTGTTAATAAATTATTAGATTCGGTCATTATAAATTCAGGATATTCCAAATCTTTTAAAACTTTTAAACCTCCCTTAATTTCTGATATTCCATAATTAATTTTATAAGTATAGTTAAAATTAAAATTATCCTTTGGAATGACATTCATATTACAATTATCAACAATATCATCTATTTTTTTACATAAATCTAATAAATGAGTAGTTAGAATAAAATCGATATTGTTCTTTTTAATTAGATATTTAATAAAACCGTAAGAACTAGCACAAGCTTCATTCGGATTTGTTCCAGAAAATAATTCATCAAATATACAAAAATGTTTTTTATTGTCTTCTAAACTTTCTAAAATTTCTTTACATCGCCTTGCTTCTGCCTGAAATAAACTATCTCTACCAGATGTGTCAGGTATATTTAAATAGCAATGAATTTTATTATACGGTGTTAACACTCCCTTAGAATAGAATCCAAATCCAAATGATTGAGAGAAAATGATGTTTAATAGAGTTGTTTTAAGAATGGTTGTTTTTCCGGAAGCATTTGGTCCAGTTATAGCTATATTTTTCTTCATATCAATAGTATTTTTAACAGGCTCATTATTTAACAAATATGGATAATATGCGTCATTAAACTTCATTTTTTTACCAAACTTACATTTATTAATTCTTTTCTCTCTATAAAGACTGTTTAATCCATTCATATACTCTGAATATGAATTCATTCCTAAAGTAAATTTAATAGCACTGTTAACATCTGGATTTGTATGGAATTCGTAAAAATATTTCATTACAAATCCTATTTGATTTGACTTACTGTATACATTTTTGAATTCAAAAGGAGAGATTGTATTTAATTTATCTCTTAATCGTATACATAATTCTTTATTGGGTTCTATACTTTCTAAGAATGGTTTATATGTTTTATATTTCGCACAATTAGCTTCTAGTATTTCCATATTTTCAATACTAATATTGAGATAATCTCTCAATAAAAATAGATTGTTATGAATAGTAAAAAAATTCTTATAAAATCTATAACACACTAATGAATTTTGATAAATAGAAAATAAATAAAATCCAAGTGATACTAAAGCATATACTCTTTGTTGGATAGAAACATTACTAAATATATTTGTTATATTACCAAGAGCATGCGATGAAAATATTTTCTTTAATGTATCATAATAGCTCTCTAATGTTATATCAACACCACTATATTTCAACATAAAAAAAGGCACTATTAATAAAATAATTGGCATTATTAATGTTAAAATTGGACTAAATAAATTATATAGACTTAGCATTTGAAGAAATGGAGATGAATTATTTAAAAATTTAAAAAATTCTACATCTACATAATAATATCTATCAATAAAGTTCTCATCATTCTTTATTTCCTTCCACATATCATAAAATTCATCATACACTTTTTGTTTACTTGCTAATTGTGTGTCATTTTCCCATTTACTTATTATATTTTGTGTATCCTTTATAAAACTTTTATCGTCAGTATAATATTCACATAATTTGTTTAAATTTTCTACACCTATTTTAGAGTTTGGTTTAATAACTGTTTCTAATAAACTTACTCTCTCATCACTTTCTTTAGATAACTCTAATAATTCTAAATCTTCGATAATATTGTCATCTAATTTCTGTTTTTTTTCAACATAATAAATTGGATGTTCAAATTCTGAATTCATTAATTAAATATATTAATTAATAAATCTATTAATTACGAATCACTCGTATTTCCAAATGAATTTGGCAATTCATCTATTTGTGTCTCATAATAAGACTCAATCTCTTTCATTTTTCTTACATCACGACGAGTAACAAAATTTATTCCTAGACCCTTTCTACCCCATCTTCCTGAACGACCAATACGATGAATATATGTATGAATATCCTTTGGTAAGTCAAAATTAATAACAGTGCTTACTTGTTGAACATCAATTCCACGAGCAGTTAAATTTGATGAAATCATTACTCTTGCTCCTCCTGAAGTAAACTCTTTATATGCCTTTTCTCTCTCATCCTTCTCCATACCACTATGAATTTGACAAACTGGAAAATTATCTTTAATTAATGCTTCACATAAATCACTTACTCTCTTAATACTATTACAATAAATAATACATTGACTTACTGAAATATGACCATACAAGTCCTTTAATGTCTCATACTTCTGATTATCATTTTCAATAGCTACAAAATATTGTTTAATTCCTTCCAATGTTACATTCTCAGCTTTTACTAAAATGCGAATCGGATCCCTCATAAACTTTTCCGTTAATTGTTGAATCTCATTCGGTAAAGTAGCACTAAAAAGTGTTACTTGAACTTGATTACCCAAAAATTGGAAAATATTATAAACCTGTTCTTTAAATCCAGCAGATAACATCTCATCTGCCTCATCTAAAACTAAAATTTTTATTGTTTTAGCATCAATCTTCTTTCTACGAATCAAATCATGAACCCTTCCTGGGGTTCCTACTAAAACATGTGGTTTACTTTCTAAATCTTTAATATCACTATCCATAGATTTTCCTCCAATTAATAACTTACATGATACATCTAAAAAACTACCCAATGTTTGTATTACACTATGAATTTGAGTAGCTAATTCTCTTGTAGGTGCCATAATTAATCCTTGAATCTCTTTCTTAGTTTCATCGATTCGTTGTAAAGTTGAAACGGAAAAAGCTCCTGTCTTTCCAGTTCCAGATTGTGCTTGAGCAATCACATCTTTACCAGTCATAATCGGACCTATACTCTTTGCTTGAATTGGACTTGGTTTTTCAAATCCAAAACTATATATTCCTCGTAATAAATTTTCTTTTAATTCTAAATCATCCCAATTGCTAACAGTTTTAGTCTCCATAAACTATATAATTCTAATTGTTTAAGCCAGTTCATTTCAATATTTATTATTTAAAAAAATTGATATAAAATAATAAATTTATAAACCATTATAATATAGGAATGGCGACTGTAATTTATACATTATCTGAAATTGAAAATATTTGTTGGAAGGCGGAACATATCCCTTTGCCAGAGGACACTATTAAAATTATTGATACTATATCAGAACAAGTTGGTGCTCCTTCTTATAATAGAACCCCTACATTTCAAAATAAAACTGCTCCAGGTGGTGGTAATAGAAGGAAAAAGAAGAATGAAGAACTCAATGCTGAAGATTGGGAAGCTATTCGCACTTTTCAAAAGACTGAAATTGTCAAGAAAGAAGGTATTGAAAAGGAAATTGATTCAATCCGTTTATTAATTAATAAACTTACTGAAAAGACATATGATAAAATTGTTGAATCTATGATTTCTACTCTTAATGAAATCCATGAAAATGGAAATTATGATGAGAAATCTGTTAATAAAATTGGATTTGCTATCTTTAATATGGCTACATCAAACAAATTTAACAGTAATGTATATGCCAGATTATGTAGTAAACTATTATCAGAATATGATTTTATGAATAGTATTATTCATAACAATATTACTGAATTTATGAAATTATTTGATAATATGGTATTTGTTAGTCCAGAGGAAAATTATGATGCTTTCTGTGATATGAATATTTGTAATGATAAAAGACGAGCTATGAGTCTATTTCTTACAAATTTATATAAAAATAATGTTATTACAATGGATATTGTTTTTGCGAATATTGTCAATATTCAAAATATGCTAATGGTTAACAAAAACGATATTTCAAAAAAGAAAGAAAACGAAGAGCTTTCTGAAAATCTTTATACATTATTAACTAATATTCCATTTCTTATTCTTACAAAACATAATGGTTGGTCTATTATTAATGATAATATTGAAATTATTAAAAAAAGTGATTCGACTGTTAACTTAGGTATATCATCCAAATGTAAATTTAAGCATATGGATATTTATGATAAATTAAAATAAAATAATATTAAACAAATCATGATTAATATTATATAAATGACAAACAGTGAATTACAATGGGAAATTCAAGAGAATAAAAATAAAGTTCAGGAAAATAAAGAAGAAATAGATAGTTTAATAAATAATGAATCATTTTTTTCTGATTTTAAAGAAGAATTTGAATATTTTGATTATGACAATATTATGGCACAGCAAATTGATTACAATCAAAATTATAATGTCAATAAATTAAATCATATTGCCAATTATTATAATTTATCTAAAAGAAAACTCAAAAAAGATCAATTAATCGATTCTATTGTTCAATTTGAGAATAATCCAGAAAATTCTGTTATTGTTTATAATAGAAAAAAATTATGGCACTATTTAACTGAACTAAAAAATGATTCTTATTTTGGAAAATTTGTTATTTTCAATTAAATATTAAATATTAATATATAATTAATTTATAATGGTTAATTCTATATTAGGAAAAGCAAAAGAAATTAATTACCCCGAAATTAAAATACTTGATCCAGAAGATAAGAATTTTGACGCTTCTATGTATGCTATTACGGTTTTAGGAAAAGATATTATCATTGCCTTAGGTCAAGCGAAATATACATTTGTCGACGACAATATTATTTATTTTCCCATATATTTTGTTAAGGATGATTCATTTTCTACTCAAATTGGTGTTTATGAAATTATTGCTGATCAGTTACCTAATATTCTTGATGATGACGGAGATGTCATATTAGAAGATATTGATAGTCCGTTGATTTATTCTTTTGTTACTCCTGAAATGTTAACTACAGAGAATAAAAAATCTTCTGATAAAAAGGAAGAAGTCGAAGAAGAGGTTCCTATTAAAGATACTGATACTGATGAAATTGAAATTGTTGAAATTACAACTCCTCAAGAACAAGCAAACACTCTTCCAGAACAAACTGATGCTCAAGTGGATAAAGAACAAGCAGATTATAAAAAAGAAAAGGGTCAACCATGGGTTCAAGAATTTTTTCACAGTAATGAGTATAATCTTATTGATAATGAAGGTGGTGGTGATTGTCTATTTGCCACTATTCGCGATGCTTTAAAATCTGTTGATAAAGATGTATCTGTTATGGAATTGCGAAGTAAATTGTCTGAACAAGTTACTCCAGAAATATACGAACAATATAAAAATCATTATGATATGTTTGCTACAACAATAGTCGAAGGAAATGCTGAACTAAAACGGTTAAATAAAATGAATATAGAGTTGAGAGATAGATTAAAAAATTCAAAGGAGAGAAATGAACAAAAACAAATTGTTGAACAAGCTAAAATAGTAGCTGATAAATATAAAACTTTAAAAAATGAACTAAAAACATCAAAGGAAATGCTACACGAGTTTCGATTTATGAAGAAGGTTCATTCTGTGGAAGATCTTAAAAAAATTATTAAAACGAATGAATATTGGGGAGATACATGGGCCATATCAACCTTAGAGCGAGTTCTTAATATTAAATTAGTATTGTTTTCCAGTGAAGAATGGAAAGAAGGTAGTAGACATAATGTTTTAAATTGTGGTCAATTAAATGATACTATATTAGAAGATGAAGGAAATTTTGAACCACAATATTATATTTTATTAGACTACACTGGAGACCATTATAAATTAATTACTTATAAATATCATAAAATATTCACATTTAGTGAATTACCATATGTTATTAAACTCGATGTATCTAAAAATTGTTTACAGGGAACATCTGGTCCATATAATATAATTCCTCAATTTAAATCATTCAATGATAGTCTTGGTGTTGAATTACCAATTGAATTAAATGTTGATGAAATTGTTTCTACTCCAAATGAATTATACACGGATGATATTGTTTTTCAAATCTATAATAGAGCTAATAATAAACCTTTACCTGGAAAAGGTAATGGAGAGAAAATCCCTTTAGAAAAGATTGGTGATTTTTCTAAGCTTAAAACAATTGATAATTGGAGAAGAAAGTTAGATGATGATTATATTTCACCATTTAAGTTGGATGGTCATGAATGGAAGACTGTAGAACATTATTATCAAGCTAATAAATTTAAAAATACAAATAAAGAATTTTATTTACTTTTTAGTTTGGATAGTAACTCCAAAATTTCTAATAGTGTTGATTTAGCAAAGGCTGCCGGTTCAAAAAGTGGTAAACATAAAGGTGATTTATTAAGAAATAAAGATATTAAAATAGATCCTGAGTTTTATGGTGGTAATGAAGATGTTATATTACAAAATGCTTTATATGCCAAATTTGAACAAGATAATACTGACTTGTTAGAAGCTTTATTAGAAACTAAAAATGCTAAATTACAACACTATAAGGCTGGTGTTGAACCTAAAATTGAAAACTCGTTAATGATAATTAGAAATAAGTTTAAAAATAAGTTAAAACACAAATAAAGTATTATATAAATAAAATTAAAAATAACATTATTTATATAACTATAGTAATGGATAGTATTGAAAAGCTAGATTATGATTACTTATATAATAATAAATCCGATTCAATAATTAATATGCTTCATGATAATATTGAAAAAGCAGATAAATATGTAATTAAAAAGAAAAAAGGTTCATGTTTTAATTACACTATAACAAAAATTAATACTGTTAGTCAAATACCAAGACCTACTATGTATGATTCACATTTTTTTCCAGATAAAATTAAAAAATATATTGATGACAATTCAACTTATACTCTACAATTTACATGTACTATTAAAAAAAGAGTTATTAATGTTCATTTTGTTATCTTTGAATACACCACACAAGATGTTCTTTTTATATTAAACAGATATATTCAAATGATTTATATGTGGATGTATATGTTAGATTCCTTTTCGATAAGGAAATGTTCCAAAATACTGGATTTATATGTATATTTAACTCCATTTAAAAAAGAACTACCTGATAATCAGTTAGTAACACTAGATAGTGAACATGTTAATACTGGTTATACCACAGGATGTCGAGAACAAACAGAAATTGTTTTATATAGAAAGGAAGAATGGTTTAAAGTATTTATCCATGAAACCTTTCATAATTTTGGTCTTGATTTCTCTGATATGAACTTATCATCTATTAATAGATATATTAGAGAGATATTCAATGTCAATATTGAATATAACATATATGAGAGTTATTGTGAGGTCTGGGCTAGAATTATGAACACAATGATTTACAGTTATTTATCTCTATCGAATAAACATAGGTCTCATCCTGAAACTTTCAGAAATACTTTTAAAGACAATATGAAAATAGAGGCATATCATTCTCTCTATCAATCTTTAAAGATATTAACATTTATGGATCTTAACTTTAAGGTTATAACAGAAAAATCAAAGGATAACATTGAAATATGTAATCACTTATATAGAGAGAAAACATCTGTTTTTAGTTATTATATTATAACTAGTTTATTAATGAATAATTACATTAATTTTTTAGGATGGTGTTCTAAAAATAATAATGTATTACTTCAGTTTAAAAAAACACCTGGTAATTTGGACAAATATATAGAATTTATTAAAGATTGTTGTAAAAATCCACATATAAAGAAAAATATTAAGAAATTGGAAAAAATAATCGGGAAAACAGATAATATTAGTAAAAATCTTAAAATGACGATTATAGAAATTCCTAATATCATATAAATTTATCCTCGAAAATCTGAATATATATATATTAATTATACATTTTCTATTTTTGGAGGAATAGTTTAAAAAATTGAAACAATTTAAATATATAAAAATACTTATATTATAAAATGGTGACTACAGTAAATAATTTTGAAGAACAATACGAATACGCAAAAAATGCGGCTATTAATGCTATAAAAGCTGGACAAAATGTGGTTCTATGGGGAAGAGCAAGAAGTGGGAAATCACATCTTTTAATGGAGTTGCGGTCATTAGCAGAGGATAACGATTACCTTCCTGTGCCTGAACTATCTCGAGGAGACACTGTTAGAACGATAAATATGTATTTAAATTATACAAAAAAACATAAATGGATTATGGGTTCCAATTGTCTAGATAATCTTGTAAAAACATTAAAGTATCAACCATTTGTACTTATAAGTATGGACGATTTCGAACATCCACAATATTCAAAGCTTCGTTCTGGTAAATCTCTTAATTAAAGTGGTTTTGACAATATAGACTATTTATTATTTGTTTTTTTCTACATTTTTTATCTTTTTCAATATGACAGCAATTCTGTTTGCCTTTTTTATAGGAATACATTCCATTTTTTAATATATTTTTATTCTTTCTCCATTCTCTACTTGCCTCATCGAAATCAATATTAACATTAATTTCTCTCTTCAACATTTCTTCTTCTCTTAATTTGCTTTGACTTCTAGTTATCATCTTACTATTTTAAACAGATGTTGTATTGAATATAATATTTCAATTTTATAAGAAATTATATAATATAAAATTGAATACCTTTAATTCTAGTTAATTATATTAAAATATAAAAATGGGAATCAAGAACCTAAACCGATACTTACAACAACAATGTTCCGAAGGAATCAAAAAAATTTCATTAAATGATCTTAGAGGAAAAAAGATTGCTATAGATACTAGTATATATTTGTATCGTTTTACAGGAGAGAATGCTCTCTTAGAAAACTTTTATTTAATGATTTCGATTTTTAGAGAATACAATATAATACCTTTATTTGTATTTGATGGTAAGCCTCCAAAAGAAAAGAATGAACTACTAAAAAAGCGTAAGGATGATAAAAAAATTGCCGAAAATAAATATAATGAGCTGAAAGATAAATTAGATGCTGGTAATGAGAATAATATTAAAGAAATAAAGGAGACTATGGAAACATTAAAAAAGGAGTTTATTAAAGTCCATCATACAGATATAGAAAATGTAAAAGAATTAATTAAAGCACTAGGAGTTTCTTATATCGAGGCTCCTGGTGAGGCTGATAAGTTATGTGCCAAATTGGTTTGTAAGAATAATGTTTATGCTTGTTTAAGCGAGGATATGGATTTATTTGTATATGGAACTACTCGTGTCCTAAGATATCTTAGTCTTCTGAATAAAACTGTTATTATGTATGATACAAAAACAATTCTTTCACAATTAAATGTTACATTAGACGAATTTAAAAGTATTTGTATTATTTCAGGAACAGATTATGGAGTTCATAGTGATAATTCATTATTTAAAACATTAAAGTATTTTAAAAAATATAAGAAAAGTGATCATGATGATTTCTATGAATGGTTAGATGAAAACACAAATTATGTCGATAATATATATAATTTATATGGAGTTGTATCACTATTTAATCTAGGTAATATGCCAGAATATAAAAATTTTGAAAAAATTAGAATTATGAATAGTCCAATCAATGAAAGTATTCTAAAAAATATTATGGAAAAAGAAGACTTTATATTTGTTAATTAATAATTTAATATATTATCATATTATTAATTTTTATTTTTTATTTATTTTGATTTTTATTATTTAAGCAGAAGCAGCTGCTACCTTATCACCTGCCTTGGCAAAGTGAGGAGACATATACTTCTGAAGGTTGAAGTAGGTAAGCTCATCGCCTTTCTTAAGCTTAAGAAGGCCAGTAAGCTTCTTGTCGGCAATAATCTTGCGACCATTGTCCTTGTCTTGGAGCTTGTGCTCACGAATATAAGCGTTAATCTCACGAGTTACCTCAGTGCGAGCCATCTCGGTTCCCTCAGGCTTACCAAGGAAAGCAGCAAGCTCGTTGGAGATAAGAGTAGGCTTAACGAAACCAGATGGAGCACGGTTTCCGGTCTTTCTCTTGCGCTTAGCGCTAATCTTAGCAGCAGCCTTAAGGTCGCGGCTTACTTGGCGCTCGAGTCCACGGAACTCGGTGCGGAGAGCAGAGAATTGAGAGCTGACGGCTTGGAGCTTAGCCATAAACTCACCGAATTGGTCAATTACAGTAGGGGCAGCGACCTCAACAGGAGCCTCCTCAACAGGGGCAGCAGGTTGGGTCTCTACAACAGGAGCAGGGGTCTCTACCTTCTTGGTAGAGGTCTTAGTAGCGGTCTTAGCAGTGGTGGTTGTCTTCTTAGCAGGCATTATACACTACTTAGATATATCTTTTTAAGCCTTTTTACGCAATATATATTATATATTATGATTGGTTATCATAAGGATTAAAATCCCTAAATAAATTAATTATTATTTAAAAAAACGAATTAAAAAATAATTTATATTTAATGAGCTACAGCTTGAAATAACCATGGTAATGATGTTCTAGCATCTTCACTTACTAAAGTTAATGCTGCTAATACATAATATGCTCCTAAAGCTCGTTTATCTGTTGTGTGAGCAGATTTTGTTAAATATTCTATCACTTTTATAGCATATTTCATTAAAACATCGTCGTTTTGATTTTGTGCTAAATGTAGATTCATTCCCATAAAAGGATTTCCATGAGGAGGAACAATTTCTCTCATTACATTTGGTGTTAACTGTGCTCGATAATGCCAAATATCATACATTTCTCTAATAAATAATACCAACATATGTCTAGGTAAATTTGATAACCAGTTACTATCAGCATAATTTCCTAATTCATTTATATATTGAAATATCTCGATTATCTTTAATCTCAATTCTTGTTTTGGATCTACGATTTCTACTTCTTCAATTATAATATGTTCTATTCTATTTACCTTTGCTAACCTCATATAATGAGAGAAATTATCAATTATATCTTTATCAATTGGTTCTCTATTATATGGATTTAATGGCAGCTTATTTTGTTGAATATCATGTTTAGTCTTTTTACAAACTAATTCATAGAGAGAAATTATATTACATCCATAAACATTATCCTCATTATCTTTAAAACTATAAAATTGATTAAATGGTATTTCTTTTAAAGGATCTAATGTAGCAAAATCCGTATCATTAATACAGAGTGAACGCTTTTTAAATGCTGGACCAGCTAATCTCTCGTATTTTCTTAAAAAAAATCCACGAATATTCTTTTGAATCGTAATTGCGAAGAGAGAATACTTTAAAAAATTATAAATATTATTAATTAATTCATCCTTATTACCTGTTTTTCGTATGTTATAATGATTACAAATCTCTTTTAATTGTGATACCTTATATTGGTTTGTTTTCATTAATTCATATTCTTCCATTCTTATGATACGAAATTCATTATCTTTAACTTTGAATTTTTTTTTCGTATTAGATATATTGTCAAATACAGAATCCTTTAAAAAATTTTGACATATTGCCTTCTTAGTATTAGTCTTCATTCTAATATAATATTAGATTTATATTTATATCATTTAATATATCATCATCTCTCTCTACAGCAAATTACCATACTAATTAGTTTTTAAACGCAAATTGTTATTTTTTGTAGTTAAATCCTCCTAAATTAATTCTAAATTAATTAATTCTAAATTAGTATTGCCTACATCTATGTAGTCAGATTGAATTTAATTTAATTTCTTATTAATATAAAAAAAAATTGATTTAAAGAATCCTCACATATATAGATTAATATACTAAGATGGCAATGAGTTCTAAGACAATCCTTTCCGGCGCTGATTTTACACCCGCTTCCGATATTAAATACTCCAAACCTAAGGTTGACGCCCGTGGTGGTAAGAGTGTTGGTATTTTGAATGCGAGTTCTAATGGAGCAACCTATATTTCTACTCCACTAATGCTCACCTGGGGTGTTAGTGATTATGAGGGCAATGAGCGTTATGAGATGGCCCTCCAGTTTCCTAGTGAGGAGTATGCTAATAACGATACTACTAATTTTATGACAAATATGATGGAATTTGAGAACAAGATTAAGGCTGATGCCGCCAAGAATGCTAAGGAGTGGTTCGGCAAGGCTAAGATGAGTGAAGACGCAATTGATGCTCTATGGACTCCTATGTTGAAGTATCGCAAGAACAAGGACACCCTCGAACCTGATACTACATCAGCTCCTACTCTTAGAGTTAAGATTCCATTTTGGGATGGTGAGTGGAAGACTGAGCTTTACAATGTTGACCAACAGCCTATTTATCCTGATCCAGAGGGTGGTTCAATGACTCCTAAGGACCTTATTGTTAAGGGCACTCATGTAGCAGTTGTTCTACAATGTGGTGGACTTTGGTTCGCCAATGGTAAGTTTGGAGTTACTTGGAGACTATTCCAAGGTGTTGTAAAGCCTAAGGCTACTATGCGTGGTAAGTGTCACATCTTTCTAGATGCTGCTGATAAGGAGAAGCTAGCTAAGCAAGATATTCCTGATGATGAGGAGGAGGAGGATGATGTTGATAATACCCAAGTTGACGATTCTGAAGATGAGGCACCTCAAATCAAGGCTGAGGTAACAGCTGCTATTGAAGATACCCCTGTTAAGAAGGTGGTCAAGAAGAAGGTAGTTAAGAAGAAGGCATAAATTCATAATAAATCATAAAAAATAAAAAACAAATAAACACAAATAAAAATTATAAATTTTTTCTTTGTAATGTTATCAAATACTTATATTTTTATTTAAAATTGATGATAAAAATATAAACAATAATTATATTATTATATAACTATGACAACAATTCATATTGAAAATGACGATTGTATTGAATATCTTAAAACTTTTGAATCTAATAGCATTGATTGTGTTATTACAGATCCACCATATTTTATTGATAAATTAGATCATAAATGGTCTGCTGATGATATTAATAGTGACAAGAAAAATAGCCATATTAAACACTTACCAAAAGGTATGAAATTTGATAAAAAACAAGTTAAACAATTATATGATTATTATCTTGAACTAAGTGGACTATTGTTTGATAAATTAAAACCTGGTGGTTATTTCTTATCATTTTCATCGCCTAGATTATATCATGCTATTGCTATGGCTTGTGATATTGCTGGATTCGAAATTAGAGATATGATTAATTGGACATATACTCAGACTATGCCAAAGGGAATGAGTGTTACTCATATTATTAATAAAATGGATATTTCTCAAGAAGAAAAGTCTTCTCTAGTCGAAGAATATAAAGATTTTAAAACACCTCAAATTAAATCTTGTTTTGAACCCATATGTGTAGCTATGAAACCTACAGGAAAATTAACATTTATTAAAAATGAATTAAATTTCAAAACTGGATTAATTGATTTCTCTCAAAAAGTTGGTATTGATGGTGACAGGGTTCCTGCTAACATTATTACTACAGAAGAATATAATGAAACTTATGATAAAAATTTCCTCATAGCCAAACCGAATAAAAAAGAAAAGGGTGAATATAACTCACATATAACAGTTAAACCTATTCAACTTATAGAACATCTTATTAAAATTTTCAGTAAGAAGAATTCTTTGGTTGTTGACCCTTTCCTTGGTAGTGGAACTACCGCAATAGCATGTAAAAACACAGATAGAAACTGTATCGGTATTGAAATTAATTCTGAATATTACGAAATTAGTCGCACTCGTTGTGAACTATAATTCTAACGAATTTAAATAATCTCTCAAGTTAATCAATTGCTCTTTTGTATATGGTAATTGATTAGCATCATTCATCTCTTGAAATGTTTTTGGTGTTGGAATCTTTGTCAATGTATCCAGAAATATATATTTATCTCTATACTTTGCTTGAATTGGTGGTTGAAGAACTAAATTACTCATAGCATTATCAGTAGAGTTTGGATTCTTATGACCTAATTGCCATTCACTATTAGCAATATCAACATAATCTGCCTTAATAGTAGATTTTATTTTTTCAATTTCAGCATTTTTTTGTTCATCTGTCCCATCGTATGTAAAATTTTTTCTCATTTTATGTTTATTTGATAATGTATATGGTTCTACAATATAATTCTTACCTCTTTCACTACTTGTCTTGATTCCCCATTGTTCGTGTTTATTGAATAGTTGAATTGAATCTCTAGTAGTTATATTGAACTTTTTTACAAATTCATCACACTCGTGACGAGACCAATGTTTTCCTGGTGTAAGTAACATAGCACATAAAGCTTGCCCATTACCTGTATTAAGTTTTGGGTATTTGAGATTATTACCGTCAGCAAATTTAATAAATGAATCTGGATACTTGGTTAAATCCTCTATATTTAATTTTGAAATATCAACAGGACTATTCATTTTACTATGAAACGATAAGATAACAGAAATTCTCTTTAGAAATGACACTTTAGATTTGGTTAATAGTAAATGACAAAAAATCATTCAATTTTATTTAAATTCATTCTTGATATCAGTTGATAAATATGTGTTTTTACCAATAGCTCTTACTATTTTATTTACTTCCTTCTCATCGTCTTCTATTGATGTCATTGAATTAAATACTAATGTAGTCATTTTTGTTTGAAGATTCTCATTTTTTTCCCATCCTGTATTCGCATCTTGCCATTTATTAATATTTATACGATGTTTTGTAGCCAATAGTGCAATATTCTCCAACAATACATTTAATTCCGTATCTTTCTCCCAAACATCATTGTCTTTTATATACATTGTTTTTCTAGCTGGATCAGTACAATGAATTGGTCGTTCTAATATATCTATATTATTTAAACCATTTGTTATCATAGTTGTAATACTTTTTGTCAAACCATTCTCTAATGTGTTATTATAAGTCTCAGCAGTTAATGGTAATGTATCTATAAAATCAGTTAAATTCATAGCATTCTTACAGTGTTCATTAAGAAACATCTGAATATTAAAATTGTTCGTATTATGACTATTTGTATTATTATAACTATTTTCAGCATTCCCCTTGAGATGTGGAAGCATATCCATAAAATTTTTTTGAATTTCTTTATTGTCCTTCAAAAGTAATAGAATTAATTCTTTAAAATCCCCTTGATTATCGTCTGGTATATTTGTTATTTGGTCTATAGTATCTACTACATCAATGTAACACTTCTTTCTATGTCTAGACAGACCAGAACGATGTTTATAACGATTTCCACAGCTTTCACAGATGAAGGGTAAATGTTGCGGCATTTTTTCGGCATTTTTTGGTGTTACTGGCTTACAATAAGCGGCATTTTTTTTTGGAGTTTTTGACTCCATATTCAATAAGGCGGCATTTTTCGTGCCATTGTTACCATTTGTTACCATTTTGTTACCATTTTGATGTTTTCTAGTGAGTAAATGAGCTTTAAAATTACTTTCTTTCCTACAACTATAGAGGCAGGTTTTACAGAAGAATTTATCGGCATTTTTTTGGCACGAAATGTTACCATCTGTTATCATTATGTTATCATTAGAGAAAAATGTCTAAATACTTTTCCGAAAAAATATTTTTTTACAATAACAAAATTAAAATTATTTTATTTGCGTTCTTACCTTTATGCTCTCAACCACTTTTTCACAACTTTTCTCAATCCTTTTTCCATATTTCAAAACTCTGCAAAAATATTGTGTGTAATTTTAAAAATCCAAATGTACTCTGAAAAAAAAGTGAAAAGTGAAATTTACTACATATATCAAAAACAAACCACTTTTTATTACTTGTATTTTCTCTCTTCATATGTAGGGTCAAGGGAGTATATCATATATGATAGTAGTGGAAATATCTTACATCTTTCTAAAACATAAAAAAAGACACTAAACATTTATGTAGAGAGAAAATATTAATAAATTAATTCTATTCTATTAATATTAATTCAAGTTAATAACAAATATTATATTTGATTTATTCGTATTGTCATAAATGTTGTTATTATTAATGAGAGAAATACCTTTCCTTTTAAATACATACATTTGTCGTCTTTCTATTTTTAATTCTTTAATGGGTATGGTATAATGCTGTTTACCTAACTGATAATGTATAAACTCTTCTTTTAATAATAAATCTATTGAACAGTCTATTTCAATTAGAACATTGTTGTCATTGTCTAGAGAGATATTCTCCGGTAAATCAGGTATACATTTTATAACCAGATCATTATTTTTATGTTTATAATATACTTCATCATGCCATAACGGAACATAATATTTCTCTTCTTCGAATTCTAAAATATAAATATTATCATTAATTAAGTCTTCGAACCGTGGATTTAGTATAATAATGTTATCATTTTCCATCTTCTCATTTATAATATTTTTAATTTTTTCAACTGTTGAACTAGGAATATATAAAATATGATGATATTTGTTAATAAATTCAAATATCTGAATAGCCTTTTCCTTGTCCATATCTTCAAATAATTTTACGGATAGATTCTCACAATCATTTATAATACTCTTTAATATATCTTGAACATCAGAATAGTTATTTGAAAAAAAGGTAGAGAGAAAATTAACAAATAATTCATTATAGTTACCGTTAATATCACAAGGATTATTATCATTGTCTAAAAAATTATTTAGAAATTCATATGATTGTCCGATTACTTTAAATTTCTCAGTATATTCATCATTGGGAGGCGGATGTTTATCTGGATGATTTTTTAACGCCATAATTCTATATTGTTTTTTTAATTGTTCCTGTGAAAAAGGTGAACTTAAATTTAAGTTAATACATGCAGTATTAAAGTCCATGGATTTTATTTATTAGATTATATAAGTAATTCTCTAAATGATAAATAGGTCTATAATTATTATTGTAGAATTGAAGAAATGAGAATGTATCTAGATATACTGATGTTAAATTCTCTTGAGAAAGTTTATTATTCAATATAAGTTTACTGAGAAGTAACCATAATACATAACCTATCTCCATATCATAGATAAAAATATCATATATTAAATCACGAAAATGAGTAAATTTTAATGTATCTGGATTATCTATAACAGTATAGAGTTTATCGACATATTTTACGATATTTGTTCTAAAAGAATTTGTATTCGTTAACTCATTTTTAATATTAGAAATATCCTTAACATTGGTTGAACCAGTTATTTTTTTATTTAATATTTTATTATAATTTAGTTTTGTAGGTCTTGGTATAGATATCGTATAAAAATTATTAATAATATTATCTGGTATAAAAGAAATATTTTCTGTTACTAAAAAAAAAACAAGATTTACATCTGTATTATTCCGTTGTATATAACTATAAAAACACTCTAATAATTCACTGTGAATTTTATGAAAATTTTTACATAAAATAATACCAGACTTGTTTACTCTAGCTGATAATACATCAATTATATTAATATAAATTTCATTCCATAATAATTTTGAATTACACCCTAAGAGAGACATATCTATTTCAAAATGAATATCGCTTATTTTGAAAAAATAATTATTTTTATTAAAAGTTACAGTTAATTTTTTTTCATATTTTAATTCACTATTACTATATTTTTTAATACAATTTAATACTTGACTATATTTTCCAACACCACTTGGTCCATAAAAAATAACATTTTTTACTTCGTTCAAATTATCAGGAAATGATTGTAATTTTTTTGTTAATGTAGGATGTAATGATATATTATTGACTGATTGAATATATTCTTCATAATGACTGTCTAAAAATTTCATATTATATATCTCTTTATGAAATCTTTAATAAGTATTATATATTTATATATAAATAGAAATAGAATAAAGATATTATTTTAAATTATATTATCAAATATGAATATAGTTTTAACACATAATCAATTTAACAGTAATAATATATATTTTAATGAACCAATTCAAAATACAGTAATGGATAATAGTAGATTTATCAAATTAATATATTCAAATGAAAATATCATGTTGAATGGTATTTTTTTATTGTTGAATATTAAAATAATTAATAAAGAAACATACTTTAAAAAAATTAAAATTTCATATGATATTAGTAATAGTATTAATAAAGAAATATTAATGAATATTTATAAGATAGAGCATAATATTTTGCTTAAATATAAATCTACAAAAAAACCAAGAAGTATAGTGCATGAAACCTTAAATTCAGGTGTAATAAAAATATTTCCAAATATTGATAAGGATTTAAATAATTCAAATAATTCATTTATATTGAAAATATCAGGTATATGGGAAGACGATAATGAATATGGTTTAACATATAAAATTTTATTCACTTAACCGTTTGTAGAAAAATATTTTAATATTACTTGTAGAATTCCTATTATTCCTATATTGATTACTGATAATATAAGAATTAGACTATTCATCTCACCAGCTAATGCGGTCATAATATCTACTGTTTTTCCTGTACTTCGAGCAGCACCTAATGTATCCATTAAATAACTGATTACTAAACATACTTGAATTAAAATTAAGAAGGATGATACACCTGAAAATTGGTAATATTCATCTGCTACATTACCCTTATTTATTTGGTCATAAAAAGAAATATTTTGGAATAATACTAACGCAATAATCGATGTTATTAATATAACTGGAATGGCATTTTTAAATATAACCTTGAAAAATCCCATTACCCCTTGAGAAAATTGATCTTTGTATGAAATAGCGAATGAACCAATTATTAATCCAAATAATGCTAAAATACTAAAACCATAACCATATACAGTAGCTGTAGCATATTCATTTGCTGTTCTTGCGAATATAATTCTTACTAATATACCTAGTATACATAAAAATGAAAATATTTTAACATCGTATGGTATTCTTTTAATCGGTAATGGTAATGTTTTTTTTAAGGATTCTGAATCACCTGAAGGAGAATTTGTTATAGATAATGTTTTATTATCATTACCCCCTTTTTGAGTTCTAATTTTATTATTTTTAGATGTCATATAAAATATGTTATTATTTTTTTAATTCATCAATTTGTTTTTGTAAATCATTTATTTTTAATAATAATAAAGGAACCATTTCTAAATAATTAACAGCCTTTGTTTTACTTGACGATGTTACTAAATTAGGAAACACCTTTTCAACTTCTTCGGCAATAAATCCATAATGTAATTTATCTGAAGGATCATTTTTATAAATAAATTGTTTTGGACTTATGCTTAAAATTGTATCGGGTGAAATACTAATATCACTTATTTCTTTCTTTTTATCTTTACTTGATGTAACATAAATATTATTACCAACTGTTAAATCTGATGCTATCTCAACAGAAGTATTAGGTAGTATTAATTCAATAGTTGATGGAGTAGCGCTTTGCATCCACAGAGGAGTTCCTAGACTCACTTGGGGAAAAGTTCTTGTTGTTGACATTAATATATAAATACATATAAAAATTATAATTTATTTCTCATTTTATCATATATGAGTAACTTTCCACAATATAATGTTAATAATGAACATCAATTAATTCGAAGACAAAATACATATGTTGTTGACCGCAAATTAGTAACAATTCATAGCGAAGATAGAGACATTAAGAAATGGCCAGAAGCTAATCACTTTGAAATTGATCTGCCCGAAACTTTAACAAATGTCCAATCAATGAGATTAGTTGAAATAGAATTACCTGCCAATCAATATGTATTTAGTAATAACCATCAAAATACTAAACTAGAATTTTATATTACTCCTCAAGTATCAATCAATACAGCAGAATATATGAAATTACAAACCAATATAGGAAAACCATTTTCTATAAATATACAAGAAGGTTTTTTTACCCCGGATCAAATATCACTAGAAATTCAAAATTTAATGAATCAAGCAGTGGAAACTTTTTTACAAACAAGTATTCCTGGAGCTACATATGACCGATTTAAAGTATATTATGATACTGTTGGACAACAAATGTGGTTTGGGAATACATATGATAATTTTATTTTTGCTTTTACACAACAAATTCCTTATGATATATCATGTTCTGCCATTGTTAATCAACAACAACCACCCAATGTTTGGGATCAATACACTAAATGGGGTTTACCATCTTATTTAGGGTTTAACAAAGATAATTATTTTGGAACAGAAACAAGCACTGATATTAAATTTAATTACAATAACTATATATGGCTTAAACCCGAAACCACAATTTTACCTCCAGCAGTCTCTGGACACGCTTTTTACATTAAGGGTCCAAATACTATTTGTATGTTTGGAGATACTGCTATTTATATGGAGATGAATAAATATAATACTATGGATGAACTAGTTCCATATTCTGAAGCTACAAATAATATGTATAATAATGATTATAATGGAACGGTTAATTCTGCCTTTGCTAAAATCCCAGTAACGATTAACCCAAATGGTCAAATATTTGATTCTAGAAATGGATTCTTACAAAATGTAAGTCAATATCATCCTCCAATTGATAAACTTAGAAAGGTCAAATTTAGGTTTAGATATCACGACGGTAGATTAGTGGAATTCAAAGATTGTAATTTTAATTTTACTCTCTCTTTCAATCAATTGAGAGATGAAATCGCAAGAGATTATATAATTCGAGTTCCAGCTGAATATAACCTATAATTAATTATATTGACAATTAAATAAAAATTGAAATACAATTAATTATAAGTTAATAATTAATTTAATAGAACTTATCAATTAATGAGCAATCAAGCAAACAAACATAATGCTATTGAATATATTAACAATAGCATTAATGTAGAAGATATAGAATTAAATGAAAATGACAGCTGTCCTATTTGTCTAGAAAATATAGATAATGGAGTAGTTAAATATCAATGTACACATAAATATTGTTCTGATTGTATTAAACATTGGCATAATTTATGTCCATTATGTAGAGCTGATAAGAAAGTAATAATTGACAATAATACTAGTAACATTATAATTCCAACGGGTAGTAGACTTAGTCACCTTACACAACAAAATATAGATGGACATTTGGGAATACAGAGAAGAGTTCCAGAACAACATCAAAATATTTATAAAAGTAAATGGGAAAGACAAATATGTCATACAATGAATCATGAATTAGTATATCTTAATCCATATGGAGTGAATATAATATGTAGAGATTGTAAATTAATCCAATGTTTTAATTTGATGCATTAAAAAATGTTATTTATAAAATAATATAATTTACATAATATATTAATTTTTTGATACATAATCCTCTAATTCCTTTATAGGACAATTATTATAATCACCTTTAAATTTATTCAGTTTTATAAATTTAGGTTTGGACATATTATGAGTCTTGTAAAATATATAATTCCCAAATTTTCCTTTTCTAATACTAGTATTTTCGTTTATTTCTCTTACCATAGATGGATTTACAGCAGTTTTACTTTCGATATATTTCGTAATATCTTCTATAGTTAATTCATCGAGATCTTTTTCAATATTATTTAAAGATTTCTTATTCTCTCCCCAAGTAATATATTTTCCGAATTTTCCACTCTTTAATATAACATCATCACCCTTGTATTTTCCAATAACCTTATTACTAGATTTGAGTTCGACAATTTCTTCAAGAGAATATTCACCTTTCTTTAGTTTTTCCAGATCAATATCTTTCCTCACATTTAAGAATGTAGCATTATCTTTGTCTCCTTTTTTAATAACAGGACCATACTTACCAATCATATATACATGATTATCATCAATATTAATAATTTGCTTATCTCCTCCACCGTCCAAATCTTTGGAACAGTCATCAATATCTGTTAAACATTCTTTACATAAATTGTGCCAAATCTTATTACCTTTGGCAATCGTATCTAAATCAGTCTCCATATTTTTTGTGTATTCATAATTAAATAGCTTTTCGTAGTGTTTTAAAAGAAACTCTAATACAAGAATACCGAGTGGTTGAATTACAAGCTTATTCTTCTCATTTCCAAACTCTCTTTCATCTTCCATCTCGGCAAGTTCATCTTCAACTAGTTCATAATCAACGCATTTTATCTTTTTACCCTTAACATTGTCTTTTTTAACATATCCTCTTTCCTGGATTTTTTCCAAAAGAGTTGAGAATGTAGATGGTCTACCAATACCTTTCTCTTCTAATAACTGAATTAATTTTGCTTCAGTATAATGTGATTTTAAGTCTTTAACACTAACTTTTGCTGTAATTTTATTATAATTAACAGTTACCTTATTTTTAAGAGTTTGAAGGAATTGATATTCTGGATTTTCCTTTTCGTATCCTCTTACCTTTTTCCATCCAGGAAAATTGACCAATTCTGAATTATATTTATATTCCTTTTCCATTGGAGCAGTTATCTTAGCACTAATAGAATTATATAATGCTGGAGACATACAACTTTCTACAGTTACTGACCAAATTAAATTATACATACGCCTTTCTTTTGACGAAAATGAATCATCAATTTTTTCCATAGTAACATCAGTGGGTCTAATAGCTTCGTGGGCCTCTTGGGCATTATTCTCTTTTTCATCCTTTTTCTTAGATTTCTTCTTTGGTTTTTCAACTTTCCTCTCAGATAATCGATTTACATCTGTATGTAAGTAGGTATCACCGTATTTTTCCTTGATGAAACTACTAGCCTTTTCAATAAATTCTAGACAGAATGTAGTGCTGTCTGTTCTCATATATGTGATAAAACCAGCTTCATATAATTTCTGACAAATAGACATAGTATCTTTTGGAGAAATATTGAGTTCACTAGATGCTTTTTGTTGTAAGGAACTAGTTGTAAAGGGTGATGGGGGATTTTTCGTAGTCTGTTTTGGCTTTGAACAACTATAATTATGGTCAAAATTAACAGATTCTTCCAGAAATTGTTCCATAGTATTTTTAGCAGTATTAAAGCTAATAATTTCGAAATTATGATTTAACGAGAATCCCAAATTCATTTTTGTAAAATATCCTGTCGTATTATATACTTTTTTTCCAGGAGAATCATCAATATCTTTCTGATTATCGTAAACAAGTCTTAAAGCAGGTGTTTGACAACGACCGGCAGATAAACCGTCTTTAGAATTTCTTGAAATATTTTTCCATAATATAGGACTAATTTTATAACCTACTAATACATCTAAAATTTGTCTTGCTTGTTGAGCATGAATAATATTCATATTTAGAGTAGTTGGGGTGCTAACAGCACGTTCTAAGGCAGGTTTTGTTATTTCATGAAATATAATTCTTTTTGTTGTTAATGGTAATTTAAATACTTGACAAATGTGCCAACCAATAGCTTCACCTTCTCTATCATCATCAGAAGCAATAAGAACTTCCTTTGAGTTTTTTAATAAAATCTTGATTTTATTAATTTGTTGTATTTTACTTTCCAATAAATTAAAGTTTGGTTTAAAATTATTATCAATTTCAATACTTTTAATACCATTAAGTTCTTGAATATGTCCAAAACTAGCAATACATTTATAGTTAGGACCTAAATATCCTTCTATTTTTTTGCACTTGGCTGGGGATTCAACAATTACTACTGTGTAAGACATCTTTTATAATATTATAAATAATTGTATAATATTATATTTCAATTTTAATTATTATTATTTGATTTGAATTCCTTCCATGATATGGGTTTAACAGGTTTTTCCTCTTCTTTATTTTCATGTAATTCATTTAATTTATCAGCCTTTTTTAAAGCACTATCAATATATATTTTCTTTAGTAGTTTACCAACCTCAAAAGAGCCTTCATGTTGATCAACTTCACCTTCTTCAATTGAATATAATACATTTATTAATCTTTCTAATATTTGTAAGTTCATTTCATCTTTCAAAACTTTATTATATATATCAGTGTAATGATTAAATAAAAAATCACATTTACTAACACACATAGCATCAAAAGCTTCAGGATTGGTCTTAGCCATTCTAGGATTTTCTTGTTTAAGCTTTAGTAACATATCAACATCTGCTAATATTTGTTTACTATGTTTCAAGTGTCTAATAAGTTGCGTATTATTCTCAGCATCATTTGCATGAATCATTTTTTGTAATTGTAATCTCTCCGAATCATTCATTTTTTATTATATTTATAATAAAATAATTAGTTTTAAACTTTTTCTAAATATAACATATATGTCATTACCTCATGAACAATCAGCAAATAGTGGTGTTACACCTGTTCAATCAGCTCCGTTACAAACGGGAGCTAGTAGTCAACGACAATCAGCCCTAATGTATCGACAAGATCAAGTGTCTAAACAAACTAGTATGAATAATTCTTTAAGTGGTGGTAAAAGAAAGAAAAGAAGATATAGAGGTGGAAGTGGAACCGCTGTAGTACCATCATTTAATCCTCCTGGCCCTAGCGTGTCACCAGTAGATGCTACTACCAATAGTCAACAAACCAATGCTAATTCTCTTGCTACTCAAGCTCAAGGTGCTTGTGATAAATGTATTGGTGATGCCTCTAATACTCCAACATGTCAGTCAGCTGCCTGTAATCCTCAAGCAGGTGGAAAACGCCTACAAAAAGGTGGATCGTGTGGATCATGTGGATCATGTGGAATACAAATGGGAGGAAGTGGATGTGGAAATGGAGGTCTTATTCCCAATGGACAAACATGGGGATGTATGAGTGGTGGAAAAAGAAGATATAGAAAGTCTAGAAAAGTAAGAAAATCTAAGAAATCTAAGAAATCAAGAAAAGGAAAGAAATCAAAGAAAGTTAAAAAATCAAAGAAAGTTAAAAAATCTAGAAAGTCTAGAAAATAAAATAACTATATAAAGTAATATGAGATCAAGTGATATTACTTTAACAATTTTTATAATATTAATATTTGTTGGTATGTATTTTTATAATATTTTAGCAGTAGGTATTAAAAATATTCAAGATAATTGGCCAGAATATAGATGTAATCCATCTATAATGCCTTTTGCTGGAACATTTGGACACGATGTTATGGATAACTTTACATATTGTATTCAAAATATGCAGACAGATTTTATGGGATATCTATTACAACCTTTGAATTATTTAACATCAGTAATCGGTAGTGTTAGTGGTGATTTGACGGAGGCTGTTCAAGATGTTAGATCGTTTATGGATGTGTTTAGAAATTTTATATCATCGATTGTTCAAAGTATTTTTGGAGTATTTTTAAATATATTAACACAATTTCAATTTATTTTAATTAAAATGAAAGATATGTTGGCAAAAATAGTAGGTATTATGGCATCAATGATGTTTATACTACAAGGTTCAGTTATGACAATGAATGCAACTTGGAATGGTCCTCCTGGACAAATGGTAAGATTAATGTCCAAAATGAAAATTTAAAAGTAAATTAAATTTATTTATTATACAAATAGAATATATGAATATGAATAGTAATAATATATCTGAGATAATAAATAAATTATATAGTAAAGCAGGATTTCTGGAAAAATATGGGGGGTCATTATGGACAACATTTATTATCAGTTTAATATTTTTTATAGCAATATCATATTATTTTGTTTATAATAACATCGAACCAATTAAAGCTGATTGGGTGAATCAAAGGTGTAAACCAAATGTAATGCCGTTCGCAGGACTTATTAATCCACCTGACCCAAATACAATGAGTGCTTTTGAATTTACTCAAAATAATTTTACAAGTTGTATTCAAAGTATTCTGGCTGATATAATAGGAATCTTTTTAGCACCATTTTATTATTTAATTGATTTATTAACCAAAATATTTGATTTAATAAGGGAATCAATTCAGGCAATTAGAGAACTATTAGATTCTATTAGAAATGCTGTTATGGAAGTATCATCAGAAGTAATGGGAAGGATATTAAATTTTTTAATACCTTTACAACATTTACTAATCAAGGTGAGAGATATGATGAGTAAAACACAAGGTGTAATGTCTGCTAGTGTATATACATTATTGGGAACATATGATACGATGATATCTGCTGTTAAATCTATAGTTCAAATAATATCATCTATATTATTAGCTTTAGCAGCTATTATAATTATATTATTTGTTATACCATTTGGATTTGGCTTACCTTTTGCTATACCATTATTAGTAATATTTATATTAATTCTCATTCCAGGAATAATGGTTTATATTGTTCAAGTATTAATTTTGAAACAAATGACAAACCCACTCCCGAACATTCCGTCTTGCTTTTCTGGAGATACTTTAATAAAATTAAACAATCATAAATATATTCGAATAAAAGATATTGAGCCAGGAATGATATTAGAAGAAAATAATATTGTAACCGCAAAATTAAAATTGGCAGTTAGAGACGAAAATTTTTACAACTTAAATGATGTAATATGTACAGGAGATCATAATGTCAAATATAATAATGTATGGATAAAGGTAAAGAATCATAAAGACAGTAAAAAAATAGAAAATACATCTGATTACATCTACTGTATAAATACAAGCAAAAAATATATTAAAATAAATGATGAGATTTTTGGTGATTGGGATGAATTGGACAATTCAGAATTAGACGAATTAAAACAAAAATGTGAAAAATATTTGCCAAATAAATTTGAATTAACATACATTCATAAGTATTTAGATGGTGGGTTCGCAGAAAATACAAAAATAGAATTACAAGATGGACATAATGTTAATATTAAAGATGTGGAAGTAAATGATATATTGCGTTTTGGTGAGAGAGTCACTGGTATAGTTAAAATAAAGGCAGATGATTTAGAAATAAAGAAATATAATTTAGAAAACGGTAATTATATTATAGGTGGACCAAATATTCAGATTTGTGATTCAGATTTAGGAATGGTTAATAGTTTAGATATGTATGGTGATAAAGTAGATACAAAATATATTTATCATTTAACTACCGATAATTCTACATTTTACATTAATGGCACCAAATATTATGATTATAACAGTTGTATTGATAAATTTTTGGATTTAGAAAATATTAGATTATTAAAAGCATTAATTTAATTTTTATATATAAAATATATATAATATGGATTTAAAGATATTCGGATTATCTTGTCGTTTAGAAGTGATTATTATTTGCCTAGTAGTAGGTTTTATTTTAGGAGCTCATTTACTTTGTTCCTGTAGTAAAATTGGTCTTCAAGAAGGTATGGCTATGATGGGTTCATCTCTTGATTGGGAAATGGGTGAAGGTCAGCCAACAAGTTGGACAACCAAAGGAGATGAATATGCCAAAAGTATGGGATATAGTGATACCACCTCCAAATATGCTCAATATCAAGGAACACCCGTTCCTTTACCCGAGGGACAAATGTTTATGTTTGCTGACAATAAATTCAAACCTGAATGTTGTCCTTCTACTTATACTTCCAGCACTGGTTGTGCTTGTATATCTCAAGAACAAGTAAACTATATCAACCAAAGAGGTGGAAACCGCACTATGGCTCCTGCTGAATTTTAAATAAAATAAAATATTATAATTTTAATTCAATTATTATAATATTTATGGATTTTTATTATTATTGTTATATTTATTACTTACTAAAATAGATTACACAAAATTATCAAATGGTATAAATACATTGTCGTTTGATAAATTATATAATGAATGATCAATTTTATGTTATTTTCGGATATGCTGCATCCGCAAATGCTTGTATAATGATGATACCTCAAGTATATGTAACTTTTAAAAATAAATCTATTGAAGATTTATCTATTTCATACATTATTATGAATTTATTTACACAAATGTTGTTTTTTCCTTATTCAATTCATTTTAAATTGTATCCGTTAATAACAGTAAATTCATTTTTAAGTGTATATGATATTTGTATTATTATCATGTATTACAATCTTAAAGCCAAAAAAGACAAATATGAACCATTATTGTCTGAACCTTAAACTATATCCAATAACAATATATTTAACAAAAATAAAAAAATAAATAACCTGAAAATATTCCAAGTATTCATTTTTATTTTTTATTTTTTTTTTTTGTTTTTTCATTATTAATCTCTCCTTCGTGTATTTCAATTAATGATAAAACACTTTCTTTTTTCAATCCAATATCATAAAATTCATTTTTTTCTTTCTCGCCTCGGAATGAAAGAACATATGATTTCATAGGATTGATAGTAAAGTAGTAATCAACATATGATTCAAATACATCATCATAACCTTCCAATTCATAAAGAATTTCTTTATAAATATCGTCAAACTCTTGTTTATCCATCTCCATTTCTAAAACAGGATCTTGAATATCAGTAATCTTTTTATTTTTCATAATATCACTCCATGTAGAGTAACCATTCAACTTAAATTGCTTCATTTTATGAAGTTTTAATCTGTATTAGATTTTAATTACTTATCTTAGTTTTTTTAAAAATACTTCAATTTTTTATTAACCTTCATTTTTTGTAGTTGTCTAGTTTTTTATTGGATTTTCTAATATATGTCTTTCTAATTCAGGTATACATCCTTCGTCATAAGTTTGAAGACATTTCACTTTTGTTATTTTAACAGATTTATGATGGTTATTAATTTCTCCATTGAATTTTCTACTTCTTATCGTATATGACATATGAACATCATGATCGTCAATTTTACAGATAATTAAATTTAAGAATAATCCACTGTAACTTGTTATAAAATATGTTAATGTTATATCTTCTCTCGTTAACAACATATTAAACATAGTATGTATAAGTCGAAATTTTATATCCTTATATTGAATTTTTTTCATATTTTTACCCGCATATAAACACCGGTTAGAGAGAATATTAAGTTCATCGTTTGAAAAGGGTATTATAAGATTATTATCATTTTTTCTCAAATAGATATATTTTAATAGATAATGACATACACAATCAGACAATCTGCGAATGGGAGATGTAAAATGAGAATATTCAGGCATCCCAACTAAATCATGTGATCTATTTTGTGATAAATATTCAGCTTGAATTCCATTCATTATAATTTCATTTAATAATTCATTACCAGATAAATTATACATATTAGATAATAATTCTTTTGCTTCACATGTTCTAAAAATACCCTTTCCATCTAGGTTTAATTTTAGATATTCTCCAACAAATGAATTAGCTAATATAGCAAATTCAGCAATCATTTGTTTCATTTGAATTTCGTAATTATCATTTTTATAAATATAGGGAATTCCATCAACATAAACAGGATATGATTGTGAAACTTCATTTAATTTTATACCAATTGTTTTCTCTCCTCTTAAAACTTGTAAAGCATTACTTATTTTTAATCCTATATAAATCGATTCATTCGAATAAATCTGTTCACACGCAGATTTATATGATAAAGCATTTTCCTTACTAACCTTTATTTTTGTAAATAATAATTGAATATTACCTGGTTGATAATTAGTATCATTAATATTCATTAATATTGTTATAGCATTTTTAATATTTCCTTCGTTATTAACCATTAAACTAGATTTTTCCATAATTTCATGAGGAATCATATGAATAGGACGTCTATTAGAAGGATAATGAGTAATCACTCTATCAACAACATAGTTCCATAAATTAGATTTTAAATTAATATATTCAGTAGGATCCGCTATATGAATCGCCAAATAAAGAACATTATTTTCTTTATAAATACTAAAAGCATCATCAGCATCTTCACATCCTTCCGGGTCGATACTAAATACATCTAATTCTGTCAAATCAACTCGATCTAATACACTATATTCATGTGGAATTATATTGTCAGTTAATAAATTAGGTGCTATTTCATCTCTTGATCTATAAAGATTTTCGATAAAAGCTGAATAATTCATTTCATAATCTATATTTTGCTCCATTATATAGATTATGAAATTATATTTAAATATTATTCTGTAATGTTACAAACATCACAATATTTAATTTTAATCATTTCTTTTTCAACACCAGCCTCTACATAATCTTCAATAAAATTATGTTTACAAATAGAATTTAATTTTGAATCAATTCTTAATAGCATCTTATCATTATTGTCTAGTTTACATTTTAAATGAATACCCATATTAAATGAAATTTTATCATCTATATCCATCTCTCCCATATTTTTAAGTAAATTGATATTATATTCTGTTTCACTAAGACTTTGTAATAAAAAATTAATATTTTCATTTTGCCTTATAATATTTTCTTTGAGAGATTTAAAATAAAAAATTTTATCATTGTTTATTTTTTCCATTCAGATGTATATACTGTAGTCAATTCTTTAAATATATAGTGTTTTTAATAAATTACTCATCTGGTCCCGCTTGATTAACTTGCTCACGATTTCCTTTGTCACTGTGAAAGGAAACTCAACTTTTAATGACATTTCCTTCTCAAATAATTTTGATTCCGGTTTCATTAGTCTATACAAGTTAAGCTTTGTATGAATGATTTCCAAACATCTCTTCAAGTTACGAACACCATTTTCACCCTCTGTAAAATTTTCTACCATATAGTCAATTGTTTCATCAGGAATAATGATTTCATCTTTATTAAAATTCACTTGTTGAATAATGTTAGGAATTAGATAATCCTTGGCAATAACTCGTTTGTCTTTCTTTTCATATCCGTCAGTTTGAATCTTATACATTCTATCCAAGAGAATTGGATTTACTTTAGATTCATCATTGTAACTAAATATGAATAGACACTTGCTTAGGTCAAAATCAATTTCAGAGAAATATTTGTCATGAAACTGAGTATTTTGTGTAGTATCTGTTAAATGAGTAAGAATACCAGCAATTTCTTCACCCTTTGCGGTGTCACTGATTTTATCTAGCTCATCAAAATAGATAACTGGATTCATTGATTTAGTCTTAACTAGAATATCAACAATCTTACCCCATGTGCTACCTTCATATGTATAACTATGACCTTCAAGGAAACTACTATCTGTTGCTCCACCAAGAGCAATGAAAGCAAAATCTCTATTAAGAATCTTACTAATACCCTCTTTCACAAGAGTAGTTTTACCAGTTCCCATAGGTCCTTTGATAGCAATTGCTGTTCCAACGGCATTTGGATTACTAATCCATTGACCAATCATTTGCATAATTTGAATCTTAGCATCATTTAATCCGTATACAGCATTATCTAGAATTTCTTTAGAATGTGCCATATACGAATGACATTCATCAAGCCCATTGTTCATTGAAATAGGTAAACTTTTATAGCGATTAAATGGAATTTGCATAAAAGTATCTACCCAATTCTTAATTTTATAATATTCGCCATTTCCTGGTTCCATATATCTCAAAGATGATATCTTATTGAGAGCAATCGACTTAAGATGGACTGGAATATCAGATTCTAGTAAAGATAATCTATATGGCTTTTGAACAATATTTACTTTATTAATTTCTTCAACTTCATTAATAACCTTTTCTTGTTCATCAATTGTTAACTTTTCACGAAAGAACTTATAATCATTCATTAAATTTTTCTTATTGATTAAATTCTTAAATTTCTTAACATTCTTAATTTTTTGTCCCTTAGCTTTCTTTTCAATCATCTTTTTCATTTTCTTTTCCTTTACTTCCAGTTCCTTAAGACCGTTAATAGCAACCTTATTTTTAGGATCCTTTTCTAAAAGACTATTAAAAGTTTTTCGGATTTCATTGTATGATTCTTCTTGTTGAGCGAATTTTAATACTTCGTCCTTTGAATCATCATCATCATCATCATCTTCATCTTCCTCCTCATCCTCATCCTCATCCTCATCCTCATCCTCATCCTCATCCTCATCCTCCCACTCGGAATCATCTTCATCCTCATCTTCATCTCGTAAAGGATCACCAATGGTAAATATAATATTGATACCCTTCTTTCCACGAGGCATATCGTCATCCTCATCCTCATCAACAGTTTCATATTCATCATCCTCATCCTCATCCTCATCCTCATCCTCATCCTCGTCCTCAACCTCAACAATCCTCTTCTTTTTCTTAGAGGATTTCTTAGAATTTTTCTTAGACTTATTTTTTATAACTACCTCCTCTTCCTCCTCCTCTTCCTCTTCGTCCTTATTATTTTTCTTTTTCTTTTCGTCCTTTTTAATTTTATCCTTTAAATATTTAGATGGAAACATCTTCCCAAGAAATTTTCTATATTCATGCATATCCATTTCATCACACTCCTCTTCACTATCACTATGAGTGCTCATATCATCATCACTATCACTATCATTATGTTTCTTTAATTTTCTATCGTCTTCATTACTCTTAGAACGAGTTTTATATGAAGATTTTTTAGCAGATTTGGTATTGCTGTTGTCTTTAGAGATCGGCATTTTACTATATATGGTTAAAATTATATTTAATTTTTAAGTTCAATTTTTTTATTTAATAAATTCTTAATTTTATAAATAAAAAAATTGAAGATTTAAAACAAGTTAAATATTATATTATATTATAAGGAAGCATGGCAACTAAATCCAAAGAAACGATCCCTAAAAAAAAGAGTTCTAAAATTATAGGTATTCAATTCAGTATATTAAGTCCTGATGAAATTAGAAAAGGATCTGTAGCCGAGATTACATCTAGAGATACATATATTAATAACAAGCCTGTAATTGGTGGACTATTTGATCCAAGAATGGGTGTATTAGAGCCTGGATTAATCTGTCCAACAGATGGTCTAGATTATATGCAAACTCCTGGATATTTTGGACATATTGAAATGGCTCGTCCTGTATTTTACATTCAATATTTAACTACAATTATGAAAATTTTAAAGTCAGTTTGTATTAAGTGTAGTAAGCTAAAGATTAGCAAAGAAAATTACAAACAAGCTCTTAAAATGAGCTCTGAGGACAGGTGGGTCTATTTAAGTAAAATTGCTGCGAATATTACAAGATGTGGTGAGGATACTGAAGATGGATGTGGATGTTTACAACCTAAAAGAATTAAAAAGGAAGGTCTTGCTACATTATTTGCTGAATGGGATAATGTAAACGGATTGAATGATGATGACAAAGATAAACTTAGTATGAAATTAACTCCTGAAATTGTATTAAAAATATTCCGCCGCATTTCAGATGATGATGTTAATTTTATGGGATTTAGTCCTGTATTTTCCCGACCTGATTGGATGATATGTCAAGTATTAGCAGTCCCTCCACCAGCAGTTCGTCCATCAATTAAAATGGATGGCCAACAGAGAAGTGAGGATGACATTAGTCATATTTTAGTAAACATTATTAAGGCAAACAAAACTCTTCAAGAAAAGATTCAAGAAGAAGCTAATGCTAATATTATTGACGATTGGCATACTGTTTTACAATATTATGTTGCTACACAAGTAGATAATAAAATTCCTGGTGTAGCATCAGTAGCTCAGCGTTCTGGTCGCCCATTAAAATCTATTAAAGAGAGACTAAATGGAAAGACTGGTCGTGTTAGAGGAAATCTAATGGGAAAGCGTGTAGACTTTTCAGCCAGAAGTGTCATCACTCCCGATCCTAATTTATCAATTAGGGAATTAGGTATTCCTAAGAAGGTTGCTAAAAATATTACCAAACCAGTAACCGTTAATAATTTAAATAAGAAATTCTTAGCTACACTTGTTGTTAACGGTCCTGATGAATATCCAGGAGCCAAAATTTTAGAAAAAGAAAATGGCGAACAAATCACTCTAAGATATGCTGATAGAGAAAATGTTGCTGCTCAATTACAGAACGGTGATATTGTTCATAGACATATGATGAATGGTGATGGTATTCTTTTCAACAGACAACCAACTCTTCATAGAATGAGTATGATGTGTCACATCGCAGTTATTATGGAAAAAGGAGATACATTTAGAATGAATGTAGCTGACACTAAACCATATAATGCTGATTTTGATGGTGATGAAATGAATTTACATATGCCTCAAGATGAGGAATCTGAAGCTGAACTTAAAAATTTAGCAGCTGTTCCATTTCAAATTGTAAGTCCAGCAAATAATTCATCTATTGTTGGTATTTTCCAAGATTCCTTGTTAGGTGCTTATCGTTTTACAAGACCTGATATTAAATTTAATCAGCTAGAAGCAATGAATTTGTTAATGTCTTTTAATAAGATAGACATCAAACCTATTAAGAATAACAAAGAAATTACCAATTTTGATATATTAAGTCAAATTCTTCCTCCTATTACTATGAAATTTGGAAACAAATGGTTTGCTGATAGTGGAGAGGAATATAATACATCTAATAATGTGATTGAAATTTCGAATGGAAAATATATTAGAGGACAAATGGAAAAAGGCGTATTTGGTGGCGGTGGTAATGGTCTATTACAACGCATTTGTAACTACTATGGAAATATGGCTTCAGCAGATTTTGTCGATAATTTACAAAACATTGTTACAGAATATATGAAAACTAGTGCTTATAGTGTAGGTATTAGTGATCTTATTGCTAATAAGGAAACTAATGAAAAAATTGCGATTACAATCACTAATAAGAAAAAGGAAGTTAAAAATTTAATTGACCAAACACATTTGGGTATTTTCGAGAATAAGACAGGAAAATCCAACGAAGATGCTTTTGAATCTCAAGTTAGAAACATTTTAAATGAGGCTAACTCTGAAGCTGGTAAAATCGGACGAAAAAGTTTGGAGAAATCTAACAGATTTGTTATTATGGTTAATGCTGGTTCAAAGGGTAGTGAAATTAATATTTCTCAAATGATTTCTTGTCTAGGTCAACAAGTAGTTGACAGCAAGCGTATTCCTTATGGATTTGAAAATAGAACACTTCCTCATTACACCAAGTTTGATGATTCTCCTAGAGCAAGAGGTTTTGTTGAGAGTTCTTTCATTTCTGGACTTACTCCTGAAGAACTATTCTTTCATGCTATGGGTGGTCGTGTTGGTTTGATTGATACTGCTGTTAAAACCTCTCAAACTGGTTATATTCAAAGAAGATTGATTAAGGGTCTTGAAGACTTAAAGGTCGAATATGACATGACGGTTCGTAATAATAAACAAAAGATTGTTCAATTTAAGTATGGTGATGATGGTATTGATACAGTTCGAGTAGAAAATCAACACTTGAACCTTGTAGGTATGTCTTTGGAAGAAATTTACGCACATTTCCACATTCCTAAAGATAAAGATACATCTACTGTATTCATTACTCCATATACTAAAGGAGCTGCCAATCGTATGAAAAAACAAGAGACTGAGTTAATGGTAAAAACAAAAGAATATATTGACTATATGACTAATTCTCGTGATAATATTGTTAAAAACATATTCAAGAATTCTGATAATAAAAAAATTCATATTCCAGTTGCTTTTCAACATATTATTAATAATATTCAAGGACAACAACAAATTAATAAAAATTCAATGATTGATATCACACCCCTAGAAACATTTCAGTTGATTGAAAAGAATTTTGAAAATTTGGAGAAAATTACCTATGCTCCACCCACTGCCTTATTTAAAGTTATGTATTACTTCTATCTATCTCCTAAGGAACTTTTAACTGTTAAAAGATTCAACAGAAAAACTGTTATTACACTCTTAGAAACTATTACATATATCTATAAGAGTGCCATTGTAGCTCCTGGTGAGATGGTTGGTATGATTGCTGCCCAATCTATTGGTGAACCTACTACACAGATGACATTAAACACATTTCATCTTGCTGGTGTAGCTTCCAAGTCTAATGTAACTCGTGGTGTTCCTAGAATTGAAGAAATTCTATCTTTATCTGAAAATCCTAAAAATCCCAGTGTTACTATTTATCTTCCAGAAGACCAATCTGGGACTCGTGAATCTGCTCAAAATCTTATTCCAATGATTGAACATACTAAATTAAGTGAAATTGTAAGTTCTGTTGATATTTGTTTCGATCCTGATGATTTAAATACACTTATTGAAGAAGATGTTGATGCTCTTACACAGTATTACGAATTTGAAAATATTGTTGAAGATTGTGGAGCCAGTCAAATTGTAGATTCTAAAGACAAATCTAAATGGATTGTTCGTATGGAAATGGACAAAGAATCTATGTTAGACAAACAAATTACAATGGATGATATTAATTTTGCTATTAGCAATTCTTACAACAACGAAGTTCATTGTATCTACTCTGACTATAATTCGGATAAATTAGTATTCCGATTAAGACTACAAAATATTCTTGGAAATAAGAAGAAAAATACTTCTGTTAACCCATTAGACCAATCTGATGAAATATATCTCCTCAAGAATTTCCAAGATACACTTCTAAATAATATTGTTTTAAGTGGTGTTAAAAATATTTCCAATGTTTCATTGCGTAAGATTACAGACAATGTAGTTAAAGATGAAGGTAAATTTATTAAAAAGGAGACATGGGTGTTAGATACCGTAGGAACGAATTTAATTGATATTTTGTCATTAGATTTCATCGATGTCACCAAAACTATTAGTAATGATATTCAAGAAGTTTATAAAACATTTGGAATTGAGGCAGCTAGAAATGCGATCTTTCAAGAATTAACCGAAGTTATTGAATTTGATAGCACTTATATCAACTATCATCATTTGAGTATGCTTTGTGACAGGATGACATATAACTCTAAAATGACCTCTATATTTAGACATGGTATTAATAATGATGATATTGGTCCTATTGCCAAAGCATCTTTCGAGGAAACACCTGAAATGTTTCTTAAGGCCGCGAGACATGCTGAACTTGATGCTATGCGTGGAGTATCTGCTAATGTAATGTGTGGACAACAAGGGTTCTTTGGAACATCTGCTTTTCAAGTTTTAGCTGATATTAATGCTCTTATAGAACAAGAACCAGTAGATGATGAAGAACAAGATGAATATGATATTATTGACGCAGCATTTGAAGGAGTCGAAAATAAAGATGATAAATGTAGTTCTGATAAGATTGTGATTGATAGTAATATTGTAAATATTAAAGCAGTTGATGATGGATTAGATGGAGATGATGACTATGACCTAGAATTTTAACTCATTAAATAATTAATAAAATAAATAATAATAATTTTTTATTTATTTTATCTAGACATATATTTTTACTTTATCGTTATATGAATATAAACATAATTTAATGTATTACTAATAATAACTTATGAATATATTTGAACATTTTTTTAATAAAGAAATAGAAAAATATCCAGGTTTTAATTTATTTAATACATATTTTCAATCCAACTTTCCATCAAAAAAAGATAGTTATGATTGGAAAGAATATGTTAAATATAAATACTTTATATTAAAAAATTACTTATTTCAAAACAATATTAATTCGTCAATAGATATCTTACCAGTATTTAACAATGTTCAAAGAAAATTACTCGCTTTATATAAATTTAAACATATTTGTTTAATGAAAAATAATAAATACCTTAACGAACAAATAGATCTTAACTTTAATCCTATTTCTTCTTTGAATTCTAAATATTATATTACTCTTATCCATAATAAATATAAATCGCAATTCTCTATGTTTGATTTAATTCGTATTATTAACTCTTCTTTATCTTATGAGGTTAATTTTTTTCCTGAACCTAGAAAAATAAAAAATCCATGGGATAATAAACCATTTTCTCTTTCAAATTTATATAATATTTATTTTTTTATTAAACAATCTAATCTTACAATGCCTACTTTATTTTCACGATTTTTTGAAAGCAAATTTGATTTAAAACATTTTGAACACTATAATCAATTTATAATTAAAGATTATATTATTAATAATTGTCATTTATTAACAGATAGTAGAAAATTGTCTTATATTCGAAATATGACAGCTACTTATAATAGAAAGAATATCAAATGTGTCAATACTTTTAATATTGATAAAAAATTTCCATCTAAAAGATTAATCGAGGTCATGGGTAAATTTATTAAACCACATTTATTGGCTAATTATTCTTATGAATCAGATATAAGAATTAAATATAGAATGAAATTAAATAAATTATTACGCGAGTTTAAAAAACAAAATCCATTATTTGGAAGAAAGATTATATCTTTAAATATTCGAAAAATATATTACATTAGTAGATTAATTTATGAAGAAAATCAGTGTATATTTTTACCATATAATTCTTATATACCGAAACCAGAATTTATCTCACTAGAAGATAAAGGATATTTTGTCGATTTTAAAGAATCGAATAATTACACATTATTTCCTATTTTTGAACCATCTAATAAATGTAAAGTCATTATAGAAGATAATAATATTTTACTGTCACCAAATATAATTAAAGAACTTGTATTTAATTCTTATCAAATGAGTATCATAAAAGAAAAGTATTATCCTACCATTAAGAAATTATTAAATTCTGTGACAACTACTCCAACATCTACAATAAATAATGATAGTGATGATAATATTAGTGATACTGATGATAATAATAGTGATACTGATGACGAAATTGAAGAATTTGAAGACTTTGTCGTTAATAGTTCATCAGAACATCATATTATTAATAATCCATTCGTATCAATTGAAGAATATGAAAATCATAATGAAAGTCGTAGTCCAAGTCATAGTGATAGTAGTGACGAAGAAGTAAATAGCGCTAGATTTATTTTTAATATAAACAATATTGAAACTGATGCTAGTAATAACAGTGATAGTGATGATGATATATAGTAACAATCGTATTAGTATAAATAAATTTATATAATTATTTAATTTATTTATTTAAGATTAAGTTTGGTCTTTAATTTAACATTTTTATTTTCTACATTAATTCCATCAATGTCTTTATATGTTTCTAAAATTTCTATTATATTATTTTTTTGACTGTTTATTTCATCTTGAATTTTTTTCTCAGGTAGTTCTCTTATTGATAATAACCCTTCACCGCCTTTATTTATAATCATTTTATATTTGGGGGTCTGGTGTTTATACTTATTAACACCTGGTGTTCTAATAATAAATGTATTATTATTGCTAATATTAAAACACAAGTATTCATTGTTATTTTCTTTAAAAGTGTGAGGAGCAATTAATGTAATTGGAATATTGAATTTATTTGAAATCAATAACAAATCAAAGTTTGTTATGTAATAACTATCAGACATTATAATGTATTCTAATGTAATAGAATTGGTTGCTAACTGTTTAGATGAGAGAATATATCCATAATAATCTAATAAACTTACTACATCAGCCGGATATTTTTCAAATAATTTATTATACTCGTCGACTAGTATTTTTTTAACTCCTAATACATCTATAGTTTCTGAATTATAATTATTTACCATAGTTAATACTACATCAAATGAACAATTATTATTTTCTGATGAAAAATTAATTTCTTTATAACCTCCTCTAAATTTTAATTTAAGTTTCGCAAATATATCCTTTTTTGTAATAGGACAATTGTTATATATTTTAAAAGCTTTTGAACCTTTTGAACCTTTTGAATCTTTTGAACCTAATTCTTGAATATTATCCAATTTACCAGTATTCATATTTTTTCTTTCAATTGTTATATCAAATGTATTATCATATGGAACTGTTGTATTTGGTTCAACAGTATCATAAGAAGTAAATGATATATATTTACTTTTATTATCCGGAATCAAATCATCAAAATAATCTTGTGTTAAGAGAGATTGTAATAAAATAATTTCATTTTCATTCAGATTATATTCTAAATTTGTAAATGATAAAAACATCTTAGGTTTAAACATAAATTGTTTAATTCGAACATATCTTATTAATTCATCAGAAAGTTTACTATAGTATATTTCTCTATTATCCAAATTACTTAAAAGATTGGTTTTGGGAATTAACAAAACATCACCATTACTTTTTAAATTATCCTCGATTATTTTAATGTTATCTTCATTATTTGGAATAAAATTTACATTATCATTCATCAGCGATTCCAGTAATAATATTAGTTTTTCTAATTGAGTATAATATAACATTCTAGGAGAGTTAGAAACTTCCTCTATTTCACTTCTGGCATTTCTATTTTTATAATTATTTAATAGCTTTCTCAATGTATTTCTAAAAGTATTATATAACTCCGTTTCTAATTTAACCTTTTTAACATATTTTTCACGAGTTTTATCTTGTTTTTTACTTATTTGTGTTATTTTATTAACTTGTATAAAATTATCATCATTAATTGTATATTTAATACTTTCATCAGTATTTTGTTCAGGTTCAATTAATGGTATCAATTGATTTGTTTCTGTTAATACACCAATAACTAACTCATCTTCTATTATTTTAACAAGAGGTTTACATAAAATCTCATTATTAGTTGTATCAGATATTAATTTCAAAAATTGTAATGTTTCTTCCATATTTTTATTATTGTCATCATTTTCAATATCTACTAATTCATATCCTGAAATAATTCCCGACGGAAAACAAGGAATAAATCCATTACTTCCATCCTTGCTAATATTAAGTCCTACTACCTTATTATCATAATTAATAACTAAATCAAATATATCAATATTATATTTTTCTAATATTTCCTTTGTTTTTTCTAATGTATTATTTCTTTTAAATTTTATTTGTTTATATTTATATTTATTTGGTAAACTTGGCATTGGTTTACATCTAGAACTATATATTTCTGTTATAGTATCTGAGAATACTTTTAAATGAGGAACTCTTGAAAATAATTCCGGTGTATAAAATTTGATTGTTGATAAACTCATAATATTCGTTTTACTTTCATCCTGAACAATGTATATTGGTTCAAAATACTCATATTTTTGAAGAATTATAATAGTATCCTTATTCTTATCGTATTTATTTAATGAATAAATATTTGTAGGACAAATTATATTTATATTAGATGTAGTATCATCATAAGGTATGTTTAATATAATCATATTAATTCCGTCTTTAAATAACAATTTATTAGGTTGACAAATTAAATCCCAGAGATAAGTATAATCAACATATGAAGTAGGAGATTGTAAATAATCTAGAAAATTTTTATATGCGCTACTAATTCTCTCTATTTGAATTATATTCTTGCCTTTTAATTTTTTATATATTTCTGAATCTTCTATATTTGTTGTATCTATATTTTTCAAATCCGTATCTTGAAATTGTGTTATAAGTGAACCATTCTGGAGATTAATAAACACATCTGGTGTTAACATTTTTACTAATACATCAGTAATAAAATTTTTAATTGATTTTACTTCTTTATCTGAAGCAATATCAGAAATACATCCAATAAATGATTTATTTTTATCTCCCTCAACACCTTTTCTTAAAAAACATGGATATTTTTTCTTTAAATTTTTATTGGTAATACTTATTTGACATTTTTTATTGTCAGTTCCTATAAAAGTTTGAAGAATAAATGGGAGATATCCAAAACGACCTACTTGTAAAGGAAATTTATCAGGACCTTTTATATAATCATCTATATCTTGTTTAGATTTAGAATTTTTACTAATATTTATTCTCTCTTCAATACCTTCTTCACGTTGTTCTCTATCTACTGTTTTTTCACTTTGTTTACATTGTTCTCTTCGTTTTATTTGTCCTGGTTTGTCCCATGTTTTAAAACAACAAGGTATACAGAGACCATCAGGATGTTTATCATCTTTCAAAAATCCAGGATAGTGTTGTGTATATTCTCCATCTTTTCCTATATGATCTTTTGATTTGAATTCCCAAATATTTGTTCCAGGAGGAACAACCTTAGCATCTTGAGGAATTATACCTCCATATTTACCACTATCAACTTCTTCTTTAGTTAAACTAGTATTAGTTTTTAAATCCCAATATCGTGGACAAATATACCAAAATTGTTTATCAGGATTAGACCCATATTTAATTGCGTGTTCATATGAACCTGGATGTTCCTTATCAATTTTATCTTTCTCACTATCAGTTAATATAACCGGTTGTCTTCGTTTGTTCCACGGGCATGCTCTAGAGTAATTATCATATTTTCCATCTGATTCGGTTAAGAATAACACAGGATCTTTTTTATTTAATTCTCTAAAAAATGGATTTGGGTCAGCTATTTTCATACCAGTAATATTTTTTTCTAATTTTTCTTCTCCTTGAATACTTAGTTTAGTTGGTTTACGAATATTTTTAGATTTTTTATCTTTCACAGGAGAGGGTGTTTTCTCTTTCACAGGAGAGGGTGTTTTCTCTTTCACAGGAGAGGGTGTTTTTTCTTTCACAGGAGAGGGTGTTTTCTCTTTCACACTAACTCCGTCATCTTGATCTCCATCACTATCATCCATATCAACACTAACTCCGTCATCACCATCCATATCCACGCTAACTCCGTCATCACCATCCATATCCACGCTAACTCCATCATCACCATCTATATCCACGCTAACTCCATCATCACCATCTATATCCACGCTAACTCCATCATCATCATCACCATCCATATCAACACTAACTCCATCAGCATCGTCGTCATCACCATCCATATCCACACTAACTCCGTCATCATCCTCGTCTAAATCAATATCAATGCCTTCATCAGAATTTCCGCCTTTTAATTCTTCCTCATCTATTTGAATTTCATCATCATCGTCGTCATAATCATCATCATCGTCATCATCATATAAAAAATCTAATACATTAATGGATTTATCCTTAATAGTTTTTGTAGCTTCTCCGAATGTAAGATCGTCAGCAACAATCGCTACAGGAACATTTTCGGTTAGTTTTTTCTCTGATGGTGCTACTATATCATCAACTTGATCTAAATCATCTATTTGTCTCGTTTTACATAATGTATCAATTGTTTCAATTTTAACATCGGATGACTCAGGATACTGGGTAATTCTAATTAATGAATCTAAATAGATTGGAATAATAGACATATAAAATATATTATTAATATTGTCCATTTCTATCATAATATTTTGTTTAAATTGGTCTTGTGTAATTTTGGTTAAGAAGCCGGGATTATTTTTAATTTTGAGTTTTCTTGTTTTATTTAATGTTTGAACAACCTGTAAACTATTTAATAAATCTGCTATTTTAAGTTGAGCGTCTGTCTCTGATAATTGATAATTATCCATTAGTAGTTTAACAATATCTTCATCTTCGTTTGCTCGGTTTAATAATTCTACAATAAATGCTTCTTGACTATCCATTTCATTAAAATTTGATACGCGCTTATACCTCATTACGATACCCTTTTTAAGTTCACCAACTAACACATTAAATATACTAGAAACACATCCTAATAAATTATTCAAGTTAATATTTTTATCAATAGAAATATATGAGAAATATTTGATATTAATAATATCAATATTTTTATCATATAAATTGTTGAATAGTTTCATTGAATAACCACTCGATTCAAGATATTCTTTAACAACAGAAACAATTGGATTAACAGATTTTTTAACAATTTCTTCAATGTCTGGTATAGATTTTGTATCCTTGAATTCGATATTAACATAAATATTAGCAAGATTATCAAATTCCAACACTATAGGAATTTTATTATCATTTACGGTATGTTCAATATAACACGAAACCCGTTTAGACTGACCAATTAATTTTGTTAATTTAAATATTAATCCCTTTGATAAATAAGGAATTTTTCTTCCATTTTTCGCTACTTTATCACAATACAATCTATATATTTTTTCTTGTTTTTTGGATGGATTAAACTTAATCAAAGGAACTTTTTTAGTAGCATGTATCAATTTAAAAATAATATCAAGAGGAACATTATATTCCGAATCTTGAGCCATTGAAAAATTAATTGTGTTAATACCTTGTTCGATATAATTTAATTCATTTTTTCTTGAGTTATAAATTTTATGAAAAAGTGATATATTATTAATCTGTTTATCGAATTTAACATTAACCAAATTTTTATTATCATCTAATAATTCTAATCTGTTATCATTCAATGAATTAATATCATTTATATTCTTAATATTTAAAAAAGGGAAATAAATTTTGGTAGTTACAGTTTCAGAGATATTTTTGGAAATAACTGATTTTAATACATCCATTGCTGAACATAAATATATTGTATTTTCAAATAGAAATCCATTAGACAATAACAAGTCTTTATTTGTTGTTGTAATAACATTGTCAGCATTCAATTTTAATATTTTATCAAAATCAATTAACTTGAACGGATTTGATGAGAAACTATAAATACTGTCGCCTAATATAGAACGTTGACCTAAAGGTATATTAACTAACTGAGAATTTTCGTTTAGGTTTAAATCAATAACATCATTATATGTATATATATCTTTGATAGGAATTAAATCAATATTAACATTATTAATATTAGAGAGAAATTGAAAGAATATATTTTGAGTTAATTCAATCTTTCCATTTTGAGTTAAAAATTCATATATTTTTGAATTATTAAGTTCTTGAACTTGTTTTCCAAATAAATACATTTCATCAAAACTAATATTATTATCTAGAGCAATAATAATTTTTTTTTTAATGGTCTCAATAGTATCATCTAAATAAATTATTTGTGTAGAGAAAATAACTGGAATGTTTTGAGTAGTTATTTTGTCCATTTCTTCCTTACTAAATATCCCTTCAAACATAATATTTTGCCTATCAGATAAAAATAATTTGGTTAAATCAGTATCGGTATCATTATTACCATAAAATACAATCATATTCTTAACATTATCTTCATCTAAATGTATTAATTTATATATTTCGGTCATTTATATATAAAATCAAAATATTATTTTATATATATATAATGCTTATTAATGGAATTGTGGCAATGGATATAAATAAAGGCATAGGGAAAAACAATAATTTACCTTGGACTTTAAAAAAAGACCTTAGACGGTTTCAAAAAATAACTACAGGAAATGGTAATAATGCATTAATTATCGGAAGAAATACATGGAATAGTATAAATTTTCTTAAAGGGAGAGATCATTTTATATTGAGTAAAACAATAAAATTAAATTATGAACAAGACGGTAAAATTATAAAGTCTTTCGCAGATATTCCTGAACTACTAAAATTTTTAGAAGATAAAAAATATGATAATATATGGGTTATAGGTGGTTCACAGATATACAAAACATTCCTAGATATGTCTTTAATAGATGAATTATATATTACTTTAATAAATGATTCATATGATTGTGATACACATTTTCCTAGTATTCCAGATAATTATTTTATGATTCAGAATCAATTACAAGAAGAAATTACAGAAAAGGGAAAAAAAACATCAATGGTTATTTTCAAAAAAATAAAAGAGGGTATGGTTGTAAATCACAATAACAATATATATAAAGTTATTAAGATTCATTATGATGATGCTCCAAATTTTTATTTTACGATAGTTGATAAACATGGTAATGAGAAACAAACTGTTAGATCAAAAATAGAACTAAAATTAGTTTAAGCCAATCAAGGGAATTGAACCCAAGTTTCACCCCCACAATTAGGGTTACTCGCAACCAACATTGGCAATATAAGTTAATATTAATTTTTAAAATAATTTTAACTTATAAGTCATAATAAGGATTGTCGGTAATATCCATTCCACAATAATTTTCAGGTTCTTTTTTATAATCGACTGGTGTATATAGTTTTAATTCTACAGCGTGTTCTAATAAGAATTTAAAGTTTTGCCAAAATTCATCAGTATGACCTACACTTTCAGTCATAATATGCGCTAATTCGTGAAAAGCAACAAAAGATAATGTATTAGGATCTATTAAATTTTCATTATTTGATTTCTTTTTGTTAAGACAAAATGCTAATTTCTCTCCTTTATTTTCACTATACGCTGTATATTCACTAGTAGGCAATGTTTCTTTAATGGTAGTAGGATTAAAATTTTCTACCATTCGTTTAACATTATCCCTATCTGGATATCTTTGTCCAAGATTTTCAACTAAATATTCTAATTTTTCAGTTGTTCGTGCTAAAAGATTAGAAGCTTTTGTGACATTTTTTCTCTCTCTGACACAATATTTTTTACCATCAACAGTCGATACAATACATCGTAGATTAAATACATCTGAATCGTAGTAAATTTTAAGACCAATTAATATTACAAATAAAATAATTATAAATCCAAACATATTAATACGAAGTTTCATCTATAATAAATTATTATAATAAAAATTATATTAATTTATTTATTTATTGACCACCTTGTCCAATTTCAAGAGGGACACGCATAGTGTCAGGAGAAATAGTAGTATTATTCCAAGGGCCAACATTTAATTGAGGGTTAGCAGGTTCAGAACGAACTTGTTGATTAGCATTTCTTAAACTGTTACCAATAGTATCGATACCCATATGGTAACCAGAACGAAGAAGGTTAACATTTTGTAAGTCACCGGAACCAGTAGGGTTTAATTGAGCCCATTGGCTGTTGGTATCCTTAGGTAAAAGTTCAGAAGGATCAGCAACAGGAGCTCTAGAGCAAGATGGAGGAAGACCTTGAGTAGAAGTAGAAACACCTTGTGCGGAGGCGTAAGTCTCATTTTGACCTAAAGGTAAGGAAGGTTGAACTCCACTAGTAGCAGCTTGTTGTTGTTGGTTATAAGCAGCTTGTGTTCTACGAGCATTGTTGCTCATCTGTTCAGAGCTAGAATTCTTATCAGCACTGTAAGAATTGATAAGGAATATTAAAAATAATGCTCCAATTAAAAAGAGGATTACATGTTCAACTTTGAGCTTTTTTAAGTTCTTCATTAAGTCCATTATATAAAATAAAGGATAAAATATTTTTTCAGAATTAAAAACATTATTTACAATATAATTCGGATATAGTTCTAAAGTTTACTAAACTATACCAGTTCTTCTACGATTTCATTAATTTCGTTCTTAACTTTTTCTGAATCACTATCTTCTTCATCAGATGATTCATCACTATTATCTAAATCATCTAAAAGATATGTATTTTTAATTTTTTTTGCTTCTAAATAATGTGAGATAGCAGCCTTTTTATGTTGTTTGGCTTTATCTTTGGCAATTTTATAGATTTCATAATATACTTCGTTTGGTTTTTTAAGGGTAATTTTTGATTCATTATCATTAATTGATAATTGTGTCGTAATATCTTCTAAATCAATTGACTCTATCTCATCAAGCTTTTCTTCTAAATTATCTTCGTGTAAATCTGAATTGTTATTTTCTTGTTGTATACTGCTATTTGATGGTTCAATAATTTTATTTATTTCTATATTGTTATCAGATTCAACATTTTTATTATCAATGACAGTATCATTGGCAGTGTCAATAACAGTATTATCATTATGTTCATCATTATCGTCTTCTAATGTTTCTAATATAGAATCTTGAATAGTGTTACTTTCGTTTTTGGTCTCTTTGGAATTAATAATTTCTTCAGAATTATCTCCTAAAGATGTATGAATATTATCAGTTACAACATTGCTTGTTGTTTGTTCTAATTCACTTTCTTTTATGATTTCCTTGGTTTCAACTATATTTTCTTCATTACTTCTTTTGATAACACATCCCTTAAACAATGGTTTATTATTTAATATCATTATCTGTTTACCAAGTAATTCTAATTGAAAATTTCTAGCAGAAAATTTAATACCCTGTATTTCAAGAACGGGTATTATAGAATGTTTATCATTAATCTCTTGAATAGGGATAATGTTTTCGTTTTCATCATACACATTACAATGATATTGTGAACTTAATGTTTTATTTCTAGGTATATTTATTCTAACTAAATGGAATTTACCTCCTTTAAATGGTCTACATATTGGATTAAAAAATGTTTCAATATCTTCCTTTTCCATTTCATTTTGAAACCAGATATCTTTTTTTTGGTATACTAAATCTACCAATTTATTCTCTAAATTTTCAAACCATTCAATAACATATTCATCATCATTTGTAAACATTAAATCCATATATGCTTTTTTATTGGTTTCATTAAGACCTTGTTTCGTAACACATTTAGGTAATTGTATATACAAAGTATCATTTTTCATTTTAAGTTTTGTAAAATAAGCGCCGCCTTGAACCGATATAGGTTGTGATATTGATAATTGTGTGAAATCAAATTCATTATTCGTAAAATGTATTTCCTGATCCATTATAGAAGAATGAAGATTAAATAAAGAGAAATATAACACGCTAAATATTAATAATTTTAATAGAATAATAAATTAATGAAGGACCAATTAATTGAACAATGTCTATTAATTTTATCTAGAGAAGATGTTAAAAAAGAAATGAAAGAATTATTTAAACCGATTATCAGTTTAATAGTTCAAGAGATTTATCCATATATATATTTGTCGTTGATTTTTGTTATAATAAGTTTTTTGTTAATTTTAGGAATTTTTTATTTATTATTGCGTAATAACTTAAAAACACTAAACTTAAATAATATTTTCTAATTCCATTATATAATGGATAGTTCATCTAGTTCTGACAATTCTGATAAGCTTGCTGCTAACGCTCATCGCACACAAGTTGGTGATGGTTCAATGAAACAGGCTGTTAACGCGCATCGCGCACAAATGAGTGATGATTCTGCTACTGGTTCCGCAGATATGACCGGTGGAAGATCTCGTGGAAGATCCCGCCGAAGATCTCGTTCCCGTTCTGCCTCTCGTTCTCGTTCTGCTTCCCGTGGAAGAGCCAGATCTGCTTCCCGTGCCCGTGGAAAAGGTAGATCTGCTTCTCGTGGAAGACGTGCTAGACGTGCTGGTATGGGATGCTCCAAGAAGGGCGGATCATACGGCGCTCTTGTAAAAGAGGCTGTTGTCCCATTCGGTCTTTTTGCTTGGCAAAAAAGAAGTCAACGCAAAAAAGGAAGTAAGAAAACATTTAGAAAAAATAGAAAGTCAAGAAAATACAGACGTTAAATTTATTTTTCAAATATAATTAAATTATATTATATTTGAATGCGTATGATTATTTTTTGTTACATTAGTATATAATGACAGGAAGTGAATTAAGAGCTGAACAAAATATCGCCTCAGGATCATCATCTTGTGCTTACACAGATGGTGCTCAATATGGAGTGTGTCAAACCGAAGCTAGAGGATGGCCTATGCCACAATATATGTCTGGAGGTCGCAAACGATCTAAAAAAAGTAAAACAATGCGAAAACGTAGCAGATGTTCTAAAAAGTGTTCTAAGAAGTGTTCTAAGAAGTGTAGATGTAAATGCCACAAAGGAGGTATGTCTGCTTCTAGACGCAGAAAGGGTGGGTTCTTAACGCAAGCAATTGTTCCATTTGGATTATTCGCTGCTCAAAAACGCACTCAACGAAAACACGCACATGCCCATGGTCGTAAACACAAGTCTTACAAAAGACGAAGATAAATCAAAAATAATTAAATAAATAATTAAATAATTAAATAGATATAATATATATAATTAATTATGACATCATTATTAAAAAAAAAATCAAAATTATCACTTGAATTACCAAGTAATGATGATTATAGTTTGGATTCAGGGCAAACAACCAACGAAACATATACAACACTATCTCCATTAGAAATTGACAGTAGCTCTGACGAAGATAGTATTGTAGACTTAATAAATCCGAATTTAAAAGAGTTATTAAATCATACTGTTAATGTTGAAAATATAAATAGTTTTGGACAGCAAATTGAGAATAAAAAAATAAAACATACATTTGCTCGTTCACTTAAACAAACTGACCGGTTAAGAGGTAAAGGTCTCCCAGTTACTTTAAATTATTTTTTAAATTCTGATATAAATCCTCCTATGTTTACAAAAGTATTTTTATTCTCAGCTATGGATGAATCATATAAACAATCTATATTAAATAAAATTTTATCTGAAATTCATTATCATAATCAGTTTGAAGAAATGCGTAGAGTTTATGAAATGGATGAGATAAGTTATGGAGAATGTTTATTTAAAATGCCTATGTTAGGAAATTATGGTTTTGTAGAAGACAAATCAGAATTATTGGGTTTTGAACCAGATGAAGAAATGGAGGCATTTTATATTCAAATGTCAGTTGTACCTAACGACTATTATTCAGTCTCACAAATAACTTCAGATACTAAATGTAAAATAATTAGAGACAAACTACTTGACATAACTGACTGCTTAGAGAGAAATAATCTATTCCATAATGATATTTCTCGATTTAATGTATTCGTTAATGACAATAATGATATATTCTTAATTGACTTTGGAGAAGCAAAAAATGAACCAGAAGCTGGTTCGTGGGAATGGAGTGATCAACTATGTAACTTTATAAAAAGAAAAAAAAGAAAAGATAGCCTAGGAGGAACAAAAAGAAGAAAAAAAGGAACAAAATGTATTGGTAAAAGAGACGGAAAAAAAGGATGTAGAACTTGTTGTAAAACAAAAAAAAAACATAAAAGATGTATTAAAAGATGTATGAGAGGTTATTAAATAATTACTTTATAATAATATCAACATTGTATAAGATAATCATAATATTTGTTATATTCTGAATTATCTATTAACTTATAATAAAAAATTGATAAAAGAAATAAACAGAAAACTATACTATACTATAATAATTAATGCCAATTATGGAAAAATCGTGTCGACTATTAGATTTTAATATTTATGACGAATCGAATGAAGATGCCTCTAGTGGAAGTGATAATGATAAATCAAAAAATTGTGATAAAAAACAATTTATTATACAAGTTTTTGGAATAAATGAGAAAGGAGAAACATTTTGTTTATTTATTAACGACTATATGCCATTCTTTTATATCAAGGTTGATGAAGATTGGGATTTTGGTAAAAGAGATGAGTTTCTAGGTCATATCAAAAATAAAGTAGGTTCGTATTTTGAAGACTCTGTCGGTGAATGTAAGTTAATTAAAAAAAAGAAGTTATATGGTTTTGATGGAGGAAAAGAACATAAATTTATTAAAATTAGTTTCAAAAATACAATTGTTATGAATAAAGTAAAAAATTTATTTTATGATTATAATAAGAAAAGTGGAAGGAGATTAAATCCAGACGGTTATTATTATAAAGATAGTTACCTACAATTATATGAGGCCAATATACCGCCTTTGTTAAGATATTTCCATATTAAAGAAATCAGTCCATCAGGATGGATTTGTATACCTCTTAAAAAAGCGAAAAGAGCTATTAGTAAAAAAACATCGTGTAAATTTGAATTTACGATAAGTAATAAGGATATTCTTCCATTAAATAAAAAGGAAACCAGAGTTCCATATAAAATTTGTAGCTTTGATATTGAGGCAAGTAGTAGTCATGGAGACTTTCCTGTTCCAATTAAATCATATAAAAAACTGGCTAACAATATTATGGAATTTTACGATCACAGTGAGGACGAAGTATCTAAAACACAAATTATTAAAATTATCAAGACTGCGTTTGGTTTTGATGATATGATTAATGTTGAAAAAGTATACCCTAAAACCCAACCTACTATAAAGAAATTAAACGCTTTATTAGAGATATTATTCTCTAAAAATATTGAGAATCTTTGTAAGAAATCTTCTCAAGAATCGTCTATTGAAAGAATGTTTGAAAGAGCTATGTATGATGATGAGGAAAATGAAACAAGTAATAAAAAATCTAAGATTGATATGAAGACAACTATTATTGACTTAATTAATAGTGCTGGTGTTAAGCGTGAAGAAAAAGTAGATAAACTTACAGACGCATTTGCTGGTTCAGGATTTCCAACACTAGAAGGTGATAAAGTAACATTTATCGGTTCAACATTTCTCAATTATGGTGAACAAAAACCTTATCTAAATAACTGTTTAGCACTCGATACTTGTTCTGATGTTCCAGAAATTGATAATTCTGAAATTAAATGTTTCAAGACTGAACAAGAGTTGCTAATGGCTTGGAGGGATTTAATTTTAAAAGAAGATCCTGATATTATTATTGGATATAACATATTTGGTTTTGATTATCAATTTATTCATATCAGAGCGCGAGAAAATCAATGTGAAGAAGAATTCTTGAAACTATCCAGAAACTTAAATGAAGTATGTGGTAAAAAAAATGAAGATAGAGGTCAAATAGATATCGAAGAAAGTAAAATTGTTATTGCTAGTGGAGAACACGAATTAAAATTTATCAAAATGACCGGCAGATTACAAGTTGATTTATATAATTATTTTAGACGAGACTTTAATTTGACATCGTATAAATTAGATTATGTTTCAGGTTACTTTATTGGTGATGGTGTCAAACAAATTGAACATAATAATGACATTACAAAAATCCACAGTAAAAATCTTATGGGATTGGAAAATGGTAGTTATATTAATTTTGAAGAAACAAGTCATTCTACAGAAGTTTATAAAGACGGACAAAAGTTCAAAATTATGAATATGAATAAACACGAAGGAACATTCGAGATTAAGGGGATTGAAAATCCTGATATGACAAAGAATGTTAGATGGGGCTTAGCTAAGGATGATGTTACACCACAAGACATATTTAGAATGACTAATGAAGGTCCAAATGAACGAGCAATAATTGCGAAATATTGTATTCAGGATTGTAACTTGGTTCATCATTTGATGAATAAAATTGATGTAATGACTGGTTATATTGAAATGGCTAAAATTTGTAGTGTTCCTATTAATTTCTTGGTAATGAGAGGTCAAGGTATTAAGTTAACCAGTTATATTGCCAAGAAATGTAGGGAAAAGAAGACACTTATGCCAGTAATGGAAAAACCGTTATTTGATGATGGTTATGAAGGAGCTATTGTTCTACCTCCTAAATGTGATTTGTATCTTGATAATCCAGTAGCATGTGTTGATTATAGTTCTCTGTATCCATCGTCAATGATTAGTGAAAATCTATCACATGATAGTAAGGTTTGGACTAAAGAATACAATTTAGAGGGGGAGCAAATAAATGAAACTGGTGAAAAGGATGATGATGGAAACTTTAAATATGATAATTTATCTACTTATGAGTATGTCAATGTTAAATATGACACATTTAAATGGGTTAATAATAGTCGAGGAAAATCCGAAAAAATTCATAGCGGAACAAAGGTTTGTAGATTTGCTCAATTCCCTGAAGGTAAAGCTATTATGCCTTCAATCTTGGAAGAATTACTAGCATCTAGAAAAGCAACAAGAAAGTTGATTCCGCAACAAAATGATGAATTTATGAAAAATATTTTAGATAAACGACAACTTAGTTATAAATTAACAGCCAATTCTTTATATGGACAATGTGGTGCTAAAACAAGCACATTTTATGAAAAAGATGTTGCCGCTTCTACCACAGCAACTGGAAGAAAACTATTAACTTATGGTAAAAGAGTGATAGAAGAAACATATGGAGATTTAATAGTAGATACTAAATATGGTAAGGTTCATTCTAATGCGGAGTATGTATATGGGGATACAGATTCAGTATTCTTCACATTTAATTTGAAAACATTGGAAGGTGAAGATATTAGAGGACATAAAGCATTAGACATAACAATTCAATTAGCTCAAGAAGCTGGTGAAATGGCTAGTAAGTTCTTAAAGAAACCACATGATTTAGAATATGAAAAAACATTTATGCCATTCTGTCTATTATCGAAAAAAAGATATGTTGGAATGAAGTATGAATTAGATCCAAATAAATGTAAAAGAAATGAAATGGGTATTGTCTTGAAAAGAAGAGATAATGCTCCAATTGTAAAGGATGTATATGGTGGTGTTATTGATATTTTGATGAAAGAGCAAAATATTCAAAAAGCAATGGATTTTCTACAATCATGTTTACAAAATATAATTGAAGAAAAATATCCTATGGATAAGCTAATTATTACCAAGTCATTGCGTTCAAACTATAAAAATCCACAACAGATTGCGCATAAAGTATTGGCTGATAGAATAGGTAAAAGAGATCCTGGTAATAAACCAAGTAGTGGTGATAGAATTCCATTTGTCTATATTGAAACTAAGAATAAAAACGCACTACAAGGTGAAAAAATTGAACATCCTGAATATATTATTGAAAATAAAATTAGACCAAACTATGCGTTTTACATAACAAATCAAATTATGAAACCAGTTCAACAAGTATTTGCATTAGTATTAGAAAAGATGGATTCTTTTAAAAGAAAGAAAAAAAATTTTGAAATGAAAATAGCTACACTTAGAAATACATATGATGACCCAGATAAACTTGAAGACAAGATTAATGACCTCAAAAATAAAGAAGTGAAAATATTATTATTCGATAAATATCTCCGAGAAACTGACAATAGAAAAAATAATATGAAAAATATTACTTCATTCTTTATGTAAATCAAACTCCCAATCATCCATTAATCCTCCTGATATTATAGATGGAACATACGATGGTGGATTTATATCTCTTTTAATTAACTCCAATTTTTCATTTTGAGAAACACTATTAGATTCTAATAATAATAATAATTTTTTTTTATTAAATATTTCCTTTATTTTATATAATCTCTCTACTGAATCATCTGGATGATTAAACTCTACCTCATTATAACCACCCTTATAATCTAAATCATCTTCTAATAGTTTGGGAAATTGTGTAGAAAATATTGACGACTTTATTACATTACTTTTATGTAGTGAATTATTTAAAATATATAATCCTAAAGTCACTAGTATCTTACTCATTAATATATATAAAATATAATAATTTTTATATATATTGTTTATGATTTAAATGTTAATAAATTACTAACGGTCCATGTTCCTATACCAATCCACATAGTATAAAGGATATTTCCTGCTTCGTATATTACCCATCTGAAAGCAGTACAATGTGGAGCCATTGTCATAAATGGAGAAATAAATATACCATACCATGTGTTAGGAACACAATAATAAACATATAATTGTGAACAAATATAATGTAAAAATATCCATCCTGAATAAAATAATATTAATGGTTTTATCGAAGTTAAGAAATTATATATAACTACTTTATCAATCATATAATATTATTAACAATAACTTTAAATACATTTAAATTATTGTTGGCGATTTGGAGGTTGATTGAAATTTCTTAACATTTCACCTATACTGGACGCAGAGGCAGATGATATTGTGAATCCACCTGCTGGTGTTTCAAAAGAATATTCTAAATTTAATCCTCTATTATCTAAGTCATTAAGAGACAAATCTGAAACAGATGATAATTGATTATTTAATGTCCGTGACAACTGAGAACTTATTACATTTATTAATTCATTCATTGCTGGAGATTCTGAAGTAGTAGCAGAACTTTGTTCTTCACTAGATTCATCTTGAACATCATCGTCTTCTTGAACATCAATATCGTCATCATCTTGAACATCGTCATCTTCTTGAACATCATTATCGTCATCATCTTGAACATCGTCTTGTTGATTATTAGATATATCATTTATAGGTGTATAATTTCTAATATCATATCTACAAACAGGACATAATACACTACGTGTAAACCAACTATTTATGGCTTGTTGTAAAAAACAATGACCACAACCTCTTAATCTAATTATTATATCAGATTCTATAAATTCTCTCTGTGTAATAGGACACATATTATCATTAGAAGAGTTTGCTATTGATAATGGAATTGTTTCAGATACTCTTTCTATTTGACTTGCTGAAGGTCTTACAACTACAGGTGTTAAATTATTAAAATCTTCGTTTGTAAATGTGTTTGGAAAAAATGCTCTTAATAAATCATTAGAATTAGCATCTAATTCTGTTAATCTTGTTGGTGTATGTGACCTGGTTGTTTGTGTAGTCCTATTAGAAGGTCTAGTGTATGATCTATAGCTATTGTTCAAAGGTCTATTGTTCAAAGGTCTATTGTTTGAAGGTCTATTGTTTGAAGGTCTATTGTTAATACTATTGTTATAATTTGACATCTCTCTAATTAGAGATTCTGGTAAGGGATTTCTGGGATTTATATGTTCATTATTATTAAAATTACGAGACCTGTTAGTATTATAATTTCTAGAATAATGTATTTGATATTCTAATATCTCTCTTAGACCAGACTCTAATGTTCGGATGTTATTATTCAATTGAACATATGACTGGACACTTGATTCTAACATATTATCATACATAGTTAACATTCTGTTAATAGTAGTTCTATTAAAATTCTCTTCGTTATTTTCCATTATACAATTATCATATATATATTTAAATAATAATAATAATTAGTTTAAACATTATCCAGTATATAAAAGTAATATGTCAGGAGAAGGATTATCAGGATTAGCTAATTTAGGTAATACATGTTTTATAAATTCATGTATGCAAGTATTAAGTCACACATATGAATTAAATGATTTTTTAGATAAAGATGATGGAGGTTACAAAAATAAACTCTCTGCTTACCATAACAAAAAATATTTATTAGATTCTAAATTATTAGTTGAATGGGATAATTTAAGAAAGTTAATGTGGCAGAAGAATCAATTAATTTCGCCAGGTGGATTTGTAAAAGCCATTCAATATGTAGCAAAACATAAAGACAAGGATATTTTTACGGGATACGCTCAAAATGATTTACCTGAGTTTTTGCTATTTATTTTAGAAACATTTCATAATGGTATGAGAAGAGAGGTGGATATGGTCATAAAAGGAAATGTTAAAAGTAAAAAGGATGAAATGGCAAAACAGTGTTATGAAATGATGAAAATGATGTATAGTAACGAATATTCTGAAATATTGGATATTTTCTACGGTATTCATGTATCTAAAATTGAAAAAGATGGAAATGTTTTAAGTATGAAACCAGAACCCTATTTTATTATTGATTTACCTATTCCTTATTTTAAAAATAATGGTAGTGAAATGCGAACCAGTAATATCTATAATTGTTTTGAACAGTATTGTCAAGGTGAAACATTAGAAGGTGAAAATGGATGGTTAAATGAAAAAACAAATGAAAAAGAAGATGTTGATAAAAAAATAGTATTTTGGAGTCTTCCAAAAATCCTAGTATTAGATTTAAAACGATTTACACCAACTGGAAAAAAAATTCAATCACCTATTAACATTGAAGATGAATTAGACTTAAGTCAATTTGTTGAAGGTTATGAGAAAGATAGTTACAAATATGAACTATATGGTATTTGTAACCATAGCGGAGGGACATTAGGAGGACATTACACAGCGACAGTTAAAAATAAAAATAATGAATGGTATTTATTTAATGATACAAATATTTCAAAAATTAATAATTTTAGTGGGGACAATAATACTTCTGGTTATTGTCTTTTCTATAGAAAAAAATTAAATAAATAATTAATATATATAAATAATGATATTATCTTATGATTCAGTATTAGGTGTTCCCATAGTTGAAAGTTCTGGAGAAAATACAAGTAATAGCAATAGCAATAATATGGGTATTAATTTAGGTGTTCCAGCGCTCTTATTATTAGCTGTAATTATAATATTATTTGTAACCCTATTTTCTACTTTAGGAAAAAAAGAAGGTTCGTCTGAATCTATTAGTAATACTTCTGGAAAAATTTTAACAGTTTTACTTGGTGGTGTGGTTATAGCTGTTATATTGTTAAATGGTTTACAATACTTTTTTAATATTAATTTAACTGCCCAGTTAAATAATTTATTTACCACAACTCCATCAATCGATCTTACTGTTGCTCAACCTGCTGCTCCAAATCAAGACATTGCTCCTGTTCCAGAAATTAAAATTAAGGAACAAGTATATCATATTCCAGGTAATAAATTTACTTATGATAATGCTGGTGCCTTATGTAAAGCATATGGTGGAAGATTGGCTACATATAGTGAAGTAGAAAACTCTTATAAAAATGGTGCTGAATGGTGTAGTTATGGTTGGTCTGATAGACAATTAGCACTATTCCCTACACAAAAAGATACATGGAATTACTTACAAACGGTTGAAGGTCATGAAAATGATTGTGGTAGAGCTGGTATTAATGGTGGTTATATTGCTAACCCTAATGTTCGTTTTGGTGCTAATTGTTATGGATACAAACCTAAGATTACACAAGAAGAAAAGGATTTAATGAATACACAACCTTTATACCCTAGAACATTGAAGGATATTAAAGAAGAAAAATTAGTAGATTATTGGAGACAAAAAATACCTGATATTTTAGTGGCACCATTTAATAAAAATGTATGGAGTCTTATCTAATATCTAAATAATATCCAAGACCTTTATCATCTTTTTTAAAGACATATCCCTTTTTCGAACCAATAAATATGTCACTAGAAATAAATTGTTCTTGTTCTTGTTCTTTTTCAGATTCAAGTTCTAGTTCTTTATTTTTCATTGTTTCTTTAGTTGGATTTTGTGTCTTCTGAATATAAAAATATACACAAAACAAAAGAGCAATTCCTATGGATATTTGTAATATCATATACTTCTGTGTATTATTAAAATTATACAAATAATATTTAATTCAAATTTATTCAATATTATTTTTTAACCTTTCGCGATTTTCTCTTTTGTTTTTCTTTCTTGGATTTACTTTTTCTAGCATATAATTTCTTATTATCTGGTTCGACCATATTTAATAATTTGTCATATAATTCTTCACTTAATTCTTCGTCATTATATTCATAATGAATTGATTTATTTTTCTGAACCTTCTTTTGAGTATAAAATAAACCAGCAGGAACCACTAAATTTTTAAAAGTATTCATTATATTTATATTACCACCTGTTTGGATATCCTTATTATTCATAGTTTCATTTAATAAATTAGATTCTATTTTAAATCCTCCTCCTCTTAAACATCCATTTTTATCAGTTGTAAACACAAAATCCTTATTAATATCTAAATCTGAATCCATATACATATTGTTAACATAAATTAATTATTATAAAAGCGCTTAATATCGGAATTATATTTTATTTCTCTCTTATCTTTTATATAATCCATTATTTGACCCACCTTTTCTTCATTATTAAATAGTTCCATTAAACATTTATCTAAGAAACCTAATGTTAATGGTGCTGTTTGTTTATTTGTAGCAAATTTTAATCTTCCATCACTAATTTTAATCGTAGATGATGAGAGATTATTATCATCCACAAAAGACATTATATTATCAGATAACTCATTTCTCTCGCCTTTTATATCTTTGGCTCTGTCGTTTAAAACTTTTAATTGACTATCCAAAGTAACCCATTTCTTTATATCTTCTTGAAATCCCTCCATAATTAATATATCTAAATATCTTTAAACGTATTAATTTAAATTAATGTTTTTTTGAAAATTTTCTTTTACTTCTTTTTTTTCTTCTAGACTTTTTTCCACCGGCTATTGAGTCTTCCCGTAACTTCCCATCAATTATATCATGTGTCTCATCCATCAATTTTTTTGTTTCACGCTGTGCTTCTCTAAGATCTTCTATAGATACTGGTTTACTATACCCATATGCTTCCAATATTGCTCTATATGGATCTTTGTTAACTTGACTGCTCTGTATTTCTCGTAATTTTATCATAAAATTTTTATTTTCAACATCCGATCTATCTTTCTCAATGCTAAATCTAGTGTAATCACTGCTAGGTGTTTTCAACATAATATCTATAGCTCTCATACTTTTTATATAATCGTAACTTTCTTTAGCCAATTTTAGGTCATTTTTTAATCTTACATCACCTGATTTTAAATTATTATATTTTGGATTGAATTTTCTTGAACTCGGAACATGTCTGTTTCCAAAACCCGGACTATCTCTACAATTACTATAATGTTCAATACTTTGCTTTCCTGGACACTCTATCCAATCAGCACGATATTCCCAGGCTGGTGTTGTAACAAATCCTTTAGGTCTGAATACTTTATCAACACTTCTAATAGCAAAATCTTGGGTTTCCATATAAGTTATCGTATGACTAGTGTCAAAATAATTATTTAATTCCACTAAAAAAGGTTTTAACCATCTTTCATTTTCTACAAAATTAAAATCGTCTTTATCTCTCTTGTCAACAGTTGACTTTTTATTAGTTGATACTTTTGACATTGATGTTCCGGAACCTCTTCTATTTCTTCTAGTATTTTTTCTTTTTCTTCGTTTACTTTTAGACTTTCTTCTTTTACTTTTTTTAGAACCTCCTTTCATTTTATCTTTTATATATCCACCTTTTAGTAGAAATTCTATCATATTATCTTTATTTTTAGGACCATCATATTCCGCAACTTTTTTCCCATTTTTTAAAATTACTATACTTGGAACATAATCTACATCACTATATGTAGCTGTTTTTTCCAGTTTACTCATCCCTGTAGGATCTATCTGGGCTAGAATCAAATCAGTATTATATTTATCATCAATATCTTTACACATATCATCCCATTCAGATTCCATAGCTATACAAGCTGGACATCCCGGACTAAAATATTTCGCAAATACAGTATTTTGTTTATTTTGTTTATCGAATTCCAACGCATTAGTATCTTTGACATACACTATTTTCATATATATTTTTCCTATATTTTATTTTATCAAGAGAGAAATTATGAAAAATATTTATCATCATTTAATATATATATGTTAAAGTTAATCTCAATACTTATAGTTTTCATATTAGGATTATATTTTACTTGTAATTATACTTCCAAAGATATTATTGAAGGATTTGATGTTACTAAAAACAGTTGTCCTAATATTTTAATACAAAAAGGTAAAGAATTATATTTACATAATTCTCGATTGGCTAAAATACCTGGTGTTAATCCTATTAAATTTAATAATTTAGAAGAATATGTTGAGTTTTTAGATTGGCAAAGAAGTCAAAATATTAATTGTCCTGTATTATTTTTACAACATTCTTACGATACTCAAGGTAAACCTATTTATAAATTTAGACCTAGTCCTACTGACCCTCAAGGAGGATTACCACCCGTTTTAACTTATGGTTCTGACGCACAAGCTATCCCATTATCAACTCAAAGACCTCCTCAAACTAAATTAGTAGATGCTGGTAGGGATGATGCTCCTTATAATAACAATTCTTTTCCTGCTTATGACCCTATGAATTTATACGAAGGTCAATATACTCCTTTAGATAAAATGTTCCATGAACAAGAAACTACTGGACCTAAGAGCACTAATGCTATGGATGTAAATTGGGGTGGATTAGAATACTCTGAACAAGCTGTTCAAGATGGTCTTTATAAAGGAGATTATGTTTACAAAACAACTAGTTCTAATTAAATAATTAATAATTTATTAATTTTATTAATTATTCTTTGTTAATTACCATAAAGCTACATCTTTATTACCACCTAATACCACAGCATATGTATTCATAACAGTTGATGGGCTATAATATTCGTTTATATGAAGATTAAACCCAGAAAAACAAGCACTTATGTCTTGATCCCCAAGCGTCCCACCAGTTTGGACATATCTTGGATTTTTTACATCTAATTTTGGACAACCAAATAAAAATATTTGGTCTCCAAAGAAACTGCTGCCCCCTAAGTTATTTTCAACAAACCTTAAATACGGACTAATATAAGTATTTTTTGGTACAAATAAAGGATAATTATTCGTATACATTATATATTCTCCACTAGGAGTAGTTGTATATTTAGCTAGCTCTCCAGATTGTACTTGTCCGTCCGGACCATTTAATATAGTTCCTATTATAAAATCATTAATCTGTACGAAAAATCCAGTTCCTGGGCCAGTCTCTATATTAATAGCTGGACTAACTTTCACCGCAATACATAATGCTGACGGAGGTCTATCAGGAGCAGTTGGTTGATTTGTTGCTGGTGGTCTTTTTATTGCTGCAAAACAATTTATATTTGATAAACTAGCATCTGAATTTGATGTAGTTCCTGAATATATACTTCCTATAAAGAACTCGGCACCGGTTATTAATGTATCTGTTTTACATGTGTATCCCGGACTTGATATTCCATTTGGTGGTATAACTGCCATACCAGCAGCCGCACCGACGACGCCAAGCCATGTAAGAACATATGATGGATCGTAGTATGGAGGACTTATTCCATATGAATCATTAGCACCACCACCTACACTAGCAAATGTTTGGTAATCACTTGTTAGATTACGATTATCAGCAATTGGTCCTCCACTGAAATTAGGAGTATCACTATCATACCCTAATGTATAAGAATTATTATAACAATCATTAAATCTTATTACTTGAGATGATGTTGTTAAACACATAGGGGTTGATATATTAGTTCCACCTGTCCTTCTATTTCCAGGTTTTAAAGGATTATTTGAGTCCCATGAATCAGAAGAAGAGGCCTGTACTTGATAATTAATATTAGATGGTTTATATGCAGATAAATTTAATTTTGTATCATACGCAAAAATTCCATTAGAAGATGAATCAAAATTATCAAGACTATTAGATATATCTGATATGTTACTAGATGTTGGCATTTGTAACAAATTAGTTATATTAACAGTCGTACTATTACTTCCATCAATAGGTAATGAATTTGCTTGAATTGTAATATTTCCACAAATATCGTTAATACTTCCATCAATTAATGAGACATTATTAATTATCTTTTCTTCCATTTCAAGTCCTGTATTGGAAAATTCATATTTTAATCCATTAACATGTAAAGTTATTGGATTTCCGCTAATTTCACTATTAATTAATTCTATAATACCGTCACTAACTGTTAAATTTCCTCCACTAATATCAAGATTAGCTCCATTATATATCATATCCTTGTTACTACTATTACTTCCATTTGTTAATAGAGGAGAATACAGAAACTGATTGTATGATGATTCAAGTACAGGTCTTCGTGAATCTGGGTATTCATTTGGATCTACAAATCCTTCCACATCAACATAACATATTGGAGCATTAGCACTTCCATTATTCCAATTATTGTAAGATATGTCATTTAAATTCCATCCTTTATTTCCCTTATTTTCGTAACATTTAACATTTAAATACTGTTTATTGGTAGAGCTGCTATTTAAAGTTGAATATACTTGAACTAATGCACCTCCAGTTGGACAAACATTACCACCTGCTTGATTATCACAATCATATGCTATGCGTATTTGATTTACCTGTTGACTTGTATAATAATTATTAGATATAACATCTATATACGGATCCAGATTATAATATATTCCTGCTCTAAAAATTAATGATTGACCTTGTGTAACACCATCTACTGAAAAATAAGATGTGTCTATATAGAATATACCATCAGCGATTTGTTTTAAATTATAATTAAAATCTGGTCCAAGTTGAGCTATTGTATACCAACCCAAAGGTGGTTCAATTGTATACGAATTCATATTATAAGAATCAACATATCCAGTATTTCCAAATTTTACAGTATCATAATTCAACGCACCCATTGAATTATTTGGATAAGGAATATTTGGATTATTCCCTGATATATCAGGCATAAATGAAATATATTTATATTTTTCCAAATCTCCTTTTATAATACTAATTCTTGGAAATCCTACAACTTTTTCAGTGTTTAAGTTTTCATTTACATTCCAGAATCTATTAAGTGGAACATTTCCATTATAAGGTATATTTCTATTATTATTATATACTTGTAATTCTACAATATCTAAATTTCCATATACTTCACTATTTGTATCAACAAATAAACTACAATTTATGGTATTACTTGAAACCGTTACTAATCTACTTTTTAAAATTAAATCTTTAAATAGAGGCTGGTTACTATTACATTTACTTGATATTAAGTCAATATATAATGCTTGGTTTATACCACTTATATCTTGTGTAAAATTATTAGAACTACTAGAATTTAAACCACTGTTAAAAATTAATTCATGTGTAAATAATTCATTGTTAAGTCTTGTTTCAGCATATAATCTAAATGTTCCATCAACACAATGCGTTAAATCATCACCAGTACTTAAAAAAATATCAGCAAGAGGTTTAACTTTATTTGGGTCAATCAAACCTTCAGAATTCCAATTAATAGCACGAGTCTTATATAACAAATTATTGCCATTAGTTATTACATGACCAACCGCTGATACATCTTTCCCTACAAATGCATCATTGCCTATATATATATCTTTTACACCTGTTATTAAACCGCTACCTGACATAAAAATATTATCAACACCGCTTATATCACCAGTAATAAAATTAATATTTCCAGAGATATCTATATCTGTTCTTACATCTATATTTCCTGTAACTTTTCCATTAAATTCAACAGGTCCATTTAATTTAATTTGTCCATCTAAATTAATTTTATCTGCAGTAAAATTTGTTATAGATCTTCCTTCTTTTAAATCTACTGTATATGTATCTTGTAAATTACTATTTCCATTTCCAAATAAGTTGTTAGGAGCCCAATAATCAAATTGCGCGTTATCAGTACCATTAGCTCCATTATTTGTAAATTCAACTTCAATAGAGTTTATATTATACGGTCCTTGAAAAAAATTTGGATTTAAATCTAAATTAATCATTACTAATAGAGTTGACGCACTAGGTATTGAACCTAATTCAATTCCATCTAATAATCTATATTGATTAGTAGCTGGAGGCATTGGAAATAATTCTGTGTCTGTAGTATAACTAATAATATTGATTCCTTTACTTTTATAAGTTTCACCCCCACCAACAATTTTACAACTATAAAAAGCATTAAATTTTAAAACTATAGTGGTTGGGATTAGAGCAGAAAAGTTCGTTTTAATCGTAACTTTAAAGTCACCGTTTAATGAAATATGATCAGGAGGAAATCCTGGCCCCGTAGTCATTTCATTAAAAGTTAAAGCTAATTTATTACCAGTAAATGTATATGGAGTAGTTAAATTACCAGTTAGTTTATTCAATAAAATATTATCTAGTGAAGAAATTGTATTCTCAACAATAAGATTATTGGATACATCTAAATTATTTCCTACATATAAATTATTTGATACATCTAAATTATTAACGCTTAAATCATTAAAGGATATATCTCCTCCACCTCCGCCCCCACCAGTAATTCCTTTTGTTCCTGTATAAGCTATAAAAGATAAAAAAGGGGGGTTTGTATTATTAATTGGTGGACTTGTTCCGGTCCCTGCTTGTAATATTACTGGATCTTCGTAAAATTCAATTATACCTGTTTTATTGTCCATTAACCATAAAGTTCCAGGTTCATCTCTTCCTATGTTAATAAAAGGTGGTCCTCCACCTCCATATAATTGAAAATCATAAGCATTAACTACAGTCTCATCAAACTTAAAAGGGATAGTATCTTGTAATATATTTATTCCGTTACCATCTAAACACCACCATGCTTGACCATTACTATTAGGAACTTGTGTTAGCTGTAATTTTTTATAATATGTTAATTGTGGGTAGCCTATAACTCCCAAATTAAGTGATCCATCCGGTTCGGTAATATTTCCACATAAATCTAAATTTGCTATCGAATAATCATTTGGTAATGTCGATGGAACAGTTTGAGATAAAATTTGATTATTCAATATATTATCACGAAATAAATATGGTTGAATACCATAACCATCAGATTGTTGCGTATTAGCAACTACATTAAATTGCTTAAATAACAAATCTGTTTGTTGTTCTGGAGTAATAGAAGACATTATTATATACTATATTTATAATCTTTTTTTATAAATATAATTTAATTTATTTTAAACACTTAATTCAACAGATTTAATGGTTTGGCCACTTGGTATACCTATACGCAAATATATATCTGATGGATTAGATGAACTAGCCATATTGAGTTGATACTTACTCTGCGAAACATTCCATACACCCTGTCCATCTTTAGATTGAGCAGTTAATGATCCTGTAGGTTTTTTAACTTGCGCATCTAACCATCCACTTCTACCAGCATATGGAAAACCACTACTTGTTAAATATAATGTATTTTTTTCACATATATACATTAGATAATTATCACCTTGATTCAGTGTGCTGTTGCTAATGTTTTTAACAGTTATACTAATCTGTTTTGATGTTAAACCAGTATATTCTAATACTATCCATTTATATGTTCCTGATAAAGTAGTTGTAACCAATGCACCAGTCCAATATTGTCCAGCAGCTATATCATAGTCTATAATATCGCCAGAACTATCCAAACTACTATAATCTTTTAACACAGAACTTGGATCATAAAACTTACTAGGATAATCAATATATGGATTTTCAAGGCTACTACTACCACCACCTCTAAAGCATCCATCTGCCCACATAAGTTGATTATAAGATATATCGTCAATGTGTTGATAAGTATTAAAAAAACCACTACCTGTTCCAGTAGTATCAGTTGGCCATGTTCCTAGACTATTGGGATTAGGAACATTTGAAGGATCTATGGGGCCTCCCAAATAATTCATACTTGTAAAATCTGTAAATCCTGTAACTAAATTTATACCAGGATCACTATTACTATTGTATGTGTAATCCCACCATAGATTTTTACCAGTAGAATCAAAATTTAAGGGGACAGTACTAGGATCTGTAGTAGGTGATTGTAACACATTACTTTGAGGAGTAATTCGAATATTAAACTGTGTTCCTGTTTCAGTTTTTGCTCTACTATATTGTTCTGTAGTTGTCATAAAAGTTACTGGTATAATACCACCGTTCGGATTATTTAATTGAACTGATGATTGGATAGCAGTAGGTGGAGTACTCGGTGGCCAAGGAGTAGTAGTAACAGAACCTATAGATATAGGCGATGGATTATCATAACGAAGTAATTGAGTGCCAATATTTAACTCCTTTCTCCACCAAGGATCTAAATTACTTAATGAAGCATCATACTCAGTAGCAAAATTTATATTTGATGAATTTGAAGGCCTTAATTGACCAAAAAATTGATTATTTAAAGTTGCTGATAATAAACTTGCTGCGGTTTCTAAAACTATTGATTCTGTTGGTCGTTGTCCAATATAAAAATCATATGATTTAATACCAGATGCTGAATATGGTGTTCCTGCTCCATTATTATTATAAAACTGTTGAAGCTTAAAAGTATACGGACTATAAGATGGATTGTTACCACAAATATCAGGAAAACTCGATAGATTAATATCTTTTATTCTAATATTGCTTATATCAATTTCTGTCCAATATCCTTGTGTTTGAAAAGGATATGTAGTCTTTCCTGCCTCTTTTGATGATGCTGTCCAATCTATATGAGGATTTGAAGAAGGATTACCATTAGTTTGTAGTAGATAACCTTTGAACTGTGATGCGGATGATACATCATATGGTCTATTAGAAATGTCTACTTGTAGGTAACCTAAATCTATTCCTTCACTAGACAAACCTCGCAAGTTATCACCAACATTATTAGCTATATGAATAATAGATGGATTATTCAATGAAACATCAAATCCAGTATTGGAAGGTGTTATAAACCATACAGTAGGAATTTGTGTAGTAGAGTTTGGTGGATAAGCGGCGCGTCCTGAAGCATCAATCATTCCAGGACCACCAACTACTCCTAATGACCCATCCTGTAGAGGAAGTTTTGCCCCACTATTCACACAAGCTTCTGCTCTAGTTGGATAAGGTAGACTAATATCTGTACTTAGTCCTAGATTAAAGGATGGATCTAAATTAGGTTCATCATAATTATTTATTCCAAATGGCTTATGTATTGTATATTTATATTCTGGACAAGCTGATATATCAAATGATACTAATGATGGTATACCAATTACAGGTTCTGTATCGTATGAAAATGTCACTTGACCATTTTTTTGTAATCCTGATGATATATCGTAATTAAATGAGGTGTCGGTATATCTACGATTAGACATTTGTCTAGATGTTGGTAATATCTCTCCACATATTGTACATCCAAAAGCATATGCTAGTGACAAAGAAGCACTTATTGGAAATGGTGTGTTTAAAGAAGCATCAGCATAATTTGGAGGAACTGTAGAGAGACTAGCATCAAATTTTAATTCTGTTGAAGAACCTGAACCTTCATATCTCGCATTGCTTAAATCAATTTGATTGGGTGGATTTGGTGCTCCAAAAGCTCCTAATTCAATTGAGCCGCCAGACACATTTGGTATATATAAATAATTCCATGATACATCATTTCCATATACAGGAGCTGTAAATGGACCATTTGTTCCACTATTATCTAAATAAATTCTAAATTGGTATGTTTTTGAATTGTCCAATCCACCATATGTTAATTTTGTATATGGTGCGATAGTTGGGTCTGGACTGTTTCCACATAAATCAGTTGCTGCTCCACCATAAGTCAATTCAGCTTCTATTATAGTATTCGGGATTACTGTTTGATTAGAATTATTTACAGATAAGTCAATCCAACTAGAGTTTAATAATGGTGAACCGGATGGAACGCCAGGCGAAGTATATTCTAAATATTCAATATGTAAATGTCTAAAAAATGGTAATCGATCATTTTGAACCAATGATTCATTGCTTGCACCAATTTCATAGGATGTATAAGTTCCATATGGAACAGCTGATTGTTCATTAGATGGATTCGTCCAATTTAAACGGATATATGGTTGAGATGTATTTTGTGTAATTAAATTCCCAGAGCCGTCAGTGGGAGCCAGTGGTTTATTAAAGAAATAATATGATAAATCTGCTATACCTCCAGAGGATGTCCCTTTATTGGTTATGGTTACTGTATTACCAGCATTCAATGACACATCAAATCCAGAAGCATCAAAATAAATTCCAGAGACATCATGCGAAGATAATACATTATTATTGGACACATCTATTTTTCCTACATTTATTAATCCACTTCCTCCACCTCCGCCTCCTCCTGTTCCACTTCCAAATGTTCCAGTATATTTTATAAATGATATTCTGGGTCTATTTTGACTAATATCAGCTCCTCCAGTTATCCCATTAAGTTGATATGGAGAGCTAGTTAAAATTGAATTCGATTGATAAAATTGTAATATACCTGATGCGGGATCTATCGACCAATTCAGTCCATTTCCTGATGCTTGTGCTTCTGATACCCAATTTGTTCCATTATAATATTCTACAATTGGTGTATATGTATTTGGATTTACATCATTGTATAAATAAGGAATCATATTTTTTAATATATTATTATTAGTGCTGGTAGTAGATCCAGGGTCAATAAACCACCATGCTTGATTAGTGCCATTAGTAGGTGCTAAATATAATTTATTATAATATGTTAATGGTAAATCAACTCCAAATACACCGGCTGATAAATCTCTTGTTACTATGGTTTGATTATTTACATTATTACTAAAATCTCCTTCTGGTATTGACCCAAAAGCAACTCCGTTATATATTTCTAATAATGTAAAACTTAAATCGGTAGGCACCTTTTCTGAAAAAATATTTTCTTGAAAAACATTTGTTAATGATTTTTTGGGTTCTCCTGTATAACTTAAAGCTCCAGTATCACTTGTTAGAACTTGAGTTTGAGCTACTCCTTGGAACTTTTTAAATAGTAAGGTTGTTTCATTATCATTATCTAAATAATTTGACATAATATAAATTATCAATATATAAATTTATATTATTATTTGTATTAACCATAACTTATTGTGACTTTTCCAATTGTTTTTTCATTTTGGATTCCTATAGCTAAATATTGGTATATTGGTTGACTTTGAGCAATTCTTCTAATATGATAAGTTGATTGACCTGCATCATAATTCCCGTTTCTATCTCCTTTAGTGGTAGCAGCTTGTCCTTCTTGAAAAGTATTAAATGCATTAGACAGATTTTTATTAGCACAATCTAACCAAGGTGAAAAATATTGAGTTGATCCAGATGCCCACTGATATACTGCAGTTCCCAATGTTGATTGTTGTTCTTCTTGATAAAATAAACAATAATCGGTTCCTAATGTCATTGAATTGTTGTTTACATCTTCAATGTCGCATTTTATAAAATAACTTGATTTCGGCGCTGATGTTTCACTATTACTTAATCGAATGATTATAAATTTTAAATTAGTATATGATTGAGTAACGGGCGCAGCATTATTGCTGTAAAATACAGTTGGACTATAATTTATATTCTGGGTAATTCCCGAACTATCATATATTTGATAGTTTACATTTGATGGTCCTTGGCCTGAATAAATATTATAATCTATATAAGGTTGAACACCTGATAAATCAACATTAGAACTTAAACCAGCCCCATAAAAGCCATTTTTGGCCCACATTGCCGTATTATAATTAATACTATTTGTATGATCATATCCAGTAAGAGTTGATTGACCTGAAGAAATATCAAACACATTAACTAATTCCATCAATGTTGGGGTCGTTGATGTTATATCTGTTATTGGTGGTAAAAATGTTGAAGGGAAATTTGTGCTAGGAGCACTTATATTCCATGTAAAATCCCACCACCAATTTTTACCGTCTATTCCTGATAAATCAGTTGTATTAGATATATTAGCTGTATGCGGTAATGATATTGCTTTAATTATATTATTTTTAAGTGTAAAAAATATACCAAATTGAGGAGCTCCTGATACATCCCTTGAAAAATTAACATTTGAACTAGTATAATCATCTGCATAATTCATTTCCATTACTTCACTTAATGCTACACTGGCTGGCGCTCCTGTTTCTACAGTCGGATCTGCCCAAGATTTTTCCATATTTTCGATTGGCACTGATGAGAAGTCACTTGTGGGGTTATAAATTAACGATAAATCATATAAACTTCCTGCTTGTTGTCCATCAGAAGGAGCCCATGTTTGGTCTAAGTCGTTTATAGTAGCATCTACTTTAAATACTAATTCTCCACCAGTAGTTCCTGTTCCACTAGCAGTTGGTAATTTTAATCCCCAAAAATTATTAGAAGGGTATGATGGATTAAATATGGTAATAGTATAATTAGCAACTGATGTATCATTTAATGGTGTTTTTCCTATATTAAATAAAGCAGCAGTAGTTGTTCCTACTTGGTCAGATCCACCATCTTTTTTTAATATTTGTGTAACACTAGCCTTATATGAAGTATATGATGGAGTATTATTACAAATATCAGGGAAACTTCCTAAACTAATGTCAATTATTTTAATCGAAGATAAATCTACACCTAAATAGTAACCTTCTTTAAGCTGACCACTTCCTTGTGGAATTGTGGTAGAATGAGAGAAACTAATATTACTATTTGAAACACTTGTATTTGAACCTTGTGTCCAAACTCCACTTATTAATGATGATGAAAGACTTTCTCCTGATATTCCTGAAGTCCCATTAGAAATATCTACTTTGAATTGTGTTAAAGATATACCAGTTGCGTCACTTCCTAGATAACTACCAGAATTAACCCATGTATTCGGCGGAGATACAACATTCAGAGCATCTCCAAAATTTGCTTTCAATTTGTAGAAATTAGAAGAATCATAACTAATAGATGATAAATCAGACAAGAATTCTACAGGTGTTATTTGAATTGATACATCACCTCTTTTACGAGGGGACGCTGTTATTGAGCCACCTGTAGGGCTTCCAAGAGCAAAAGTAGTCAAAGATGTTATAGCAGTTGTATAATCTGTTCCAGTAACAGCTTCAGATCTTGTAGGAATGGGTATATAAGCTACTGCTGACGCATTAGTAACATTTGAAATATCTCGATTGGAAAAATCTGGACTACTATTTACAGCATAATATCTTTTAGTTGGTGTATTTATTGTATTTATTATATATTCCGGATATGCTGCCAAAGAATCTATATTTTTAGACCAGGCTTGTGTTTGTAAAGTTGATGTCAGATTTCCAACTGAAATATCTGTTACTGGAACATCAGTTGTATTACCACCTACTTGAATAGCTCCTGTTCTTTTAACCCCACTTATATCTACTCCATATCCTACAAAAAAATTTGGTGTTCCATATGGTAAATTTAAACTAGCATCCATTCCTGATGGTACTCCTAGAGGAGTAGGAGGAGGAGCAGCACCTAGTCCACCCACAGTTAATGTACTATATGTTATATTAGTAAATGATAAGGATAATGGAGGATTAGCAGGACCTGGATTACCAAAAGATTGACCCCCAAATGTTAAATAATTCCAACTAATATCTTCTGAATTATTAACATACGCAATTTTGTAAGAATATGTTCCTCCAATTGCGCCTGTAGTTAAATCTAACTGTATTGTATCATTACTTGGTGCTCCTAACAAAGTTGCAGTCGGACTTCCTGTTCCGGTATTTACAATCGTTAGTTTATTAACAGTTGTCAACCTTTGAGTATTAGCAGTGATTTGCGAATATTTAAACGCGCCATTAGCAACAGTAATATTTGCAGAATTTCCCATTACTGGGTATGAGGCAGTAGTACTATACTTAATCCAAATATCATTTATATAGGGTAAAAAACTATATGTGTTATTCATAGTTGCCAATCCACCATCTATAAAATTAAACGCAGACCTTGTTTGTGTAGGAGGTGTCCAAGATAAATTTACTTGACTAGAAGTGGATGAATGTTGAGGATTAGTAGATATCAATGGGTTATCAAATAATAGATATGATAAATCTGAATAGGTAACTTCACCAGAACCACCAGATACATCTATATCTATTTTTATTGTTGACGTTCCACTTAAATCTAAGGTAAAACTTGAAGCATCAAATAATAATGTAGTTATAGTAGGATATATAGTAGCTGATGTATCAGTATAAGTGCCAATATTTATACTTCCTCCTCCACTAGATAAATCATTATAAACATAATAACTTAAGTCAAAAAATTCAGTTTGTATATTTGAAATATCAATATAAACATTTGTGCTCAAGTCATAAACTACAGCGCTTAAGTCAGAAACATCAGTTTGTATATTGCTAATATCAATATAAACATTTGTGCTCAAGTCATAAACTACAGCGCTTAAGTCAGAAACATCAGTTTGTATATTGCTAATATCAATATAAACATTTGTGCTCAAGTCATAAACTACAGCGCTTAAGTCA